GCTGGTCGCCGACGAGTGGAACCGGGTTGGCGGTTCGTTCACCGCGCCGGCCACCTGTAACAAGATCGTCTTCTACGTGCAGGTCCTCGGCATGGGGTCGGGCGAGCTGTTCGACGTCGATGCCGCGTACATGAGGAGGGTCACGTGACCGTCACCCAAACGCCCCGCACCGGGCAGACGAAGTGGAGTAGCGGATCCGACCCGCTGCGCCGGCTCCAGCTCAACGGCGACGCCGACGCCGCCGAAGCCAAGTTCGCGCTCGACGACGGCCTGACCTACACCGCGTTGCCTGGGCCGGCGGACATCCTGCGTGGCCGGTACGCGATGCGCTCGTCCGGCAGTGGCGCGTACACCACGCTCTACCGGGCCACCACCGACAACGGCGCCTGGCTCCCCGCGATGGGCAACACCGTCCCCGCGCCGCTGACCTTCCGCCCGCACGCCGCCGGGGACCAAGCCGAAAGCGACCTCGCGGCCACCTTCACCCACCCGAACCTCACCACGCCGCCCGGCAAGATCAGCTATGACGGGCATGCGCAGTTCAGCCGGTTCACCGCCTACGACGCCGACGACTCCTCGGCCGGCACCGCGTACGTCGGGCTTGCGCCGACCACCGCGCCGGACGTGGCCACTCTCGGGCGCATGCACCTGCGGTCGCGAGTCTCCGGCGAGAAACTGCTGGTGCTCCAGTCCCATGACCCGGCCGCCGGCAACATGCTCACCGCGCGAGAGTTCGGCGGCTCGGACGTCGTCACCATCGACGCATCGGGCTACCTGCGCGCCCGGTCCCTGGTCGGCCTCGGCGGCGGGGCGATCAATGCCGGCGCGGCTGTCGTCGTCGCCCCGACGTCGGCCAGCGCTGACGGCGTAAACATCGGACTGCTGGTTCACGGCCAGTCCGGCGCCCCGGCGAAGGCCATCCTCGCCGTGCGTCGGGACCTCGGGGACACCGTGCCGGTCGTGCAGGTCGACCGCGACGCGATCACCCTGGGGCGGCTGCCCTGGGGAAGCGGCTCGACCGGCGGTGTCATCACTCAGAGTGGTCGGCAGGTAAACGTACGGGCACTGGGCTACGACGTCGACACGACGCTGTGGAAGCTCACCCGTGCCAGCACCAGCACCCCCGACAACCCGGCCACCGACGACATCGTCTCGGTGTTCACCCGTACCGCGGGCTCGATCCGCGTTCCGTTGACCGTCTCGCAGGCGCTGAACACCGGCGCGGCCGCACTGGTGGTGCAGCGCTACACCGACTTCAACGGCCGGTTCATGGAGTTCCAGCGCGTCACCGGCGGCACCGAGATCGTTGCCGCACTCGAGGCGGACGGCCGGCTGTCCTCGGGCGCGCGGTGGCGAGGCGACGGCACGATCCGCGACGTCCGTCAGCAGGTCAACCACGTGACCTCGCTCGACAACATCCTGACCCTCAACCCCGGCGATACCTACACCTACACCTGGCCGGCCATGCAGTTGCGATCGGTGACCGCAACCGATCTGAAGATCACCGGCCGGGTGGAAGCCCAGGCCGAGACGGGCGCCTTCAGCGACAAGGAAGACGGCCAGCAGTGGCTGTTGAGCTTCTTCATCTCGGTCAACGGCGGCCCGTTCAACGGCATCACCTCGGCGTTGATGGGCGGGCCGGCCCACCACGCCGGGACCCGGCGTCCCATCGTGGTCCAGGAGGGATTTTGCTGGCAGCAGAACATCCCCGCGGGCGCCACGATCCAGATGCGCACTCAGGTAACCGTGCTGGGTGGCGCTGTGCCCCAGGTGACGCATCGTCGGCAGTGGATGTTCGTCGACGAGTGCATCATCCAGGACTACCTGTCAATCCCCTAGGAGACCACGATGTACGCCTTGCTCAACGGCGCCGACATGCTGAGCTTGCGACATGCGAGGCTGCTCGAGCTCGAGCGCACCCACTACAAAACGTCGCTCCAGCTGGCCGAGATGGATGCGCTCGAGGTGCCCGCTGACGCCCCCGGGCGGCGGCAGCTCGAGCACGACCTGGCCACGGTCGAACTGACCATCGAGTGGCATCGCGAGTGCCTCGGGTTCGAACCCATCTCCGCCCCGCGTGTCGAGGCGCGGGGCGATGCGTCGACCCGCGACGATGAGGCCGACCGCAAGTTACCCGTGGGAGAGGAGGCACCAGCGTGACGGAACAGAGCAGGGATCCCCAGCACGATGCATTCGCCAAGGCGGACGAATCGGACTGGGCGAGGCAAGCCGAATTGCTCGAAAGCGCCGTGGTGCACGAGCCTGGCGACCCGGACGCAGCGCCGATCCGGACGCCGGAGGAGTGGGACGACGACGAATGGGACAGCGAACGTCAACCGCCCAAGACGGTGCGCGAGGCCACCGGCGCGCTCGCGCAGCGGGTCGCCACGCCCGAAGCGCCCGACACGACGACGCTCGACTACGAGTTCGTCAAGCTCACGCCCGAGCAGCGAGGTGACGCATGAGCCTCTTCGTGCCATGGTTGGCCGACGCCGCCCGATCGACCGGCTACCGCGTCGTCGAGGTCGGCGGGTGGCGCACCCGCGGGCACGGCGCAATGCGACTGGTCGAGGGCGTGGTGGGCCATCACACCGCGACCCCGGACAACGCAGCCGGCGACTATCCCTCGCTGGGGATCGTCACCAACGGACGCAGTGACCTCGCCGGACCACTGTGCAACCTCGGTCTCGGCCGGAACGGCACGATCTACGTCGTGGCCGCCGGGTGCGCCTGGCACGCCGGAGCGTCGGCGTGGGCCGGGTTCAGCGACCTCAACGACGAGTTCCTGGGGATCGAGGCCGAGAGCGGCGGCACCGGCAAGTGGTCGGCCGCGCAGCTGGACTGCTACCCGAAGCTCGTCGGCGCGCTGCTGAAGTACATGCACCGAGGTGTCGACCGCTACGCCGGTCACAAGGACGTCGCACTTCCGCACGGCCGTAAGCCGGATCCGGTCGGGATCGACACCGGGTGGATGCGCACTCAGGCAAGCAAGTTCATGTCCGGTGGCGGTGGTAGCACCCCGTCCAATGTGGAGGAAATCGTGAAGGCCTTCGAATCGAACTTCCTGCCGTACTCCCCCGACAAGAAAGATCTCGTGGTCTTTCCGGTGGAAGTCGGCTCCAGCTCCACCATCGTCGAGGCCCTGTGGCTGAACCTGGCCTGCGCGGGTGACAGCAAGGGCCACATGGACTACGAGGTGTGGATCGGCGACGACAACGGAAATCAGATGAAGCCCGGCGGCGGCTCGCACGACGCCATCGGTACCGTGAACAACAACGGCCGCGCCACTTTCGTCATCCCCTCCGGTGCTCGCACCGTCGCCCTGAAGCACCAGGAATCCGGCGACATCCGCGGCGGCTACTCCATCGCCTACCGGTCCCAGGCGTAGCCGATGCAGAGGGCGCGCGCTGTCACGCCGATCGTGGTCCGCAGGGGAACCACCCAGCAATTCGGGTGGCCGATCCTGCGGGCCGGCCAACGCGTGGCGTTGGACGGCTGGACTGTGCGCGCCCTGGTGCGCGCGAGTATCGACGCCACCGAGGTGCTGCACGAGTTCAGCACCGCCGAGGGCAACGCGCGCACCGAGAACGGCTACGTGCTCATAGAATCCAATGTGGACTCCGAGACATGGCCGTGGGAGACCGGCGTCTACGACGTGCACGCCACCGACCCGGACGGCAACGTGCTCCACGTCGCCGAGGGGCCGATCAAGCTGCGAAAGTCGGTGACTCGGTGACCCTGGACAACCTCGCGGTCGGCCCGCCGGTCGAACTGACTTTCGTCAGCGTCGGTGACCCGGTCGAACTCGGCCCCGGTGTGCCCGGCCCGCCAGGACCGCCCGGCCCGGCGGGTGGGTACGCCGTTGGCACCGCCTCGGCCACTCTTTCCGGTCACCGCGTGGTGACGGCGAGCCCGGATGGCACATGGCGGTACGCAAGCAACGACAACCTCGCCGATCTCATGGCTCCACTGTGGATTACCACTGGTGCTATCGGGGCCGGCGAACAAGGTGAAGCCGTGATCGTTGGCCCGATCATCGAACCGAGTTGGAGCTGGACCCCAGGGCCTGTTTATCTCGGGGTCGACGGCCTGCTTACGCAAATTCCGCCGCTGGCTCCGGCCGCTATTTTCCTGGCACAGGTGGGGTTTGCTACCTCGGCCACCGTGCTTTTCGTTGACCGCAACCCATCGATCAAGCTGAGCTAGGAGAACGCGGCCATGGCCGGAGACAAGTACCTGTACAACAACGGTGGCACGGTAACCGAGAAGGCGTCGATCCAGACCTCGGCCGGCGCAGGCGATGCGGGCAAGATTCCGGCGCTGGACACCAGCGGGCGTATCGACAACTCCATGATGCCCACCGGTATCGGTGCCGACACCGCGAGTATCACCACCTCTGAAGCTTTGGCGGCCGGAGACCTGGTGAACATCTGGAACTCGACCGGCGCCAAGGCGCGCAAGGCCGACGCCAGCGTGGCAGGCAAGGAAGCGCACGGCTTCGTGCTGGCTGCTGCGAGTAGCGGGGCGGCCGCCACGGTCTACTTTGAGGGCACCGACACGCAGGTGACCGGCCTGACTCCCGGCGTGCAATTCCTTTCGGCGACCACTCCGGGCACGGCGACCGGCACCGCGCCGTCCGGGACCGGTCAAGTCGTGCAGCGTGTCGGCTTCGCCACGGCGGCCACCGCGCTGAACTTCCAGAGCCAGCCGCCGATCGTTCTGGCCTGATGACCGCACGTCGGCCACTGGTAGTAGTCAGCGGGGGCGAACAGGAGCTGCCTTCGGGCGACACCTTGCCGCCCTCGCTGCTGCTGCCTGCCCCGGTGGCGCTCACCGACGCAGCCACGATCGCCACGGACGCGAGCCTGGGCAGCCACTTCCGCGTCACCCTGGGCGGCAACCGGACGCTGGGCAACCCGACCAACTTGGCCGACGGCCAGAAGTTGCTATGGGAGCTGATTCAGGACGCCACTGGATCGCGGACGATCACACTCGGCTCGAACTTCGCCCTGGGCACCGACCTGCCGGCCATCACCCTGACGACCACGGCCAGTAAGCGCGACTTCCTCGGCGGGATCTACAACGCGACCGCCGGCAAGATCTTCGTGACGTCGCTGATGCGCGGGTTCTGATGGCGCTCGAGGGGGCCTACAGCTTCGATGCCGCCGGCGCGGCAACCGCGGTCGACTACTCCGGCCGCGGTCGTGACCTCACGCTGGGTGCGAACGGGGTGCAGGTGGCCGGCGGGCAGACCGGCCCCGGGTTCGGGAAGACGGGCGCCACCATGTCCGTGTTCTCGGCTGCGTTGCTGGCCGCCACCCAGAGCGATGACAGATGCGTCATGTTCTGGGGTAAGGGTGCCCTGAGTACTTGGTGGGTGCGCTGGGAAAAGGACGCGATCAACTCCGGAACGTGGGGAGTCCTGAACGTCTCCGGATCCATGGCGGCGCAGGCCCGTCGCGCTTCCGACGACTCTCTGTTGACCCGGCCCACCGGGACGGCGCCAAGCGCGACGCCGCATCACTACTGCGCTACCTACGTACGTTCGACGGGCGTGTGTCGCCTACTGGTCGACGGCGTCCAAACAGGAACGCAGAGCTTCGCCGCGGGCACGCAGCTGACGACCAACGCGGACCGAATCAACATGGGCGAGTGGAGCACCACCGGCGCGGCGATCGACAACCTGCGGTTCTTCAGCCACGTGCCCAGCGACGCTGAGATCGCGTGGTACCGCGACACGCCGGTTCTCTCCTCGGTCGGAGCCTCCTTCGCCCTGCTGTAAAGATCGTCAGCATGACACTGGAGAAGAACGAAAGCCGAATGAACGTCATGCTGGTCGCGCACGAGGGGCGGCTGTACGCCGATTCCGAGGGCAACTACTGGCTCGAGTCCGACGAGGGCGGGGTGCCGCACGCGGCCAGCGCCGAGTTCGCCGCCGCCACGGAAGAGTTGCTCACGGACGGTGACCTGGAGAAGGGCGAGGAGGAGGCCGGCACGTCGCCGGTCGAGACCACCGCCGCCGGCGAAGAGCTGTTCGCTTCGTGGGGTACTCAGCAGTAGCCGACAAGTCGACATTCCCGGCGTGGCGCTCCCACGTCGGGCGTGTCGCGGCCCGATGATGTGCGGAGATCACGTTCCGTCTACGAAGGGTTCGCGATGTTCGACACCGCACAGCTGATCGCGATGGCGCTCGGCGTCCTGATTCCACTGATCAACGGCTTCATCACCCGGTACGCCGCCGTCGGCGCCCGGGTGTTCCTCCAGATCTTCATGTCCGCGGTCGCCGGCTTCCTCACCGAGTGGATCGGCGCACTGAACGCCCACCTGCCGTTCAACACCACGCAGGCACTCGCCGGCTGGATCGCCACCCTCGTGACCGCCCTGGCCGTCGAGGCGAAGGTGTGGGCGCCGCTGGGCGTGTCGGACGCGCTCAAGCGCGCTGGAGTCGGATCCGCAAGCGCGCCGGCGGCCGACGTGCGTCGGGCCGCATGACGGGGTGCAGCCCATCGCGCACAAGCACTGGCGGGCCCTGAGTCAGGGCCTTACCGCGCTTCACATGGCGGTCGCTATCGTGCATGTGTTCCCCCGTTTGGTCTATGGGAGCAAGCCCACAACCGGAACCGTGGTCGTCTACATCGGCACCCTCGGTCCGGTGTGGGTGATCCTTTTCGGCGCGACCGGCCTCGCCCTGGCTGTGAGCCTGCACCGGCGACGCGGTCGACATTTGGCCCACTTGGCGGCGGCCGCCCTGTGGGTGCTGTACACCTCGGCGCTCGGGATCGGGGCATGGGCCACCGGCGGACCCATCCTCTTCCCGATCGTGGCGGCCTCGGTCGTGTACGTGCACACCAAGCTCGCGGCGGGTTACGAGTACGAAGCGAGCAAGGAGGCGCGGAGGTGAACGTCCAATCGGTCGGCACCGTCATCTCGAGCTTGATCGCCGTGCTGTTCTTTTTGATCACGCTGGCCGGTTGGCGTTCGCGCCGGGCGAGCCGCGAGGCCAAGGAACTTCGGCAGGTCAAGGAGATCAACATTGCGGTGATGGACTGGGCCTACCAGACCCGCACGTTGGCAGCGGCGCAAGGCTGGAAGCTCCCCCCGCTTCCGAAGGAAATGACGATCGAGTACATCGCCGGCAAGGCGGAGGGCGAGGATAATGCCGAACTGATCCAGCTGCTCGAATACCTCAAGGGCATCGCTGTTAAGGGTGACAAATGACAACCAATGCGCACGGAGCGCAACCAGAGGCGACGGACCACACGCCGGAGCCACGCAGCCACGCGGGCCGGTTCTTCCGGCGCATCCCGCCCACGATGTACTTCGGAGCCTGCGGGGTGATCCTGGTCGCCCTGATCCCGCTGTCCATCTGGTTCACCGCGCAGGCCACCCGTCAGGAGACCCGCGCCGACACCGCCGACAGGAAGTCCGCCGCCGTCGCCTCGGCCGCCGCACCCGTGGTCAGCACAGTCGAGGCGTTATGCCGGGCGAACGCCACCGAGGCCGAACGGACGCTGGCCGCCGACCTGGCTGCGCGCGGCCAGTGCGAAAGCGCGGCCAAGGCGAAGCAGGTGATCACGGAGGTGCCGGAGCCACCTGCGCAGGTCAGCGTCACTACCGTGCAGGTGCAGCAGATGATCAACGATCGTCTCGCAGGCCTGCCCAAGCCGCTGACCGTCGAGCAGGTGGCGGCCACGGCCGCGGACATCTACGCGAAGAACCGGCCGGCCGACGGCAAGGACGCCACACCCGAGATGGTCGCGGCCGCCGTTTCGGCGTTCTGCGCGAACGGCGCGTGCGTGGGCAAAGACGGCAAGGACGCCCCGCCAGTGCCCGACGAGCAGGTCCTGAAGCAGGTCGCCGCCTACTGCAACTCGCGTGAGGACAAGTGCGTCGGCGGGCGCGGTCCGCAGGGCCCGCAAGGTGTGAGCTTCCAACGCCAGTACTTCGCCCGAGACGGCTCCGGGGTGTGCTTCTCGTTCGTCGAGAGCTACGACCCGGCCACCAACGGCACCAGCACGGCCTCGAGCCGAGCCGGCGATGCCGCGTGCGCCGAGCCGGCGCCGGCGACCTCGGCCAGCGCCACGCCGGGCGGGCTCCTGCCCACCGGTTGACCTCGTGGGATGCTGACTGTCGTGACCGACAGCCCGCCGGAAGGCTTCGAGAAAAAGGACGTGTATTCGACGATGGCCGGAGAGACACCGCAGTTCGAGACCAAGGACGCCAGCGCGCCCGTCACCGCCCCCGGCTACGTTCCGGCAGCGGTCCCCAACACCGACTTCAGCAACGGCACCCACCCCGACCAGCAGGCCGCGCAGGGCGACGAGAAGGAAGCCGCCGCGGCCCCGGAGGACGGCGGCGGCTCGACGTCCGCGCGCAAGACCAGCTCGCGCAGCGGCGGCGGCTCGAAGAGCTAGCCGGCCCCATCGCCGAACAGCGGCCGCATCCCCCGCGCGGGGGATGCGGCCGCGTTCGTTTCGGCGTGCTCCAGGTCGTGCACAGCGTCGAGCAACGCAAGACGTGCGGCGCCCTCCTCCGTGTTCGTCTCGATCACGTCGGACTGCTCGGAAGCGAATGAGCCCCACCGGCGGGCGGCCTCGACGATGGCCGAGGCGAGCCGGTGCGGCGGCGGGCCGGCCGGCCGGTCGTCCGGCACGTCGCCCTCGTTGACGATCAGGGTGAATCTGGGGCCGGCGATCACTGTCCACCCCCGTGACGTGCGCAGACACACCCCGGATGGGAGAGGTCGGGCACGAACACGGGGTCATGAAGGTGGTCAAGCAGCTGCTTGATGTGCTCGTTGTTGGTGAACCAGCCGACCAGCGCACCGGCGGCGGCCCAACGACGAAGTCGGCCCAGCTGCGGGCCGGTCGGTCGCTTGCCGGGTTGCTTGGCCTCGAGCTTGACGGCACGACCGTCCACACAGGCGTCGAGGTCGGGTTCGCCGACGTTGCCGAACTGTCCACCGTGGACCTTGTGCGCGTAGCCGCGCTTCAGCGAGCAGAGGTAGAGCTCGCCTTCTTTCACGATCTCGGCCTCGGGCTTCCGGCGCGGGGCGCCGGCGCGCGCCGGCGTGGCAGCGCGACGGCTGAATGGAGCGTCTTCCACGAGTGCAGACGTGGCGTGATGGACCACGGTCGTCATTCCGGCGGCACCTCCAAGTCGGGCGGCAGGAGATCACCGCGTTCGACGTACTGCGGGTTCGCAGTCTGAAGCAACCGTAACTCTCGGTACGAACGGGTCATAGCGACGTAGAACAACCTGATCAATTCGTCACGTCCCGCAGCGCTCTCAGCAGCGGCGCGAGCGGCCGCGCCGGAGATGTCGGGGGCGACATACACGGTGCCCGACTGACCACCCTTCGTACTATGAATGGTGCCGACGGTGAGCCGAGGCGTCTGCTGGATCGCGGCCGGGCCGTGCGCCCGGGCGACCTCGATCGGGTACAACGCGGCCTTCTGCTTGGCCGCGAGCAGGCACTGCGCGAGCCAGTCAGGATCCGGGGCAGTGGCCCAGTCGAACGCGTCCCCGTCGACGAAGAGTCGACGCACTTCGTCCTCGGGTACCTCGGTGTGCGGATCGAGCAGCTTGATCAGCTTTTTGGCTCCGGGGCGCATGCCGGCCGGGCCGAGTTTCACCAGCTCGGACCAGTACTGGATATCCTCGCCGGTCCACATGCGACCGCCGTGGTCCATAAGGGACTCGTCCATGATCAGGTATCGGAACACGCGCTCGGCGGTCGCGACCCCTGCCGTCACCCCGCCGAGTGGATTCCAGCGCGCCTCGTTCGGGCGGTACGGGTTGTGGAACGGCACCCCACGCTGACGGAGGCCGGTAAGCAGCGGCTCGAGCATGTAGTTGCACGAGGCGACCACCATCACCGTCTCGTTCGGATCCGAGTCCAGATCGGACTCGATACGGTCGATCAGGGCTGCGCTGTTCAGGGTCTCCGGCACCTTGTAGGCCGCGCCCATGACCATCTTCCCCGCGGCGTCGACGCGCGGACGGTACTCCTTTTCGCGGCGGTGCGAGCCCAGCCGAATGATCCACCGCTGCGCGACACGGCGCACAGCCTCGGGAACGCGGTAGGACTGACCGAGGATCTCGTCTCGGACCTCGCCGTTCGGGCCCGCGGTCAAATCGAGGATCGGTGCCGGGTTGCCGCCACGCCAGGCGTTGATCGCCTGGTCGTCGTCGAGGCCGAAGAACAGGTGATCGGTCTGCTGACCCCACGCGGTCACCAGCGCCGATTCGAGCGGGGTCTGGTCCTGCGCCTCGTCGGCGATGAAGAACCGCGGGTTGCCCGGCGCGGGCTCGCCGTCGCGTGCGGCCTCCAGCGCATCCTCGACCATGTCGGTGTAATCCACCGCCCCTACGTGCGTCTTCCACTGCTCCCACCGGCGGGCGAACTGCCGGACGTTCTCCGGCCATTCGTCTTGCGGGGTCAGGGTGGCACGCAGCTTGTCGAGCGAAGAGATCAGCTCGTCGCCGGTGACGGCGTTGCGCGGATTCCCGTTGGCTCCGCTGTCCCCGCTAGCGCGCCGGTTGTCCGGGGTGATCGTCCACTCGGGGTGGTCTTCGTTCCAGGAGACGATCGTCTTCGCATCCAGGGCGACGGCGCCGTGCCCGATGGCCCGGAAGGCGTGGCTGTGCAGCGTCCGCACGGCGTGCTTGGGCGGCCGGATGCCGTCGTTGGTGAACCGGCCGGCGATCTCCTCGGCCGCGGTGGTCGAGAAAGAGGCGACCGAGAGGCAGTCAGGCCCATAAGTCATGATCAAGTTGCGCACCAACTCGGCGAGCTTGGTGGTCTTGCCGGTTCCGGGCGGTCCGAAGATCCGGGTGGCGTTGCCGTTGAACTCGGTCACGCCGCCACCGGCCAGTCCGGCACAACCAGCTTGTTGAAGTCCTCGTGCCATGTGTGGCTCGTGTCATGGCAGAACACCGTGCCGTTGCACTGCTGGCAGCCGTCGTTGTATCGCTTGAGCGCGGCGAGCAGGCTCGGGTTCGCCGGGCGGGACAGCCGGAAGGACACCGTCTCGCAGCCCTCGCCGTTCCAGGATTCCTGCACGGTCACTTCGGTCTCGATGGCGCGCTGGATCGCCGACACCTCGGCCCGGTGGATCGGGTAGGCGAGTCGGTCTTCGTTGCCGATTCGAATGCGCGCGTGCTTGTGCTCCTCGGCGAGGCACATCGTGACCACGGGCAGGCCGTTGATGACCGAGGGGATGAACCCGTAGTGCCGGTGGTTGACCACGCAGGAGGTCGGACCGAGGTGGAACACGATGGCGTCGTCGGGCTGTACGGTCTCGTAGAGCCACGCGAGGCCCCGGTGGATGGTCGCGGTGTCGGCCACGCCGAACGGCCGGTACGGCATTGCGGTAGTGGTCACTTTGTCGGCTCCAATCGCTTCAGCAGGTCAGCGCGCGTCGATACGACGTCGTCGATGGGGTAGGTCAGTTCGGCCGGCGGGCCGCCGTAGGCCGGGCAGTACGCCCGGAAGACGCACGACCCGCAGTGCTCGCCGAGGGTGGGAGCGAATATTTTCGACGGGTCGACGTCATTTTTTTGCGCAGCCTCGATCGCGTCGGCCATCTCGAGGCCGGCGTACTCGAGGTCCTCGAGCCCCTGATTCAAGACGGCCTCATCCAGCGGCATCGGGTCTTCGGTGCGGTGCGTGATCGAGTAGAACCCGATGCTGACGCGCTTCGCCCAGGGGAACAACAGCGGGCCGGCGATCGAGTAGGTGACGCCCTGCGGCCCGTCCGCCTCGGGCGTCTTGGACCACTTCCAGTCGCGGATGTGCAGCGAGTCAGGCCCGGTCCGGAACGCGAGGTCGAGCACACCTTCCACGCGACCGCCGGCGGTGTCGAACTGGAACGGGCGTTCGACGGCGATGATGGACAGCGGTGCCGGCACCGGGAGGGTAGCCAGGAGCTCGATCAGCGCGCCGGCGGCCCAGATCCGGTCCGGGTGGTTGGCGTGCGGGCCGAGCGCGTCGTAGAAGGCCTCGAGGGCCTCGGGCTCGTAGTCGCTCATCCGGCGCCCGTGCGTCCTCGCCGCGCTGACTTGGTTCGCGGCGAGGCTGTACGCCATCGCAAGCCCGGCGTGCGCGGCCGTGCCGCGTGTGAGGTGCCAAGGCTCGACGTTCGGCGGCACGGCGCGGGCGACGTAGCGGAACCACCAGGCGAGCCGGCAGGTGCGCCACTGGTAGACCTTCGAGGGCGAGAGGTTCACGCCGTTTCCAGCGGTAACGTCATCTGGTCGGGGTCGACCACGACCGTGGCCGGCCGGCCGCCGCGCCGGTCGAGCTCCTCGGCCAGCTCGGTGTAAGCCCGCTGCCATCGGTCGTAGTCAGCGCGATCAAAACCCGACGGCATGTTGTCGCGGCGGTCCCGCGTGTCACTCGCGATCGAGAGACACACGGCGCGCTTGATGTGGCGGAAGTCCATTTCTCACCGGTCCATGATGCGGTCGTAGTAGGCGTCCGAGCCGTCGTCTTCGACGTCGTCGTAGCCGCCCTGGAAGTAACAGTCCAGGTGCAGCAGGCCGCTCTCGTCGCGGACCCGCTCGGTCTCCTCGAGCTCGATCGTGTGCCCGCAGTACAGGCAGATGAGTTCGATCACGAGGTCGAGGATCGCGGTGGTGGCCCGAGCGACCAGGGCAGCGACGGTGGTGATCAGCATGAAGCTAGACTAGCCGAGCTGTACCGGCGAGTCAAGACCACGGCGACGCGGGCGAAAGGTACCGCAACGCTCGAGCCTGAACGATCGCCGTCGCGGCATCGGCGGCCGCGCGGTGCGGCCGCACGCGCTCGAGGTCAAGCAGGCCCTCGCGCGTCGGCACCGCGCCGGTGATGGCCCAGCAAACCTTGGGCACCTCGGTCATGATCGCCGCCAAGCTGGTGCCCATCACCAGGCTGGCCACCGAGACATCGAAGCACCGGTAGTGCAGCCGGCCGCCGGCGTCCTTGGGCGCGAGGCTTGGCATGTGCAACGCGGTCAAGCCCTGATCGAAGTGGCTCACCCCGGCGCCCGCCAGATAGATCTCGCCGGGGCCGGTGTTGGTCACCCCGAGGTCGTTGTTGATCAGGTCCTCGACCGAGCCGGCTTCGACATGCACGCGGGTCGGCCACTCGGCGGTGAGACCTGACTGCTCGTGCATGTCGCGCACCACCTGTTCCAAGAACGCACTGGTTTCCCAGTCCTCGTCCCCCGGCACGGGGGCGTGGCACTCGGCCGAAGTCGGCGGCCGCCAGTCGATCATCAGCGTACGCAACGGGGAGAGCTGCTCGAGCTTCATGTCCGTGATGGTCCAGGCCACTTCGAGCGCGGTGTGACGGTGCCGGTACAAAAGCCCGTTGGTTTCTGCGTCGAGCCAGAGCAAACGATCGGCCATTGTGGACGGTCCTTTCAGGAGTGCGAGCGGATGATCTCGCGGATGTCGTCGATGCTGACGGGCGCGCCGGCCCACAGGTCGCGGTGCACGCTGATCTCGCGGCTCGCCGGGTTGGTGGCGATGCCGTCGGCCTGGGGCTGGCCGTGCACGATCCACAGACGTTCGGACTTCGTGGGGATCGGCGGGCGCCACCGCGCGGTCTCCACTGTGCCGCTGTAGGGCAGCGACCACAGCGCGATCGGGGCGAATCCGAAACCGAGGGGTACCTGCACCGGGATCCGGTGCTTACGGAATCCGCGCCCGGTGATGATCCGTTCGACCTGTGGAACGGCGTGATCGAGCATCTCCGCTCGAAGCTCGAAGTCTTCGCCAGCGCCGGCGAAGTAGTCGTCGCCCGGGCCGGCGATCACCGACAGCCGGCCGAGCATCTCGACGGCGGCGGTCTCGTCGTGGTGGCTCTTCACCGTGCCGGTCGCCCGCAGGTTGCCCAGGTGCCACACGAGGTCGTCCGGCTCGACGCGGGCGTTGTACGGCTCGAGCACGGCGGCCGCGTCGACGCTCTCGCCCTCGAGGTTGTGTCCCGCAGTGAACCAGGTCTCGCGGTCCTGCCACTTAGCCCGCAGTGTCATCGTCGCCCTCATTGGTCGTCCCCAGCACGGCGCCCGGGCGGACGACGCGGATGTTGAACCCCGGGATCCTTGCCTTGATCGGCTGGTTCTGCGCCTCGGGCGGGAGCCGGTACATCCGGAGCTCGCGGCCGCCGAGGTCCACCGTGGACGTCGTCGGCAGCTTGTGCCCGGCACGCTCCAGCCGAGCGAACTCCCCCGGCGAACCGATGAAACCGATGTGACCGTCCGGGACGGTGAAATGGGTGCCGTTGCTCTCGTCGCTCAGTGGCACAGGTCGCCGCCTTCCCACAGTGTTCCCAGCATGTTGAGCCGATCCTGCCCCCAGCAGGGGGTCGGGAACGCGGCCATCGCGCGCCGTGCTTCGCGGCGGTCGGCGCGGCGATTGCTGTTCAGCAGGTGCCACAGCTCGTTGAGCGCTTTTGCATCGAACGGCTCGGGACGCACATGGCGGTGGTCGAGGTTCGGCAGACAGTAGACCTCGACCAGCGGGTAGGAGTAAGCGCCCACCACGACGTCGCATCCGGCGTGCGCGAGGATCTCGAGAGTGTCGGTGCGATCGCGGGTCGCGAGCTTCTTGCCGGCCTGGATCATCGCGACGAATTGGTGCAGGTCCTGATACACCGAGTCCGCCGGGAATGCCAGCGCCGGCGTGTGGTTGAGGCAGATGCCGCGGTAGGTGCTGCTCATCGCTGGTGCGCCTTCCGGGCCGCCTTCTCCATCTTGCGGTTCAGCTTGACCATCGCCTTGATCAGCGGCCGCGACTCGATCCACTGCTTGGGGGTCATCGAGTCGAGCTCGTCCTGCATCTGGTCGAACGCCGCCATGACACCGTCGGACGGGTCGTCGGGGCAGCTGCGGAGGGTGGCCAGCTCCTCGCGGAACTTCAGGCCGGCCGCGTGGCGCTTGAGCATCGCGATCGTGTTCTGCCGCCACGAGGGATCCATGTCGACGATCTTGATGGGGTCCTTGTCCTTCGGGATCCACCAGGTTTCCTGCTCGAGCAGGCGCAGCCAGCCGACACCGCGCGGCGGCGGGCCCTGCTCCGGCTTCCACAACAGGACGGCCAGCCGGCGCTCGGACCGCTCTTCGCGCTCGGCCTTCTCCTCCGGCGTCTCGTCGCGCTGGATGACGAACTCGTATTCGATCTTGCGCGGGTCGGTGTCCTCGACCAGCGGGTGCGGATGGCTGTACAGGCTGCGCCGGATCTCGCCGCGCCCGACGAACTCGAGCAGCGCCTGCCGAACACCGGCCGGCCCGAGCCCGAACACGTCGTCGCCGACGGAGTCCATGAAGAGGTCGACGAACTCGGTCGCCGCCTTCGAGGGGGTAGGGTCCATGCGTCGAGACTAGCCGAGATCAGTAGGCTAGTCAAACGACTGGGGCTTGCTCTTCGCCTTCACCTTCGGCGGCGGCGGAGGTGGCTCCACGAGGGTCGAGGGCGGCTCGACGGGCCACGGCCGCCCGTCGTCGTTCGGCGCCGCGCACGAGCCACACAGGCGCTCGGAATCGACGATCCAGCGGCCCGGCCACAGCCATTCCGAGCAGCCGCGGCAACGCTCCCAGCCCCACACCTCGGCGTTGCCGCCGCCGACCTTGCCCAGCGGCCGGAACAGCGGCGGACCGAACGGGGGTGCGTAGACGCCCCAGTCGGCCACGATCGCCGTGTCCGGACCCACGAGAGCGCCGCCGAGCAGGATCACGCCATCATCGCGATCCTGCTCGGCGAGCGAGCGCTGGTGCCCCATGATTTTTTCGCCACGGTCCCGGCTCTGGCACGGCACATGCTTGCGGCCCACCGTCGATTCGGTGACCACCGTCCACGGAACATCCGGACCGAGACCGGGTCGCCACCACGGGTTCGCCTGCACCGCGGCCGGGATCCTCGGCGCGGTCGCCGAGACGATCGGCTTCGGCGCATCGGAGGTGCTCGAGCGGCGAGCGTAAGCGCTACGCCCCTTCCTGACGGACCGCTGTGGCGCCGGGCGAGCGCCGATCTCGGCCTCATCGAGGGTGGCCAGCATCGCGTCCCAGTGCTCAAACAAGCGTGGGACACACGGCTCGTGCACGGGGTGGAAGCAGTCCTCCCACGGCCAGTAGAGCCCGGTCGAGTGACCACACATCACGCAGCCGGAAAGGACGCCGTGTCGCAGCGAGACCACCACAGACTGCCGCGACACGGCGAGCTCGGAACCCCGCACCGGCGGGGGCGGCGGGATGAGTTTCATGCTCCCTCATCTCGGACGGCTCGGAGACGGTCGGAACGCGACAACTGGACGTCACGAACGGCGTCCACGATGAAGCCCCACTCCTCCGCCGTGAACTCCGGTTCGTCGATTTCGTACCAGGTGCCCCGCACCTGCTTGCCAGTGGCGCTCTTCATCCGGATGCGGTCCGGCTTGACGTACAGGTACCGCATCGAAGACTGCGCGGCCTTGCCCGACGGGCCACCCGGGCGGGTGGCCACGTAGCCGAGAAACGGCTTGAGCGAGAACCAGATCGACGGCGTGCCGGTCGTTCCCCAGTTCTGGTGATCACGGAGGAACGGTTTGTGCATGTCGACCGCTTCGACTTCCAGCGGCGTCGGAGGGTGATCGAGCAGGTAGTCCAGCAGCCACCCGTGCATCGAGGTAGCCATGTCCGAGCCGGTCGAGTCGCGCAGCCAGTACGGGACGAGCCGGTCGATCAGCGCGGCCCATCGCTCCTTGTCGCCAACCGGAGCGGCCGGGATCAGGCAGTCGACCGTCAGGGCCGTGCGGAACCCCCGCGGGGTCGAGAAGTCACCGCGCTTGTGCCACTCGGAAAACAGCGGCCGGCCGACGCGGTACTGCTCGGGCCGGTTGGCGTCCGGCCAGTCGTAGTCCACCGGGATTTTCAGCCCGATGCGACCACGCGCCGCATCGCCCTGGTCGGCCCGCTCGAGCCGCCACACTTCGAAGCCCTCGGCGCGAAACGCCTCGGGCAGCAGCAAGTCAGAGAGCGCCTCCATGTGCGCCCGCAGACCATCGGACCGGGTGCCCCAAACCTCTTCGTCCGCCGTCGGATCAGGCACCGGCGGCAGGACCTTGGGGACCTCGGTCGCCGGCGGTTGCCGATCCTCATCGGCGGCCTGATGTTCGTTCTCCACCTGGAACGTCGCGGCGAGCAGCCGCTGCTCCGGAGACATGACATCGTCGGCGTGGTCCAGGATCGCGTCGACGTAGTCGGGCATCGCGTCAGGCTCAAGCCCCGGGCCGGGACCCGGGTCGTCGTCCTCCGGCGGTTCGGGGGGCAGGAAGTCGACCGGGTTCGGCTCGGGCTCGACGTGCACGGTGGCGCCGAGCTTGCCCTTGGCGGCCGAGGCGAAAGACGCCTCGCGGTCCAGCTCGAACTCGGCGAGCTTGGTCTTGCGCTTGCTCTGTTGCGCGACGAATCCGATGGTGCGGATGATGTAGTCGACTCGTTGCCGAGGGTCGACCTTGTCTACTTTCTGTCCACACCGCAGCCGGCGGCACATCAGCGCCTCGACCTGGTGATCCACGCTGAACCCGTAGTCAGCCAGGATCCGCACCAGCGCCGCGTCGTAGCTGGACTGGTCGTTTGCCAGGTCCGCGCGGTTGCCCGCCCACAGCAAGGCCAGCGGGCCAGCCGAGCCGTCGATCTCCAGCACGACCGAGAGCCACTCGGGCGTGTAGTCGCGCGAGCGGTAGTCCGCGGAGTTGACCCGGGCCCAGACCCGGTTCAGGTCAAGGTCGCCGAACTCGGCCGTCTTCACTCCGACCGTGCCAGCCGCGTAGCTGTCGAGCACCTCGGGGTCAGCGAATCGCTCGATCAGGTCGTCGAGCTCGTAGCGTCGGGCGTTGTCAAGCTCGACGATCTCGGCGCGCCGCGGGTCGTCGGGAACCTTCAGGTTGAGCGTTCCCGGCACGCGCAGCACGCGCGCGAGGTCGAACACCGAGTCGAGCTTCCACTGCCCGAGCCGCTCCGCGTGGTAGCGCAGCGTCGAGTTCCAGTCTTGCGAGATGCGGGCGAGCTTCTCCTGCTCGGCCTCGACATCCTCGTCCGGCTCGATGATGAATGGCTCGTGGAACAGCCACCACGCCTGAATGCCGTGGCCCGTACGGATGATGGCCGTAGGGACCAGGCCCGGCGCGTTGGCCAGTGCCACTGCCGCTTCGTAATCGGGGGGGTAGGGCTTGCTCGTGTGCGGTCCACCCGCGAAGTCGATGTCCGCCCACAACCCGGGGAGTGCAACGACCTCGTGTGCCTTGGCCCGCTTGAACCTTTCTTTCGCGGACCGGGTCATCCCCGGTCCAATGTAGATTCCTGTGGGCCCGCCCGGCGTGCCCTGAGCTTCGGCAAGATCGGTGATGGCGGAAACAATGGCGCCGAGGTCATCACCTCGGCGCCACCGTGTCTCTTTGCCGGGCAGCGACCAGGCAGCGGCTACGTACAGATCCGCCAGGTTTTCGTCGCCGGTGCCGTCCGGGCCTCCGAACAGTGCCGAGCAGAACCGCCGGATCTGCTCGGCGTCGATCATGCGGGTGCGGCCTCCCGCTCTTCGGCGTCGCCGACGGAGAAGCCGCCACCGACGGCCGGGCCGTCGTGCTCGAACACCGGCGGCGCCTCGTCGATCAGCTCCTTGATGTAGGAGCGGTAGGCGACGATCGCTTCCTGCTCGTTCTCGCCGAGCGGCACGGCTTCCTCGTCGGCGGCCACGACGATCTTGTTGAACACCTGGCCAGTCGCGTTGGTGGCCTTCTCCAGCGTGAACTCCAGCGGCACCAGCCACCAGCCCTGCTGCGCCATCGCCATCGAGACCAGGAAGTCCTTCAGGCCGCCGATCGAGGACGTGGGGGCCGAGATCACGATCGGCAGCAGCAGGCCCTTCAGCACGACGAACAGCCGGCGAGACTCCTTGCAGGCCGGCTGCTTGCCGCCCTTGAGGTCGGTGCCCTTCTGCGCCATCGGGCAGTTCGCGCACAGGCCCGTCGGGTTCTGCTCCGAGCCTTCGGCGAACATGCCGCCCGGGTCGGCCTTGCGGTTGTCCCGCGCCGAGCAGACCGGCGGGACACCGGTCGGGTCGGGATTGGTCCAGAACGCGCGCTGCGCGACGTAGTGGACCATGAAGCCCTTGATCCGCTTCGTGTTGACGGGGCGGCCGCCGACGATGTAGCTGAAGACGTCCGAGTCGCCCGACGGGCACTTGACCAACGGGAGGTTCCGCTGCTCCAGCGTCTCGTCGCCGAGGATCGCCATCATCATTTCCATGGTCTCGCGCGTGGGCGCGATGGCCGGGTAGTTCGTCGCGAAGTCCGCCGCGACCGCGAGTTCGCGGCCGGAGTGGAGAACGACGTCTGTGGTGGTCATGAGGGGTGAAGCTCCCTTCGGATGGGTCAGGAAACCGTTTGCCGAGGTGGCTCCGGCGGCAACGGGAGCGAGGCGTCCGGGCAGACTAACCCCGCGTTCCGGGCCCTCGGCGCGCGGCGCGCGGGGGGTCCGGAGACTGGGAGTCAGGCCGAGACGCGGACCTGCGCGCGACCGCCGGAGCGCTTCTTCCCGGCCGGCACGATGCCGATGTAGAAGGTCTCCTTGAACTCGATCAGCTCGGCGAGCTTCTCGGGGATCGGCACCTTCTTCTCGCGCATCTCGGTGAGGATGGCGAGCAGCGTCTGGTAGTTGAACGTGTCCTTGACGATGTGGCCCAGCCCGACCTCGTCGAGCACAGGCACCATGTCGTCGACGCTGACGCCGTCCTTGCGGCTGTAGGACGTCCGCGGGCGGAACGAGGCGGTGTAGCCGTCGATGGTGTCCGCGGTGCGTCCGACGGTGACCCAGGCTTCTTGAATCGCCTTGTCGAGGAGCGCTTCCTCGCGCTCGTGAGCCTTGATCGCGGCCTTGCCGGACTTGATCGCGGCCTTGATCCAGGTCAGGCGACGAACCATGTCCTCGGGCGTGGCCGGGTTGGCGGCCGGGATGACGCCGCTGGAGGACTCCGGCGCGTCGACGGGTACCAGCCGGTAACCGTATTCGGCGGCGAGATCGGCCAGCTGTTCGATGTCGGATTCGTGATCTTCGCCGGGGGTGTAGTTCGCGGCGAGTTCATCCGGGGTGATGGCCACGGACGCCCTCCTTCGGTTCGGATGAGGCGAGACTAGCCGAGTTGCTACGGCGAGTCAACCTCACCCTCGGTGGTGTCGGCCGGAGGTTCCAAGATCGCCCGCCCGGCCGGGGTCAGCACCATCTTCACCGTCCGGTCATCCCCCTCGGTGTCGATGAGGCCGTGGTTGCGAAGCTCGGCGTAGGTCCGCCGGTCCCAGTTGCCGATCGCCTCGCCGTCGCGGTGGTAGAGCGCCACCACGGGCTCGAAGGTCACCCGGCCGTCCCGGACGTCCTCGAGCCCGGTGCGCCGGCGCTCGGTCATGTTCAGGGGGGCGTCAGCCATCGTTTCCACCTGCGTCTCCTCCGTCGTTCTCGTGTTCGTCGAGCAAGGTCCGCACGAGCGCGGCGGCTTGCGTGATCCCCCCAGCGCCGGACGTGTAGCCGGCAAGCATCATGATCACCATCAGGTCGTTCTCGTCAAACGCGGCGGCCGGCTCGCCGTTGACGAGCCGGCCGGCGGTCGCCTCGGCGGCGGCCGCGATCGTGCGCAACGCCTCGGGCAGCGCACCCTCGGTGTCGGCCGCCACCTGCCGCACCTCGGCGGCGAAAGTGCGCAGGTCCTGCAACGCCGGCGCAAGGAACTCGGCGGCGAACTCGACCGTCACGACGGCACCGCCGGCTGCTTCGGCTTCGGGAACGCCGGCTGGCCAGACCCCTTGCAGGCCGAGACCATCGACCCACTGAAGTTCTTGCCGTAGGGCTGGTGACGCCAGATGTTCCCGGCGTTGGTGACGCGGCGGCCGCCCCGCTTGCACACGGGGCACATCACGGTCTTGCGCGGGGTGGTCATACCGGATCCGGGCTGTGGCCGCTGTAGCGCCGAATGAGGTCGTCGTTCAGGGGCAGGACGGCTGTCGCGGCGGCGATCAGGCCCCGACCGATGTCCGAGCACAGGCGGGCCTCGGCGATGTTGCGCTGCTGGAGCAGCTTGTCCGCGGCGAAGCTCACCTCCTTGGCCTCATGCGAGGCCGAGGCAGGGGGCGCGTCGACCGTCTCGAACATCGTCGCGTCGTCGACCGCCATCCGGGCCGCGCGCTCGAGCCAGGTCAGGCCGGCGGCGTGCAGCTGGCCGGCCGGCAGGTTCTTGAACTCGATCGGCGGGGCGTCGTGTGTCGTCATGCGGCCCTCCAGGCGGTGAACAGGTCGACCCGCAGGGCGAGGCAGAACAACACGGCGCCGCGCAACAGCGCAAGACGCGTGGGCCTGCGATGGCGGGCCATCACACGGACACCTTGACCAGGAAGCGACGCCGCCACACATCGTGTGAGAGGACCTCGAGGTCGCCACCGCCGTAGCTGATCAGCCACTGACCGGGGACCAGGTAGAACCTCTGCCCGCCCACGGTCACGTTGACCTGGCCGGACGGCCGGCGCTCGACGTCGCCGCCGAGGGTGGTCACGAAGACCGCGAACGCCTCGACGTTGTCGACCTGCTCGCCGGTGATGGTGTCGGCCATTTCGAGGACCTTCACGGGCACCCCCGCAGGGTGTCGGCCAGCGCGGTACGGGTGGCGGCCAGCGCGGGCAGCTCGTAGGCCTTGAGGATGGTCACGTACATCCGGGCGTACTCGCAGCGGGCGGGCGGCGCCGGCATCCAGCGGTCGGGGGTCTTGTCGCCCTTGACGTGCTGGTTGGTCTGGTCGTCGACGGCCAGCAGGTTGCGGGGGTCGTTGGCGAGCCGGATGCGGGGGCGCGCCTGCCAGGCGTAGGCGCCGGAGACCCAGGCGACCTTGAGCGGGACGACGTGATCGACGTCGATCTGGCCGCGGCCGACGACGTGCTTGCCGGCGTAGGGCTCGGTCATGTCGATGGCGATGACGGTGCAGCCGTTGGACGTCTGCACGGATCCGCCGGAGCGACGGGCGTCGCGGGCGAGGATGTCGTCTCGGGTGTCGCAGCCGTTGCCGTCGGTGTCGAGCCAGGGGGTGCCGAAGGCGTCCCGGTCGTAACGCGGCGGCGTGGCCGGGCGGCCGAGGGCCGGCGCGGCGCGGTCGAGAACGGTGATGTAGGGGATTTCCGCACGGGCGGCGGCGGCGGACAGCGTGCCGGCCGGCGGTTCGAGGGCGGTCGGGCCGGGTTCGTCGGCGTTGGCGCGCACGGCGAACCCGGCGATGACGGCCGCCGCGATCAAGACGCCGCCGATGATCCACGACGGCTTGTCCTTGATGGGCATGATGGCCTCGTTTCAGGGGGTCAAAGTCAAGCAATCCTAACCGAGCTGTCTCGGCTAGTCAACGAGCGAGCCGACCGGGACCAGCGGGAAGAACGGCGCCTCGGCGCGGCAGGACGCGGCCGCTTCCGGATCGCCGGCGCGGGCGAAGTAGTCGGCCAGGCCGATCTTCTGTGTGTGGTACCACTGCCGCTGGTAGGTCTGGAGCTGCTCCAGCGTCATATCGGCGAGCCTTTGCCGGTTCCGTCGCACAGTGGCGTCGTCGCCCGGCTGCTCGAACGGCAGGCCGCGGGCCACCGCGATCGTCGCGATGACGTCGTTGGTGGCGTTGTGGGCGTCCTTCAGTTCGAAGCCGTAGCGCGCGGCGGTGGGCGTGAGCTTCCGCATGCCCTTGCCCTTGACCCACTTGTTGACGGCCTTGTCGATGGTCAGCGGGCACAGGACCGGCAAGTCTGGCTTCCGCTCGATCAGCGGACGGACGCCGTACCGGCGTTGCTCGCGGTCGGACATCGACAGGTCGAACGGCGCATTAAAGATCACCAGCGGGATCCCGGGCTGCAACATCTCGTCGAGGGTGTCGGTAATCTCGCCGATCGCCTCGGCCGGATCCTGCCCGTGCTCGCGCAGCTCCTCGTTCGTGATCCCGTGGATGTCGACCACCTCGGGCGCGAGCTCGACGCCGGGGTTGATCAGCCACTCGAGGATCTTCGTTTCGAAGCCGGGTTCGGAGTAAGCCACCGTTGCGCTGACGATTCGATCCTTGTCGCGCTTGACGCCCGAGGTTTCGACGTCGTAGATGACGAATGGTCGCTGAAACCACGGGACGGTGTCGGCGGTGGCGTGCGCCCGCCACGGGTAGGTCACGGTCATGAGCTGGAGCTCCTCGCGAGTGATGGTCGTGGGAGAGCCCAGCATAGGGAGAAACACCGACAGAACTCGGAGAGACACGACGAAGCCCCCGGCGCTGGGGGTCCACCGGGGGCTTCAATCGATCCGAACAGGGTGCCGTGCGCGGCCAGTCTAGCCGACGGAAGCCGGTTCGTCTTCCCCCGGTTTCGGCGCCTTGTCCGTCACCCGGATGAAGTAGCGCTTCTCGACCTCGACGTAGGTAGCCACCAGGAAGATGCCAGGACGCACCAACACGTCGGCTTCCGTGGCTTCCGTGACGTGGCCCGCCGAGGCCGCGGCCTGTACTGTCACAGACTCGGTGATCTTGATGCGCAGACGGTCGTCCGGCTCCACGCTCGCGTCGATGCCCTTGCCGCCGAGCCACTGCACCACGGTCGGACCGTTGGTCCTCGACAGCGGCATGTATTCCACATTGGTCACTAGAAGCCCTCCAAATCGAACTGCTGAAGCGTGGCGGCGTCCGCGACCACGCGTCCCTCCGCGTCGTGCTCACGGGGAGCCACGCGAGGAGCCATGACGTTATGCCCGAATTCGTCGATCGGCAGCACCACCGCGCCACCAGAGCGTTGACCCATGTCGTCCGGCGCCGGCGGCATCGGGTCGACGATGGTCGGATCGACCCCGAACGCGCGCGGGTTCAAGCCGCGACGCTCACACGACACCGCAACCAGGTTGCGACGCTGCACGATGGTGTCGCGCACGTCGAGGTCGACGGTGCCCGAGACGTACAGGTGGATGAAGACCACCGGCCGGGTCTGCCCGTGCCGATGCTGACGCGCCCGGGCCTGGTCGTAGTCGCCGACGCTCGGGCCCTTTGAGTACCAGATCCCGTACCGGGCGCGGGTGAGGTCGACGCCGGTGCCGCCGGCGGAGATCTGGACCGCGCAGATGTCGATGTCCGGATTGAGCTCCGAGGTCTCGGTGAGCCCGTCGGAGCGTCGGCCGGAGATCTCGCCGTAGCGCAGACCCGCCTTCGCGGCGAGCTGTCGGATGATCTCGATCTCGTCCTTGAAGTGCGCGTAGACGATCACCGGTTCGGGCCCGCCCGGATGACCAGGCACGCAACCGATTTCGTCCAGGATCCCGCCGGTGATGGCGTGCGTGCCGTCGCCGCGGGCCTGCGGGGCGAACTCGACGATCTCGTTTTCCTTGGCCCAGGACACCCGGTGCTTGCCGCCGGACTCGCCCTCGCTGACCACGAAGTCGTCGTCGGGGACGGTGCCACCGGTGAACTGCATGAGCCGGATGTTGCGTGAGAGCACGTTCTTCGGGGTGAGCGTCTCGTCTCCGTCCGACCAGTCGGAGGCGAAACCGGAGAGGTCCGCCCACATCTCCTTGTCCAACGATGCGTACTCGCGCGCGGCCTTCGCCTCGAGCTCGACGAACCGTTCGACGTCGGTCAGTGGCGGCAAGTCGAGCTTGATCGTCGGCCGGTACATGATCGAGTGCACTTTTTCGGCGAACTCGGTTCGCTTTTCCGAGAGGATTTTCACCGGCCAGCTCCGGGCCCTGCGGCCGGGGATGACGTTCTCGTCCTTTTCGGTGGCCTCGAACACGTACTGGGACTTGAACACCGTCCACAATGAACCGAAGATGCCGGGATCCAGCGCGCGGTAGACGCCGAAGATGTCCCACGGGTATTGCGGCATCGGCGTACCGGACAGCCCGATCCGGTTACGGGTGAACCCGACCCACTCCGCGAGGTTCGTGCTCACCGTTCCAGTTGGCGACTTCGCGCGATGGACCTCGTCGTAGATGCCGAGGTCGAGCATCTCCGGCGGTCGCCATGTCGAGGCCGGCGCGTGCGCCAACATCTCGTAGTTCCACACCGCGAAATGCGCCTGCGCACCACAGGTGCAGTCGAACAGGGTGGCCTCGGTCTCGTGCACCCGGTCCACGATGGACAGGTCCTGGTAACGGAAGCCCTTGCGCTTGGGGGGTCGTTTGCCGTCGACGATGTGCCATGACCGCGCCGACCATTTCGCCACCTCGCGCGGCCACACCCCGCGCACCTTGTTGGGGCAGATGATGATGCCGCGTTTGACCTCTATCAGGTTGGCCGCCGCGATCGCCGTCGCAGTCTTGCCGCCGCCCATCGTGAAGCCCAGCAGGCTCGCAGCCGCGTGCGTGGTGAAGTCCACCCCGCGCAGCTGATAGTCGCGCAACGTCGGGTTCAGGACGAGCCGGCGCTGCTCGAGCTCGGGTAGCGGATGCGTGGGGTCGAGCCGCTCGTAAGCAGCGATGCGGGCCATGTGCTGATCGGCCAGCTCGCGCACCCGCGAGGAAGCATTGACCGGCATGCCGTGCAACAGTCCCAGCAACCCGGCCGCGCTCGCCGGCGACGCCGGGATCGACCAGGTCGCCCGCGGCCGGGTCTTGGTGGCCGGGTGGAACTGCGCGTAGAGCCCGAGCTTCAGCGCCTCGTTCAGCGACATGGGTGAGTTCCGGATGTCGATCCGGCCGTCCGGGCGCAGCGCGAGTTCGATCGGGCGATCGGCACGGTGCTGCTCGGCGGCCGGCACGACGGGCTCGGGCTGCCTGCGTCCGGGCAGAATGAGCCCCATCCGCGCCAGGCCGGCCTCGTTGCGGGCGAGGATCCGCCACGCTTGGCGACCCTCGTCGGAGGTCAGCCCGCGACCGGACTTCACGTGGGCAGCCAGCATGGCGGCCATGGGGCGCTCGGTGAACCCGATGATGTTCGCGTCGAACGCCTTGACCAGCGTCGCCTCGGTCTCGCGCAGCAGCTCGAGCGGGGTGGGCCCGGTCATGCGGCGCGGGCCCGGATGCGACGTTCACGGCGGGCGGCCGCGCGGCTGTTGCGCTGCTGCGCGTTGTGCTTCGCCCGATGCCGCCGGTAGGCGGCATCGCCGTCGGCGATCGCCTGCCAGCCGCGGTAGTTCTCGCGGGCCTCACGCATCCGCTCGGCGTGCTTCGGTCGGGCCTCGGCGGTGAGCACAGCGACTCGGTGCCCGCTCCAGCCGAGGGCCTCGCTCAGCTGGGTCATCGACCGGTCCGGCCGGTAGCCGTTGATCGCGGCGGCGTGCATCTCGTCGAGAACGACACCGATCACGACCAGCGCTTCGGCGTGCGAGAGCTTCCGGGTTACCCGGTGGTAGTGGCCGGCCAGCACGCGCCGGACGATCTCGGTGTCCACCCAGTCCGGATGCATGTCGATGCCCTCGTCGATCCATTCGGGCTCTTCGGCGTCCGGGTCATCGAGCAGGGAAATGTCGTACTTCTGTCGCATCCGCTCCTCCCGCTCGGCGAGCGTGGAAGTGCGGCGCGGGCGAGTGATGGTCGCCGTCACGGCATGATCCTTTCAGCTGAGCTTGAGCCGATTGCCGAGCTGCTCGAGTTCGTCCCACAGCTCGCGGCGGCCGGCGTGGTTGTCGGGGTGGGCCGCCCGACGGGCGCGGCGCCACATCGCATCGGCGGTCATGCTGCCCGCCGGCGCGTCAGCGATCGCGGCGAGCCGGGCCCAGTCGCGGTCCACAGTGGCCGGCGAGGACTCGATAACACGCCAGCCGACGTACTGCTGCCCTTGACCGCCGCCGACGCCGTAACGGTCGATCGCGCGCAACTTCTCCAGTGTCAACGCCAGTGCCCGCAGGTTCGCCTCCCAGCTCGGGCGCGAGCCGCGGGACAGGTAGGTGTCGCAGTAGATCTCCATCGGCCCGAACTTCGAGGTGAAGGCGAGCGCGACGCCGGGGTGGATCGTGGCGGCGTGCGCGCGCAGCAGCCCGTCGCGACGCAGGTCGTCCGAGCCGTTCTTAGTGACGATGCGCAGCGCGGCCGCGGTCGCGTCGAGGTGATCCAGCTCCATCCGCAGGATGTCCAGCGTCTGCTCGTAGCGGGCGGTGAACGGCGGGGCGACGCGCTGAGTGGTCTCCGGGTAAGGCCAGACGGCCAGCGGCTCGACCTGGACCCGGACGGTGCGGCGGCTCACGGCTTGCCACCGAGGTTGCGCAGGTCGTCCAGGACCGGCTTCAGAGCCGTGGCGACGTCGGCGAAGATCTTCTCGACGGTGGCGAACTGCGGACCCGGCTTCGGCGCGTCGTTGCCGAGCTTGAAGCCCTCGACCGGCTCGGCGACCGGGTCGAACCCGTTCCAGTCGTGCACGATGATCGCGAGGTTCGCCTTGGACAGAGTGCGCAGGAACCAGCCTCCGAGGTCGTCGCCTTCGCCAGTCCGCAGCAGGCCACCACGCTCCACCTCGCGGTCGACGACCGCGCGAACACGGTCGACACCCACGATCGTGACGCCGTCCCGCCGCGTCCGGATCTTGAACTGGGCGATCTGGTTGTCCTTGTTCGCCAGCACCTCGCGCAGCTTCTGATCGAGCGTGACGTCTCCGGAGCCCTTGATGTGGCGCTCGAGCAGGACGAAGGCGTCGTGGATGATCTTCTCGAACTCGTTACGATCGGTGCGCGCATCGTGCAGATCGCCCTCGAGGGTGAGGATCCGGCGCTGGAACGCGTCGATCACTTCGGTGATCCGCTCGTCCAGGGGCTTGCCACTCGGGTGCGGCTGGCACTGACTCAACAGACGGAACGCGTTCTCGGTCTTCCGCTCGACCTCGGCGAACGCGGTGGTCAGCTGCGTGATCTTTGCGGCCGCGGCCTGCTCGGCGTGTGCGGTGGCCGTTGAACGCGCCGTGACGCGCGCCTGCCCCAGCGCCGTTTCGACCATCGCGCCGATGTGGTCGCTCGGCGTCGCGCCGAGGGTGACCAGGTGCCCGGCCAGCTGGGTGACTTCTTCGTCGCGCTCCTGTGCGCGCTTCAGCGCGTGGTCAAGCCAGTCCATCGGCTCGGCCGGGATGATGTTCCGCGGCCTCGGCATGTCGTACCTGCCGAGCAGGTTGTTGACCTCTTCGCGGACCCGGTTGGCGCCGCGCTCCTCGGTCACCTCGAAGGCGTGCCGCAGCATCGCGATCGTCTCCAGCCGGGAGTCACCGCCTCGTGCAATGGCCAGCTGTTGAACTTCGCCCAGCGCCGTCGACTGCATGCGGGCGAGATGCGGACTGGTCTGCCGGTTGGCGTCGCGCTGTTCGGCGTACCGCCGGGCCGCTATCCGGGCGATGCTGTCGAGCGTCATCGAACCGTCGTCGACGATCGGCAGCAGCGCCGCGCGGGTCTTGGTGACCGTGTCGGACTGGTCGACGAACAGGCGGATCAGGTGCGCGATCCGCTCGGGAACCGACGGGTTGCTCTGGTGCGGGCCCGGGATCCCGAAGCCGTCCAGCGCGGCGCGGATGGCCTCCATCTCCATCTCCGGTGTGATCGCCGCGGCGACCTGCTCGACGTTTTCGGCCGTCTCCTCGCGCAGCTCGAGGTCGTCGGGGTGCACGCCGATGGCGGTGTACCAGCCGGCGAGTCGTGTCGGACCGTTCTCGGCGTGGTAGCGCACCGCGTAGCGCGGCTTCCCGTCCACGGTGCCGCGGCCTTCGATGGTGCCGTCGAGCCATTCGGAATTGCCGAGGGTGTCGAGACGACGCAGCCGAACCGGTGCGTCCTCGGCGATCGGCGCGGTCGAGCGCAGCAGGCGGACGTGCCGGCGGGTGCCGGGCGCGGCGCGGTCGATGATGGTCCAACTGCCGTCGTCCTCGACGACGCGCACGGTGCCGCCGGTGTGGGATGCCGTGCCCTCGACGATCAATTCGTCGTCCTGGAACAGCAGCACGCGATCGCCGTCGGAGAGATACCGGGCCTCGGTGGGGATGCCGCGTTCGCGCGGCTCGATGGTGGTCATCCCACGAGACTAGCCGAGCAGACCCGGCGAGTCAACGAGGGTCTAGAAGCACAGCGCGCGCAAGGTGGCCAGCATCATCACGAACTGGACATTCTGGCCATTGGCGTTCTTGTGGATCCGGTCCGGCATGTCTTCCTGGTTCAGATCATCACCGCGGAAGCCCCACTCCTCGGCCAAGTAGACAGCCCCGTTCGCGGTCGCCAACGCGCGGATCGCATCCCGGTACGGCAGCTGACTGCCCCGAGTGGACGTGAGCGAGGTGTTGTAGATCCACGGCATGTGCACCAGGACGATCAACGAGTCCGGCGACAGCGTGTGGACTCGGTCGATGATCTGCTGGTACTGCACCGAAAACTGCGCGACCGGGATGTTGCCGGCCCAGTCGTTCGTGCCCCACCCCATGAGCACCACGCTCGGGTGGTTGACGGTGAATTCGATGTGGCCGCTGTATTTCGCGCCGGCCACGTAGTCCGCGGTCGCCGAACCGCCGATCGCTCCGCCGATCCACACCTGCGCGTTCGGTGCGCCGTCGGAGCGCAGGGCCTCGCCAAGTAGTGCGGTCGATCGACGGCTCAGGTCGCTGACGGAATCCCCGAGGGTCAGCGAGTCGCCCAACGCATCGACGGTCGGCGAGCCGCCGGCGAGCGCCACGCACCAGGCGTCTCGAGGGGAGGCGAACGTGGCGGCGGTGGTGGATGTGGCGACCGACGTGGTAGTGGCCGCCGAGGGCGAGCAGAGTAGCGCGGCCGCCGCGACGAACATCGCGACATAGGACATGATGCGTTTCATCAGGGCCCCTTGATGCATTCGATGAACAGTTTCGGCAGGTGGGTACCGGCGACATACGCCTGCGTGAGATTGCCGGCCGAACTGTCAGTGGCGTTGAACGTGGCCACTACAGTGTAAGTGGCAGTGGAGGGCGCAACGAACTCGCTACACAGTGAGACCGGCGTGTAGTAGGCACTGGACAAGCCGCCACGCTCGGTGCCGTCGAAAACCGTTCCGGTCACGTCCGTACTTGAGGAGGTGGCCTTGTATCGAAGCTTGATCGCGAACGGATTGGTGATCAGGTTCGCATTGGTATTCGCATTGGAACTGAAAAGACTGGCGCCCCACGTCGCTTTGTACCGTCGTCCAGACACTGCCGAGAAAGTAACGAAGCAGCCGACTTTCTCGGTGGTGCCGGAGCCGGTGACGGCCGCCGTCGGGAAGTGCTCGCCGACGTAGCCGACGGCGTCGAGGCCGTTGAGCGTGGTTTGCAGGCTGGTGACGTCGGCGATGGCGTGCGTGTGCACCGACGCCGCCTTGCCGGCCAGCGCCGTCGTCGCCGCGGTCGAGAGCGGCTTCGCCGCGTCCGAGGTGTTGTCGACGCTGCCCAGGCCGACGTCGGACTTGGTCAGCGTCACCGCGCCCGTGCGGCCGGCCACCGAGGTCACCGCGTCCGTCGGGGTGAGCACCTGTGCCCAGTTCGCCAGCGTCGAGGCTGGCTCGGCGGCGAGGATGAACGCCGCGCCGAGGTCGGTCCGGTTGCACCAGTCACCCCGCTGACCGACCAGCCCGAGCATCGCCGCCTGCGAACCGACAGCACCCAGGTAGTCCGAGATCGCGATGCTGGGCAGCTGGGAGGCCGGGATCAGGCCGCCCGAGTCGAGCGAGGCGACGCCGTTGGAGACGCCCACCAGCGCGGTCGCGACGTACCCGGTGAGTGGGTCCACCCCGCCGGGGGCGTGCCGGGTGGCGTGGTTGGGTGGGTGGTTCTCCAGCGTCACCACCCGGGCGTCAACGGCGTCGAGTTCATCCTGCGGGGCGTAGCCGTGGCCGGTGGCGTCAATGTCCGAAGCGGTGAGCGGCACATTGCCGTCGACATCCGGGCCAACGCCGGCCACGGTCTTGATCTCGAACGCCGAGGACGGCACCGGGTCGACCTTGGTGACCTCACGCAGGACCACCGCACCCGGCAGCGACGGCAGCTTGATCGAGAAGTCTTCGCGGACGAATGCGTCGATGCCCAGGTCCCCGATCGAGCCGGGCGGGCCCACCTGGATCGTGACTTCGTAGGTCCAGCCGACCGGCGTCACGCCGGGGCCGTCGTTGGCCAGCAGCTCGACCGACAGGTTGCCGGCGGAGGACAGGTGCGCGACCACCGGCGCGCCGGCCGGCACCATCGCGGCGTTGTGCTTCACCGTCACCGACGGCCGGAAGATCACTCGACCGCCGAGCGGGTTGCCGGCGCCGTCCTCGAAATGGTCGGTGACCGTGACGCGAGTCGGTGGATCAAGTGGCATGAGGGCAGGCTACGGGCGCGATGAGCCGGCCCGGCGGAGGCGCGCGTCAGTGCGCGTTGCGCTTCGCCTGCTCGGCGATCCTGGCCTGCTCGGCTTCTTCTTGCTCGTTGATCCAGATCAGCGAGCTGGTGCCCGGTGCCCACTCGTACCGGTCCCACCGCCACGTCGTGTTGCACTGGACGCACTGGATCCGGGTGCCGAGCTTGCGGAACGGACGCCACCACGGCAGCGAGCAGTCGTGCTGCTCCGGAGGCGGGCGCCGGTCCAGCGCCCGGAACCGCGACCGCCGACCCGATGCGGTTTCGATGTACAGCACCCCGGCGACCGCGATACCCACCGCGATGATCAGCAGAACAGCCGGGAAAACGTCCGGCGTGCGCACGACCATCACGGCCTCCAGGACAGGTACATCGGCCGAATGGTCACCTCGGCCACTTCGTACGGGTCAACCAGCTGAGTGCCGTACATCTCCCACCAGGTCGCGGCCACCTCCCGGCTGGGGAACGGACCGACCGGCGACGGCACCGGTCGACCTGCGGGAGTGCTGGCCTTGATCTCGACCTGGAACTGCTCAACCGGCTCGCGGCGCTCCGCGGGCGGCCGCGGCGCCGGCGAGCCGGTCGCCAGGCGGAACAGCCGGCGACGTTCGTCTTCACTCAGCTGTGTCATCGGGTGCCTCGGTTCGGGTGTACATCTCACGGTCGGTGTGCACGCGCTCGTCGAGCTCCATCCCGCAGTAGCAGAGGCCCGGGTTGTCCGGGTCCGGCTCGGCTTCGTGCATCCCGATGTAGCTCATGATCGTGTCGCAAAACTTGATCTTCATCGACACTGGAATCACCTCGGACCTCGTGTTGGCCAGTGCGCTGCGCCGGGGTAGCCCGGCCACCGCTTGAACTTCTGCTCGCGCCCGCCCCGTTGCGACTGGTGCGGGATGTCCGGCCCGATCGAGAACGCGAACTGACGGGCCGTGCACCGGCGGCAGTAGCGTGCCCACAGCCGCCGGAGCCCGGTCATCCCGATGCCGCACCACTCGCAACACTTTCGCTTGCGGGCCACGATGTTCCCTCCGGCATCAGCGCCTCGGCCAGCAGCACGAGACGCGCGTCACTCATGATCGAATCGAAGATCGGGAGGCCCGTGTTCAGCTCGAGCACGGGACTCCCGTCTTCTACTGGCGGGACGCCCACTTGATCCCCATCAAACCCAGTCCGGTGCCGATGGCCACACCGGCGAGGGCGAACACCGAGCCGTAGACGTACCCGGCGAACTGCGTCGCCGCCCACACCTCGTGAACCCCATAGACGACGGAACCGATCATCACGGGCAGCACCACCAACCACGTCCCCAGCAGGATCGCGCCCCGCCGAAGGGTCGCCGCCAGATCGTGCCGCGCGGTCACTCCTCGACCCCGCGTAACGACGCGCGCATCACCACGACGACGGTGTCCGCCGGCTGCGTCTTGATCGCCGCGTAGTACGTCGGCAAGTCGCCCACCGGCGTCCCCGCCGCGAACTCCTCGGCGGACATGAGGACACCCTGCGCCGAGCCGCCCTCGTCGATCCAGCCCTTGACGAAGTCGCCCGGCTCGGGGTGCAGCAACCGGCGGTACTTGCTCGCCCGCTCCTTGAGCCGCTCGATCTCCTGGGACTGCTCGCTCAGGGCGCGAACGAACTCGGGCGTTCCGTGACCGGCGAAGTGCTCACGCAGCTCACCCTCGAGTCGCTCGAGGTCCGACATCCGGGCCACCGACGTCAGCACGTGACGGCCGAAGACCGCCTCCAGCGCCGTCTCCGGCACCTCGGCCGGCGTGAACTCCAGCTCCCAGACGCACGCCGGCAGCGGGCATCGGATCTTCTGCCGGTTCAGTGCCGCCGTCATACTGCGACCGGGCGAACAGCCTCGAGCTCCTCGAGAGCCTTGAGATCGTCGCTGTCGTCGTCCTCGTTACGCTCCGGCTCGGTGTCGGCCGGCTGCTGGTCCGCGTCCGCGTCGACGCGCTCGAGCGCCGCGCGCTCCTCGGCCGCCTCGACGGCCGGCCGGATGTGCGTCGCCTTGCAGGCGTAGACGCGCACCGGCTTGCCGTCCGGGCCCTCCGAGGTCAGCCGGCGACCCTTCGGCTTGTCGTCGCCGACGACCACGTGCACGACGTCGCACTTGGGCGCGTCGCACTCGAACTTCGTGGCCTCGGCCTTGCTCTCCGCCATGATCGTTTTCCTTCCTCGATCCACCATGGACAGTCCACGATGGAAGTCACTCAGGCCCAGAGTTTCCCGCAGCGCGTGCAAACCCAATACGGACCGTACTTCCCCCAGCGCGGCCGGACGCGGTGCTGCCACCATCGACGGCAACGCGCGATCACGGCTTCGGCTCCTCGCCCGACGCGCCGTCGGCCAGCCACCCGCCGAGCCGGCGCAAGTAATCCAGCGCCTCGGTGCATGCCGGCACCGTGGTTGTCGCGCCTCCGAGCTGGTCGGCCGCGTGCCCGAGCCACTGTCCGGCAACGACCAGCTGAAGCCGCTGCGCGGCCTTCGCGTCGAGCTGCTGTCGCCGGTTCAGCACCGCCCGCGCCGCGACCATCCAGTCTTCCCACTCGTAGGTGTCGCCACCCGGCAACGCCTCGAGCAACGTCATCACGATCTCGTTCGCCTCCGCCACCTCAGCGGCCCTGTCCCGCGCACTCATGATCAACCTTCCATCGCAAAAGGGCGGACGGGGCTCGCCGAGCCCCCACCGGCCACCACAGCCTCGGCACTGCCACGTGACGCCGTCCGGCGAACCGTGCAGCTGATGCCTCACGCCCGCTCCAGCCAATACGTCGCCGGCTCGCACACCGTGCAACGACGCAGCACGTGGTCCGTCGTGACGCCCTGCTCGACAATCTGGTGATCGGCCACGTGGTGGAACCGGCAGTCCGTCGTCAGCTGGAAGTCGCGGTCCAGGACCGGGACGAAGTCCCGCGGCATCTCCGGCTTCCCGACCTCGACGATCGCCTGCTCGTAGCCGGACTGCTTCGCGATCCGGCGGCGGCCGTACTCCGAGCGCACCAGACGCTCGCCGTAGACCGCGCCTTCCTCCGAGATCGTGTCGAACTGCCGCGCCAGCCGCAGGATGTCGTCCTTGAGGGTCGCCGGGAAGACGTGGTCGTCCAGGCCCTCGCCCCAGTTGCGCACCCGCGCGGCCATGTCGCCCGGGCCGGACGGCCCGTGATCCCACTCGGCCGCCGACGACGACAGCTCACGCCACTGCAACTTCAGGTTCCAGTACCGCTGCCCTTCGAGCAGTACCCGGTCGCGGTAGCCGGCCAGGGCCTTGTTCCAGGTCTCGCGCATCCACGCCGGCAGCTCGGGGTGCAGCGGCCCCGGCTCCTCGACCGCGTCCGGGTGCATCGCCGAGACGGACTCGCCGAGGGGGAGCGGGCCGCCGGTCACCACGCCGCTCGGCTGCTTCGCGCCCGGCGCCGGTAGGTACTTGGTACCAGCCGGCAGGACCAACGTCGCCCGCTGGTCGCGAGCGCTACGGAACCGCTTCGCGAGCTCGGCGAGCTGCTCCGGCGTCAACGTGCCCGAGACCTTCAGCACGCCGCCCGGCAGCGTGTAGATCGTGGTGGTCGTCGACGCTGCGGGACCGCGGCGTGCCGCGAGGGCGTCTTTGCGGGTCCAGTGCCGGAACAACGACCGGCCGAGGAACCACAGCACCGCCACCGTCATGACGATCATGAAGAACCCGGCGACCGCCGTCGGGCCGCCCGCGATCATCACCGGCGACAAAGAGATCACGATCGCAAGGAACGGGTGCTCGCGCAGCCAGCCCCACGTCGCCTCGAGCGGGTTACGACGTATCGAACGCTGCTGCTTCTTCTTCAGCTGTGCGATCTCGAAGTGCCGTTCGTCCACCTTGGACCCCCACAACTTGATCTCTTCCGACGTGCGCGATGCGTAGAGCACCGCAGTGTCCATCTCCAGCAGCTTCTCGGCCTCGACCAGCGCCTTAGCGAGATCCGCCTGATGGTTTTCCAGCTGCTTCAGCTGCGCCACCAGATCGTGCAGGCTGTGACGGCTCACGACCGGAACCGCCGTTCGACCTCATCGGTGATCTGGCTCGCGTCGGCGCGCTCGGCCGTGAACTCCCAGTGCGACAGCACCAGCAGCAGCGCGATCGTGGCGAGGCCGGCGAACAGCGGCCACCATCCCCCGTGCAGCTCACGAAGCGCGTTCCAAGCGGCAGCGACCGGGTAGGACGCCAGACCGATGCCGAACCACACCGGGTGCAGCGGCTTGCGCCAGACCGCCAACATCCGAACCGTGCCCGGACCCTGCCGCCACCCGAGCCACACCCGGCGCAGCTTGAACTCGAAAAACGCGTAGACCCGGCGCCCGGGACCCATCGCAAGACCCATGATCACCAGCGTCATGGGCCACTCGACCAGGGCGTAGAAGACGTCCCCGACGTACAGGCCGAAGATCGACGGCAACAGGACGAGCAGCAGGCAGACGGCCGCGACGATGCGGATCGGCCAGCGCAAACGGCTGGGCTCGAGGATGACGCGGAACATGGGTCCCTCCCGGGGAAGACGGTGATGGATCGAGACTAGCCGAGTTCGGTCGGCTTTTCAAGCGCCTGCATCGGTTCGGTCAGCGTCGCCACCCCGGACCGGACGGCCAGCTCCTCGCCCGGCTCGCGCGCGGTCAGGCCCTCCAGCAACGTGCTCAGTTCGGGCGAAGCCGACCAGAACGTCAGCGGCAGCCGCCACCAGTAGTGCCACCGCTGCGGGCCGCCGGTGATCGGCGTCAGCCCCCGCATGCGCACCGCGCCGAGCGACTTCAGCGTGGCCGCCACGCTCGTCTCCAGCGTCGCCGCCGGGAAGCGCTGCCCCAGGTTCACCTCGGCCCACCGGGCGACCGCCGCCGGCTGGACGTGGGCGTGGATCCGGCCCGAGCGGGCGCGTGCCAGCACCGGCGTGCCCTCGGCCGCAGCCACGTCGTACTCGGCCAGCGGCGGCAGCGCCGCGAGGTAAGCGCGTAGTGCTTCACCGACCTCGTGGACGCGCCGCTCCTCCATGCTCGCGTCCTTGATACCGGCGAGTAGGTCGACGAAGTCGCGGATGTCGTCGGCGTTGAACCACTCGGTGTGCGAGCCATCCCGGAACACCAGGCAGGGCAGCAGGCCGGCGTGGACGAACTCGCGGATCTTCTCCGGCTTCACTTTCGCCAGCAGCGCCGCGTCGGTGATCGACAGCGGGTAGCCGACGGGCCGGTTCTGCTTGGTCATGGTGCCACTCTAGTAGCTGCTTGGACTTGCATGCAAGGTTCATGTGCTTGGTCTAATTGATCTTGCCGAAAGATTTCCTGTCAGACCTCGACCATGCTGGAGGTTGCAAACGCACACCTGCGGATTGTCGCCCTGTGTGAGCGGTTTTCGTAACAGTTCAGTCTCGTGCATGCGGATGCTATCGTTATGTTTCCACGATGTGGGATGTCCAAGATCACCGTTAGTTAGCAACATGCCCAGGTCAGACGCTACGACAAACGGGTGATGGACATCGTGGACGTCCACCCCGGGACATGCATGTCCACCCCGCCCGCCGGCGCCCGAGACGACCGCCACGATCCCCGGACACCAGGCCTGGCCTCGGCACACGCGGACGGCGGCCCGAGGACGCGCAGGCGGGCGCACGGGCTGGAAGCGGCCTGGTGGACATCCATGGGCAAAAGATGGTCGTCCACCTTGATCGACTTCTAACCCGCAGGTCGGGGCAGCCTTTTAAGGCATGTGATCTTGTATTGGACATTGGACGGGCAAAAAACGCGTTTTTGAGCTTGATGTGGTGTACATATGCTTACTGAGAATAAAGCTGCATTGCCTAGCATCCTGTAGCGAGTTGGTCGTCCACGTCCAGTGAGGCGTTTTCCCAGGTCAGAGTACGTATAGGGTGGACATCCTACAGATGGTAGGCGTCCACTACGGAGAGCTAGGTAGCTTGACCTGCAAGTTTACCTACCGGTTACCGTAGCGGTGGACGTCCATGTACATGCATGGATGTCCAGACAGAAGAGGCGACCTGGGGTTTTACGTTCAGATACCGCCGGTGTCTGCACCTGCATACACCCCCCTGCTAGTAACCCTGCGTAGTCTCCTAACAGAATCGTTATCTCAGAGAGACAGGATCATGGTAAGAATAAAGGAACGTTACCTAACATAACTCTCCGTAGTTCGATCTTGAAACCGCCACTTTGTCACGGTGAAGTAACGGCACATACCGACCGGAGCGGCGCGGCGATCGAGCCAACTCGGCTAGCCACGCCGTACGCTGTGCCTCATGGTCAAGACCCCGCCCGAGTTCCACGGCTCCGGCACCGGCGACGAGACGCGGGACTTCGACCTGCCGCACGACCTGCCCGACGACGAGTTCGGGCGCGCGCTGGTGGCGAAGTACCGCGGCCGGCTGCCCTACTACGGTTCGCCCGACGTGCGGCAGATTCAGTTCGCGAACGGCTTCGCCGAGCTCGCCGCGGTCGCGTTCGCGCGGGCCGAGTTCTACGGCGCGTTGCTGGCCTCCCAGTTCGCCGACGACGGCATGAGGGGCATCGTCGGGTACGAGATGGCCGCGACGATGGCCACGCGCGATTCGGACCCGGAGATCTTCAAGAAGCTCGAGCGCGTCCGCGCGCTGGTGGAGCTCGAGGCGGCGGAGCGGGACCGGGCCGCGGCGATGACGGAGAAGGGCATCCGGCTCGGCATGGAGGCCTCGAAGGTCGACGCGCTGCGCTCCTACGGGCAGACGGTGGCCCAGTTCGCCCGGGCGATGGCGGAGGAGTTCGGGATCAACTGGAGCGACCCGGCGACCCGCCGCGGTGTGCAGCGGGCGCTACTGGCAGCGCGTCAACGACTGGGGTTCGAGCTGCGCACACCGGCCGAGGCCGGCCCGGCGCTGACGGCCGAAGAGAAGGTGCGCGTACGCGATGACGGCTGACGACGGAAAGGCCTCGCGATGAGCTGGAAGTCAGGACTGTCTCGGCTGCTCGGGCAGGACATCGGGGCGGCGCTCGGCGAGTACGTCCCGCCGAAGACCCCGCTGGCCGAGCAGCCTGTGCCTGGCACTCGTGCGGCGCCCTCGGTGCTCGCCGCCGCACGCGAGACGTTGGAGGAGGGCCGCGCGTTCGCCCCGCACTGCGACGCCCGGATTCTGCACCAGCCCGGCGAGTGCTGGTCGTGCGACCTGTACCCGGACTGGCAGGCCTTGCGGAAGTTGTGGGGCATCGCGTTCACCGGGCGCCAGCCGGCCGGCGACCAGCTGCCCTGCCCGGCCGATCACAGCCGGCCGCCCGGCTCGCCGTCCGATCACCGGCGGTGGGGGCCGAACACGGCGCAGGGCGACCTCACATGAGCGCGAGCGACTTCCCGTACCTGCCGGCCGCGAGCCCGGCCAGTCTTCCGCCCGTCGAGGACGAGCTGCACCGGACAATCACCGCCGAGCTGCTCGAGGGCTGGAACAAGCTCATGGCCGACGTCGAGCGCGAGCTGCTCGGCGACCTCGACCAGTTCCGGCCGCGCGGGATCCTCGCCGCCCTCGAGGCGCCCGGGTCGCTCGAGGTGGCCGAGCCGGCACCGCCGTTCACGCTCACGCGGCAGTTCGACGAGGCGCTGGAGCGGCTCTACGCGCCGATCGACCGGCGGGCGTGGGAGACGCGACCGGAGCCATGCGACCCGCGATCGGTTGAGCCGCCGGCGCTGCCCGTGGTGCACGTTGAGCGCTGGCACCTGCCGATCCCCGGGTCGTACGACCTGCCGCCGTCGCGGTGGTCGCGGCCGCTGTGGGCGTGGCCGTGACGCTCTTCGAGCCGGAGCACCCGTGCCGCGTGATGGAGACCCGGCCGTGCCCGACCGACTACGCGGGCACGTGCGGCGACCGGCCTTGCGCCCGGTTCGAGTCCGACGACCCGACGCCGTGGGCCGTCGACGTCGCGGCGTGGCGCGCCGAGTACGCCCGCGAACGGGCCGGCTGACGTGACCACCAGCGCACACGAAAGCCCCGCCCGGTGCGCCTGGGCGGGGCTTCGTGTCTGGCCGGTCCTACTTGGTCATGACGCGGATCTTGCGCTTCGCGGGGTGAATGATCTTGCGCACGCCGTCGTTGTCGTAGCCGTGCAGCGAGCCGTCGGCCTGCGGCACGAAGCGGGTGCGGCAGAACAGTCGCACGCCGTCGCGCATGCGGCCCGCGGACTCCCACAGGACGAGGATCTCGCCGACGGTGCCGGTGGCGGCCAGCTCGGCGGCGGTGAAGACGTCGTTGCGGGCGGTGTTGCTGCGCAGGGTGTGGCGGCCGGTGAAGGTGTCGGCGGCGATGAACGGGGCGGCGGGGGCGGTGGTCGTGGTCATAAGAAGAGACTAGCCGAGCGAACTCGGCTAGTCAAGCCTCGGTCAGGCGCCGGCCTCGCGCGCCTGCGCCGCCTTGATCCGGTAGTCCAGTCGCTCGAGCCGGTTCGACAGCGCGGTGTAGCGCTCAAGGTCGCGGTCGAGCTGCTCGAAGCGTCGGCGGCCGGCGTTGCGCGCCGCGCGCGACCGCGCGTTCGGCGACAGGTTCACGATCGCCGGGTCGTCAGAGCCGGCGCCGGTGATCTTGTCCATCCGGGCCTGAACCTTGTCGCGTTCCTCGATCAGCGAGGCCGCCGAGCGGTACGTCTGGGGGCGGCGCTCACGCTTCGGGGTGGGCTTCTCCTCGGGCACGATCACGAAGTCCTCGTCGCCGGCCCGGATGAACCATTCCAGCAGCGGCGGCAGAGTGCGGTCGCCGCCGTTGCGGTGGATCCAGGCGGCCTGCCGGGCGAGCAGAACCGCGATGTAGGCGTCGCCGTCGATCGGCTCGGTCAGCGGGGCCGGCTCGGGCACCTCGACCGGCTCGATCTTCTCGGCGCCGTCCTCGACGAAGTCGCTCATGATCGAGGTGCGCACGACCAGGATCTTGCCCGGCTTGTCCCAGCCGCCGGCGCCCTCGATCACCTCGACCTCGTAGAAGCCCGCGTTGATCATCTTGATCACGTTGACGGTGGCGCGGAGGGTGGGGCCGCAAGTGACGGTGGCGGTGCCGATCATGGTGTGCTCCTTGTTCTCGGTGATGACACAAGACTAGCCGAGTTTGCTCGGCTAGTCAAGCATCTTTCACCAGATCCGGTGCATCCGTCCCCGGGCCAGGCTCGCGGCCGTCGGCCCGTGCTTCCCGCAGTACGCACGCCCCGACCGGCCGCCCCAGAACGACCAGCCGAGCGGCTGCCCGATCGCGCGGATCAGGTCGCGCGGGTTGCGCACATCGTTCGGGTAGGTGGCCAGCGCGGCGGGCCGGATCTCGGCGCCGCACTCGCGCGCGCTGCACCGCGCGCCCATGACGACGAAGTTTTCGATCAAGCTCATGAATCAGGCTCCTCCGGCCGCCGCGCGGGCGTCCTGCTGGTCGGCGAACTCGATGCGCAAGCGCTTCAAGAGGGCCGGGTTGGTGGCACTCAGGTGCGCCGTGAAGGTGTCGAGCAGCCGCGCGAAGGTGCGCGCGTACCGCATCGTGAACTCGTCGAGGTCGAGCACCTCGTTCTGCCCGGGGTCGAGCACCAGGGCGGAGGCCTGCCGGCCGAGCGCCTCGACGACGTCGGTGGCGTTCGGGAATCGGCGCGGCAGACCGAACTCGCGGAGCTTCGTGTAGGTGGCCGAGTCGAGGTCGTTGACCTCCGCCGGGTACAGCTCGGCGGTGCCGTCGTCGGTCAGCGCGACGTGCTTGTAGGCGAAGTGGATACCGACCGAGCGGTGCGACATGCCGGTCTTGATCAAGCCCTCGTTGAGCAGCTCGGCGAGGTAGGTCGCGCGCGGCTGGGGCACCGCCACGGCCTGTTCGCCGACCTTCTCGAAGAACTCGTAAGGGTCGGCGCCCGTGCCGACCTTGAGGATCACGTCGGTGACGTCGACGCTGCGCAGCGCGAACTCGCGGCCGGCGGCGACCTGGCTGGGGGTGAGCGGCTTCGTGGTCATACTGCGAGTCTAGCCGAGCTTGCTCGGAGAGTCAAGGGTGAAGACGTACACCCGCCGGTCTTCGGGCAAGGCTTCTTCGCACGCGACCATGGCGCGGAACTTCGCCACGGTGATCGGGCGCGAGGTGGTCTTCTGCGGGGTGTCGCTCGGCGCGTCCTCGACGCTCATGACGTTCAGGCTGTCGCCCGGCTTGCCCGACACCATGCAGGTTTCCGCCTCGACGTGGTTGATCCGGCCGTTCATCTCCCAGTACACCAGGCCGCCCTCGGTGAACACGGGGTAGACGCCGGGCTCGACCAGCACCGTTTCGGCCGCGCCGAGCGTCGAGCCGGGCATCGGGAACACGCGGTTGCGCAGTACTTCGACGGTGCCAACCTGGACGCGGGTTTCGGTCTTGGGCATCGGTTACTCCTTGGTAGGTTGACGCTGCCAGAGCGGCCGGCGAGCTTGCTCGTCTCGCCACGCGGCGAGTTCTTCATGGCCTTTGACGGTCGGGACGATGTACATCTCTTCGGTCACCACGAACCCGTTGCGCTGCAACCAGTTCGCGGCGTTCTGCGCAACCTCGCTGAACCGCGCGGTACCGTCGTCGCCGGAAATCCAGACGTCCTGTCCGGGGCCGGTTCCGGGGAACCACATCAGGATCTCCTGCTCGGCACACAGCAGCGTCTCGAGCAGCGGCGGCGTCAAGCGGGTGTCGATCACCAGCCCCGAGGCGACCGCGCATCGGAACGCGATTTTCGTTTGCCGCGCGCGAGGACCATGCTCGACGCTCACGTAGTACTCGCCAGTGCGAAGGTCGCCGACGCACGGCCCGAGCAACGGCAGGCCGCCGTCTTCGGGCCGGTGGTGACAGAAGTGCGGTACGTGCGCCTTGTGGAAGCCGTAGTCCGCGCGCTCGGCGGGCGGCCCCCACGTGATGCCGCGCGGCAAGGTGCGCATCGGCTACAGCTTCGCGATCTCGACGCTGCGGAACGAGCCGGCGACGGCGAAGTAGGTGACGTTCGAGTTGACCCGGTCGGTGGGGTCGAACTCGAGGCTCCCGCCTTCCCGGACCGCCCTTTCGGCGCGTGCGCGGGCGTAGTTGTGCAGATCGCCCCGGATCTTGATCTTGTCCTTCTGTCCGTTGTGGAATGTGACCGTGACCTCGATGATGTTGGTAGGAGTCATTCCACAAGACTAGCCGACTTAACTCGGGGAGGCAAGCTCCGATGACGGACTCGCTCACCCGAGACATCGAACGCTGGTGGGGCGCCGAATCCGGCACCGACCTCACCCGCGTCGACTTCGACGCCATCGGCTACGAAGTCGCCGGCATCCGGGTCTCGAATGCCGTCGCCGACCTCGACCCCCAGCTCTACGAAGCTCTCGCACTGCTCGAGCCGCCGGCCCCCCACCCCTGGCGGCGGACCGCGCTCCCGCACCAGGTCGAGGCCGCCGAGGCGACCGAGCCCTACGTCCTGATGTGCGCCGGCCGCGGCGCCGGCAAGACCTACACCGCGTCGCACACCCTCACCGAATGGATCGAGGAAGAGCCCGGCGACTACGCGATCATCGCGCCCACGTTCGGTGACGCCGTCAAGATCTGTGCCGAGGGCCCATCCGGGTTTCTCAAGGCCGCCGGCGACCGCGTCGAATCGTTCAACAAGAACGAGTTCATCGTCTACATGACGAACGGTTCACGTGTCGTGCTCGCCTCCGCCGACGCCCCTGACCGCGTCCGCGGCTGGAACCTCACCGGCTTCTGGGCCGACGAACTCGCGTCCTGGAAAAAGGCTGAGATCTGGGACGAGGGCCTCGAGTTTGCGACCCGCATCGGGCGCACCCGCCGCATCATCACCACGACCCCGAAGCGCGGCTCGAAAGTCCTCAAAGACCTGCTCAAGCGCGTCGATGCTGAAGACCCTGACGTCAAGCTGGTCCGCGCGTCCACCTCCGCCAACGCCGCCAACCTGTCCGAGACGTTCCTGCGCACGATCCAGCAGCGCTACGCCGGCACCACCCTCGGCCGGCAGGAGCTCGACGGCATCCTGCTCGGCGACGTCGAGGGCGCCCTGGTCACCGGCGCCCAGATCGAGCGGGCTCGCGTCCGGCCCGCCGAGGTTCCGGAGCTGTGGCGGCTGGTCGTCGGCGTAGACCCCGCGGTCACGAACACCTCCGAGAGCGACGAGACCGGCATCATCGTCGCCGGCATCGGGCCGGCACCCGAGGGCTGGGAACCGCCCGTCGGCCAGCTCGTGCTCGCCGGCGCGCCGCACATCTACCTGCTCGAGGACGTGTCCGGCCGGCGGTCGGTCAACGCGTGGGCTAAGCAAGCGCTCATCACCGCTGACGAGTGGGCCGCGGACGCGATCGTCGCGGAAAAGAACCAGGGCTACGACCTGGTCGAATCGAACATCCGGCTCAACGCGCTGGTCGACCGGCTCGCCGTGCCGCACGTGCAGCTCGTGCACGCGGCCAAGGGCAAGTTCACCCGGGCCGAGCCGGTCGGCGCGCTGTTCGAGCAGGGCCGGTTGCACGTCGTCAACACGATGCCCAAGCTCGAGGACCAGTGGACGGAGTGGATCCCGGGCGACGGCACCGTGTCCCCCGACCGGCTCGACGCCTCGGTGTGGGCGGTCGTCGGTTTGATGCCGGAGCTCGGGATTGGTGGCTCGGGTGCGGTCAAGATCCTGTCGGCCGGCTGACCACCCGGGGCGCGGCGCACGACCGCCGTTGCAGCCGCCCCGGGTGGCCGTCTCCGGTCGCCCAGCACCTCGACGGTAGGCCGTCCACGGTCGTCCACGCCAGGTGGTTTGGACAGCGATCAGCCGTCGAGCGCCTCTTTCCGCTGCGGATCGAACAGCTTGTACAGCCGGTACGGCCGGCCGCCGTTGAGCTGCGGGCTCGTCTCCCATGTCGGGCCACCGATCGTCTTACCCAGGGCTCGCGCGCAGTTGGCGGCATGTTGGCTCGCCTTGCTGCTGTCGCCGCCGAACACGGCGACGTGGGTCGCCTCGCCGGGCTGCCCGTACATGTAGGTTGCGCTCGTGGTGGCCATCACGTGATTGTGCACGGATTGTCGCGGATCTGTCCGGAAGTGTTCGACTTTGTCCAGGCTGCTTGCGCACAACACAACCCTCCGGGTTAGCTGGAGGCACCTCCTTCTCGGAGTTGCTTCCTAGTTTGACGGCTGGAGCTGCACGACCCCTGTCCCCCGGGACGTTGAGCCATCGCGTTAGCGCGCGGGAACATCCCGGCAGGGCAGGGCTTTTGGTGACTGGTTTGGTTCACTCGCGGTACCTGTCCGACCGCCCGGCTCTGCACCCCGCGTGGGCGCGCGGAGAGCCCGGCCCACAGATAGGAGAACAGCCCCCGCGTCCGCGTGCACAGCGGACCAACGGGGGCCGTTCTGTCGTCTGGGTCCTACCCCCCGGGACTGGCCACGACCAGTAGACGTATCCCCGGTTTCTGCCGCTTGCGCAGAGCGACCGTGCAACCGGTCCGCGGGCGTTGCTGCGCTCGCCGGCGGTCCGGCGCGGGCCCGCTGCCTTCTCCCCGCCTCAACGGGGCGGTATGCGGGTCCGCGTCGACCATTGTACGTTCACGGCGGGCCGTATCCGGAGACGCGCACCGCCGTGCCGGGCACTCGAAGTCCCGGAGACGGGAGATCTTAGCCGTCGACGATCTCGCCCAGTTCCTTCTCGGCTCGCTGGACCAGCGGCAGCATCTCCGTGCACGCTGCGCGGTAGCCGGGCGCTTCGTCACTGTCGTCGCAGCCGTCGATGCCGTTCTCGGTGTAGTACACCAGCGACGACAGCGCGTCCCAGCCGAGCGCGGTCCGCGGGAACCGCAGCACGATCGAGCCGTCGGGTTTGCGCTCGGCCGCCTTGTAGATCCGGCCCAGCTCGACCTCGTCGGGGTACCCTTTGTCCGGCTCGGTGGCCGGCTCCTCCTTGGCGAAGTAGGCGTCCCATCCGGCGGACAGGGTGACCTCGTAGGTGGGGTCTTCAGTAGTGGTCATAGGACTGTCCTTTCTAGACGGTCGGGTCGAGCCGCCACGAGGCTGCGCCGGTGACGACGGCGCCGAGGCCGACGAATACGGCGGTGGTGTGGCTTCCGTCGAACGCGATGAGGGCGAGCTCGATCACCACGCCCACGAGGGTGAGCAGGGCGCAGAACCGGCGGACGTGGCGACGCATGGCTACTCCTTGAAAGGATTGGCTTCCAGGTTGTTCGTTTTCAGATGAGCTTCACGGGCGGTGTAGTACGCCGACAGCGGTGCCGCGGTGGCGTGCTCGACGGGTTCGCTCACGCTGCTGATGACGTCGGCCGCGGACGCGAGCCACACGCCGTGGTCACCGAGGTCGTGAACGATGAGCCGACACAGCCGGTTGCCGGCCAGCATGTAGATCGGCACCTCGTACTCGGTGAACACCTGGTCCAGCGACGGGCAGGTGTTCAGCTGCTTCAGCGCCTCGCGCCACGGGTTGCCCACGTTGCCACGTGCCGGTCGGAGCTCGCCCGGACGATGCTGCGTGCGGCTCAGGCCTTCTGGCGGGGGTTCGCGGCGTTTGCCGTCGACGAAGCCGGTGATCTTTGGGTCGAACGACGTCGCGTCCGCGCTGACCCCGTAGGCGTGCTGGTGCGGATACTTCTTGTTCCAGTTGCCCAGCACCACCTTCCACCACTCCTCGCGCTGTGCGAGTCGTTCGCGGATGGCGGCGGCGAGCTCAGGGCTGGTGCGCCATGCGAAGTTGATCTCGCTCATCCGCGCCGCACCTCCATGAAGTTGAGCGCCGCTGCGATCGCCGAGGCCGCGATCTTCTTGACCTCGTAGTCGACGTCTTCGTCCTGGTCGTAGTAGAGCACTGCGATTCGGGCGAAGAAGTCGCCGAAGTCGGACTCCACCAAGATCTCGCGGCGCACGTAAGGGATCGGGGTCGGCTCGACGCCGCCGGCGTACAGGGTCACCGTGGGCAGCATGCCCTCTTCGCGGGTGAACTGGTCGTGGCGCAGCTTCACAGTGCGGCCGTTCAGCTCGCCGCCGATGACGCGGTACTCCTTGACGTCGGCGGTCATTCCTTGCCCTCACGCTTCATGATCTCGCCGGTCACGCGCCGGGAAGCCAGGCGCAGTAACGCATCGAGCATGTACAGGCTGCGGTCGGACATATGTGGCTGCGGACCCTCGTCGCCGTGGTCCACATGGGACATGTTGCCGCCTTCGAAGAACACGAGCTGCGGTTCGGCCGTGGGGGTGAAGGTGTACGACCGCGGGTCCGGCCTGTCGGCGCTGAACTCGAGGCCGCTCGGACGGACTTTGCGCGGGTCGTTCGAGAGGGCGATCGGCCAGGTGGCCAGGGTGATCGGGTCGGCCGGCCCGCTGATGATCGTGCCGTCGCTGACGGTCACCCGGTGCCACTCCTTGATGTTCACGAATTTGACGACCAGCACGCCCCCGTTCGGGCTGACCCGGATCTCTTCGACTTCGTGGCACGTCATGCCGGCACCTCACCATCGACGGTGACCAAGTGGACGATCTCGTGGGGGTCGAGGGGTCGCGTCACCGCGGTGCTGTCCGCGTGGCGATTCGCGCGGTGGACGTACTTGCCGTCCTCGAGGTGGTCGATGTCGTCCACGCGCATGATCAGCCGGCTGCCCGCCCCTTCGCGCGGGCACGGCTCGAACGCCTGGTGTTCGTTGCTCCAACGCACCCAGTACCGGGCGCCGGCGAAGACGGCGTTGACGGTTTCCTGGCCGAGGCGCGCGCGCTCGGCCCGGGCGGTAATGCTGTCCTGGTCGTCGAAGCGGACGACGGCGCGGCCGCCGAGCCGGCGCACCTCCCTGATCGCCTCGCGGGCGATCAGGTCGAGGTTCGGGCTGGCGGTGCGGCGTGGGCCGTGGCCGCGGTCCGGGCGATAGAGGTCCCAGCACGATCCGCCAGGCAGGCGCTGCACGAGGATCTCGGGCAGCACTGCGGGCGCGGTGGTGGGTTCGGTCGTGGTCATGCGTCAAGACTAGCCGAGATCACCCGGCTACACAAGCCGACCATGAAGTGTCCATGAGCTGTCCAGGAAATGTCACCACACCAGCCCTACGGGCCGATATCGTGGACCTCGGCCAGTGGTTCGCATGACGAGTCCGCCCGCCCCGCAGCGTGTGCCGGGGCGGGCGTTCCTCGTTTCCGCACTGTCCAACAGGTGTCCAAGTCTTGGACCTGCGCCGATACGCCGGCTACCGTCGATCCCGTGGTGTTGCCGAGTTGCTGACGTCGCCCATGAAACCGCCCGCACGGGCCACCGGGGTTGCCGACCCGCCGTGTGGGCGGTTTCGCGTCACGTGGACTCCCCCTGGGCCCTCTCTCCTTCGCGCCGCGGAGGTACCCCTGGCCGCACCATAACGGCAGGGGTCCGCGCACCACGACGGAAGGCCCGCCCCGACACTTCCCGGGGCGGGCCTTCCTCGCTGAGCTCACTTGCGGTGCGGACAGGTGCCGCGGTGGTTCCCGAAGGTTCCGCCGCACGTCGAGCAGCTGATATCCCGGTTCTGGCCGTTGCTGTCGCGATTCGCGTCGTCCGGCGCCTGCATCCTCGGCTTCATGAGTTCACCCCCGCCCTGATCCCCTCGATTCGTGCCTGTACTCCGCGCAGTCGCGCGGCGTTCGCTGCGTCCTTCTTCGCGCGCATCTCGGCGGCCGTGGCGCGCCGCTCGAGCGAGTCATCCTGAAACGGCCGCGGGGGCACGTCGCCCGCGGTGATCTCCACTTCGCGGTCGTAGGTGACGACTTCGCCGTACTCGCCGCGCATCGGCTCGAGCACGCCGACCATCGTCCCGTGCTCGCCGAAAACCGGGGGCGCGGCCACGAAGTACCAGCGGCTGTTCGTGAGGAAGTACTGCCCCTTGCACAGGTCCTCGACGGGGATCCGCAGGGTCCGAACTGTCGACATGTCGACCCTTTCAGAAGATGGACGAGACCAGCTCGCCGAGCTCGCCGAGCAGGCCGGCGATCGTGTACAGGGCCGAGCCGATGGTGTCGACGAACAGCCACTGGAACCCGGCGTAGCACCCGATCCTCGCCGGCTCAAGCACGTCGTGGACGAGGTGGGCGCCGAGGGGGGTCACGATGAGCAGGCCGAGGACGATCAGCGTGGCAACCGCGGCGGCGGCGTTGCGGGTCTGTGTGGTGGTCATGAGGCGAGTCTAGCCGAGCTAACTCGGAGCGTCAACTAGAACTTCTTGCCGCCCTCGCCGGCGCGGGCCTCGCGCTGGTGGTCCAGCCGGGCGGCGTTGTACTGCATCTTCTCGCGGTAGGCGCCCTCGAGGTCCAGCCTGAACGCACCCGCGTAGTCAAAGATCCGGATCAGCGCGTCGGCCAGTTCGACCTCCTCGGCTGAGCGGTGCGGCAGATGGTCGTCGGGCCGGCCTTTGCGCACACCCTCGAGCGCCTCGGACAGCTCGGAATGCATCAGGGCGATCAGCTCACCTCGATTGCGCTCGAGCCGGCGGCCCTGCTCGTCGTACCACCAGATGTGGTTCGCCGCGTGTGCTTCTTCCGCGTACTGGTTCAATCCGTCCACTATGGACTCCGTTTCATCGGACGTTGTACACCCGCGCCTTTGTGACGACGGGAGTTCCTTCGGGCCCGCGGCTGTGCTCGCTGATCTTGCGGCGCACGCGCGTCCGCTCGCCGGTCTCCTTGTCCACCACCCAGTAGTGCCGATAGTGCTCGCGAACCGTCACCTGGTGATCCAACGGCTTGCCCGAGCCAGGGTTCTGCACCGGCTGCGATGGCCGTCGCATCTCGATCACCGAGACGTCGCCGGACAACCCGGCCCGTTGCGCTCGCTTGCGGGTGGTTCGCGGCACGTGCACCGGTTCGTCGTCCTCGGGTGGCCGGGACTCCGGCGTGTCCGCGTGCTTCCACACCGCCATCAGCAGGCGCGCGACGGATACTCGGCCGCCCTGGCTCGGGTCGAACCCGTTCGTGACGGCGTTCTTCCGTTCCGTTGGGGACAGCCGCGAGGACATCGGGCCGCACTGCTGGAAGTCCAGCATCACCAGCATGTTCGAGATGAAGAAGCCGCCCGTCATGCCCTGGATCGACTCGATCGTGGTGCTGCCTCCCGTGGCCAACGCACGTTGCTTGAGCATCGCGGTCGCCGTATCTTCGCCGCGGTTCGCGTCGCACCAGGTAGTGATCGTGTAGCCGTTCGTTTCCTCGCCTTTGGGTGTCGTAAGGAACGCGCGACCCCAGCTGATCATGTGGAAGTACTGCGAGTATCCGCCGACATGCAGTGAGTTCAAGGGGTCCTCGAACACCAGTAGGCCGTAATCCATGGGTGGCTTGACAGTGTCGACGCGGTCGGTGTCCGAAAAGGACCGAGCGATCCGGTAGATTTCCTCGTTCGCCGTCGCGGCGACACGGATGGTTCCCGCCTGCTGGATCTGGTCGGCCACCTTGACGCCTACGTCGGGATCCGACAGCTGGGCACGTTTTGCCCACGATTGGATCCAGCGACACATCCGCATGTCGTCCAGTCGGACGGCGAGATCGGTGTGAATGTCGACGGCATCGGCGGGCCGCATCGGCTCTCCCTCGGGACGGGACAGGGGCCGCCGTCCACGATGGACAGCGGCCCCTAGTCTAGCCGAGTTATCCCGGTGAGTCAAGCGGGCAGGTGTGACCCTTCCTCGTGGTCGACGACGGTCTTGAGCGTATGCGCCGGCAGGATCTTGTAATGCTCGGCCAGCGGGCGGGCGGCTCGCCGGTACTGCTGCACGTAGGCCACCAGCGCGCCGTCGTCGTTTTCAACGCGGTAGCGCTGCTGGCCTTCGCGCAGGATCCAGCCGCCGACGGACTCGAAGGTGCCGTCTTCGGAGGTGATCAAGATGCTGGCCTTGCCGCGCGAGACGACGTCGATGGACGCGGTCGCTCTCGGCTTCGGGTCGGTCATGGTTGCGCCTCTCGTGCCAGGGTCGTACCTTGGCTAATCTAGCCGACTCAACGCGGAGCGTCAAAGACCCCGGCGCGCCGCGCCGGCACTGCTCGAGCGGGGTGGGATGCTGGCCGCGACAACCCGGACGACCAGGGAGAACCGATGTCCTACACCGACAGCAGCGGCGCCGCGCTCAGCAAGGCGCAGATCGTCGCGGCCGCGACCACGATCGCCGGCGAGACCGTCTACCAGATCGGCGCGGACGTCCACCAGCGCGTCACGCAGGACGGCGACGACTTCGAGGCCAACGTCCGGCTCGCCCTGGTGGCCGGCCAGAAGATCACGCAGACGCAGCTCGATGCGATGTTCAAGCCGGCCACCATCGACACCGTCACCCCGGCGTCCGGCGCCGCGGCCGGCGGTACCGCGATCACGATCAAGGGCACGAACTTCGGGGGCGTCACCGCGGTCACCGTCGGCGGCGTCGCGGTGACGAGCCTCAAGGTGGTTTCCGAGACCACCATCACCGCCGTCACGGGTGCGCACGCGGCCGGCGCCGTGTCGGTTGTCGTGACCGACGACTCGGGTGCGGTCACCAAGACCACGGCCTACACCTACGTGTGATCGGACTCCCGGCAGCGGCGGCCGGGGTACGAAGAAGGGCCCCCCTCGGCGACCTCCCCGAGGTGGGGCCCTTCCATTTCGCAGCGCGGGAGGCTGCTAGCGGGTGATGCCGTCGAAGTAGTCCTCGAGGGCGTCGACGACGGCTTCGTTCTTGGGGTCGTAGGTGTCGGACATGGAGGCTCGCTTTCCGTTCGGTGATGGGGTGTCGGGCCGGGCGGGGAACCTGTCGGTGCCCGGGGGCGGAGGTAGGTAGCATCCCGCCCGGCCTGACACTTCCGAGACTAGCCGAACCTACTCGGCTTGTCTAGTCACGAACCGTCGCACCCGACGGAAGGCGGCCGCTACCGCCTCCGGCGCTCGGTAAATGACGAAATCGATCACTGCGTCGAGCACCTCGAGGATGACGAATCCATCATCACGGCACTGCTCCGCCCACCGCTGACGTGCCGTCCTTTGTGGATAGATGATGTGGCTACGGTCGTCGAAATGGGGAATGTCGCCGAGCATGTGTGCCGGCAGTGCGAAGGCCTCGGCGATCCACCGTGCCTGCTCCGTCATCTCGCGGCGTCGGCGCACGATGCCCTCGGAGTAACGGACCAAGTCCATCACGCGAGATGCGTCGTTGGCCGGCGGTCGGACAGACCAGACCGGGTCCACGCTCAGGAACGTCTCGATCCGGCCGTCCATGTGGATCCGAGCATGCGTCACCGTAGCGTGCGCCTGCCACCCGCCGCCGTGGCCGTTCAGGATGTATGCCTGGCCGGGGAGTGGTGCGATGCGCGGCATGACTCGGAACTCGTTCCCCATGAACAGGTTGTACGCCTCTCGCCGTCGCTCTTCCCCACGCTGATAGGCGGCCGCGAAGGCTTCGGGTGTCAGGAACTGCATCAGGCCGAACCCGCTCTCGAAATCCGGTTGCTCGGACCGATGCGTCGGCGTGGCCGGGTGATCCTCGGGCACGACGACTTCGCCGGCCGAGTACGAGTGGAACGGCGACGGCTCGAACTTGCCACCGATCTGCTCGGCCTGCCATGCCCGTTCGCACGTCTCGCGACAGAAGTCGTCCGACGGGCTCGACTCGGGGATCGTCTTCTTGCACCACTGGCACGGCCGTTCGATCACGGCGTCCAGATCTTCGAGGAATCCCACGGCTCCCCACCCTCCAATTTGGTCAGTCCGATATCGGCCCGTCGGCCGGCTAGGTTTCCGTCGATGGCTCCGTAGTCGAACATCGTCGGTGGCTGGTAGTCGACCTTGTTGATGTCCGGGAACCGTTTGTTGTAGTAGTCCTCGGCGTCCTGGTCTCGGGTACGCAAGGCCAGCTCGGTTGATGGTCCCGCAGGCAGCACATGCTCCTCGTCGCGCTCTTGCTGCACCTCGGCCGCGGTGCGCTGCTCGATCTGGTCGAGCCGGATCCCGACTGCTTGGGAGTACGCGGCGTACCAGTTGCGGGCGTAGCGCTGGTAGAGCGTTTCGGTGATGAAGTCGCGGCCGGCGGCGTCGGTGGCGAGCCCATTCTGCGCCACGACCGACAGCGTTTCGAAGAGCATTTCGACGCGGTCGATGTCCACCGGTGCGCCCATCACGAGGGCACCCGAGGGCACACGGTTGCGTTTGTGGCGCAGGTGTACCGAGCGGCAGTGCACCGCGGCCGCGATGTGCGCGATCAAGACGATCTTCTCTTGCGCGAACGGCGCCTGGACAGTGATCACGCGTTCGGTGACGCCGTCGAGTCCGCGCGCGTCGTCGAGGTCTTGGGGCTGGATCGCGTGGCGCGCCATCACTTCTGCCGCATGGGACGCGTAGATCCGGGCCTCGGCTTCGGTGGCCGCCGGGTCGCGGGCCTTCGCGAGCAGACTGTTGATCGTCGCGATCCGCTTTTCGCGGGTCGGCTTCTTGGGCATGAGGGCTATGCTAGCCGACTTAACTCGGTTCGTAAACGTCGGTGCGTCGTCGACCCGCTCCGAGTAAGCCCGGCTAGGATGGCCACATCCCGACTCGAAAGGATCATCACCATGAGCCAGTTCGCCGACGAGCTCGCCGAGCGCATGCAGACCAAACTCGCCAGGCACTTCGCTCGCATGCCCGGTGAGACAGCCATCTCCATTCCCACCAAGATGCTCGCGCGCGCAGTGGAAGAGATGCTCGCCGACGGCCGCGCCGTCCCCGAGGTCCCGCGCTACGACCCCGAGCTGGCCGAGAAGCTGAAGTGGTCCGGTCTGACGGCCGACCTCACCACCTTCGTCCCGCCCACGATCGCCGCGGACGTCGACGGCCCCGGCGTGGTGCTCACCATCCAGCACGGCGTCGAGTACTCCGAGGACGAGGACGCGCCCGCCCCGCCGCCGATCGTGCTCGAGGCGATGCCGGACACGATGCGCGCGTTCGCGCTGCATCTGCTGTCGGTGTGCGAGCAGGCCGAGGGCGGCACCACGAAGCCCGAGCTGCACGGGCCGGCCGCCGATGTCGAGCTGGAGCAGCGCGAGATCCGGGTGCTCGGCGGATGAGGGAAGTTCTGTTCGGCCTCGTCATGCCTTGGGTCAGCATGATCCCCTTCGTGCTGGTCGTCATCGCGGCCATCGAGATGGTCGTGGACTGGCTGCCCTCGCGGTTGCCCGTCGAGCCCGAGGAATCGTTCGAGCGCATCGTGATCGTGCCCGGCCACAACGGATTCGCCGCGCGGATCACCGATCCGCTGTTCTTCCAGGGGCCGCCGGTGGTGGATCCCACGGATTTCATCGGGACCACCGGCCTACTTGACCCCTGAGCTTGTCGAGCCGAGTAAACTCGGCTAGACTTCCATCAAGACCGACCAGAAAGGAGGCCCCTCGTGGAGAGCAGGAACACCCGCGCTCAGTGGGCCGACGACGTTCCCGACCTGTACGGGGAGAGCCTCGCCAAGGCCGGCGATTACCTCACCATCGCGCAGGTCAGCAACCTGACGTCGCTGTCGCCGAACACGCTCAGGGACGCACTCAGCCGGCCCCCGGTGACGCGCAAGGACAACCCGATGTTCGCGCTGTCGCGCCCGGCCGCCCGCATCGCCAACCAGCCGCTCTACTCCCCCGAGCAGGTCGAGCAGGCGAAGAAGATCCAGAAGGACACCGGCCACCGCCACCTCGGCGGCGGCACCGAGGCTCTCGAGGTCGTCTCGCCCCAGGAAGCCGAACGGGCGGGGCTCGTCTCGATCGTCGAGTTCAAGGACTTCGCCGGCGTGCACGAGCAGACCGTGCGCCGGTGGGCCCGTGAGCAGGAGTCGTTCCCGCAGCCGGTCGCCCTGCGTTCGCGCTCGGGCGGCGAGCAGGACGGTGCCCGGGTGCACCCCGGCGTGCCGATCGTGATGTACGAGTTCGACGCCGCGAAGAAGTGGCTGCGCAACTACATCGAGACCGGCACCGGCAAGCGCGTCGAGCGGATCGCGGAACACATGCGCGCCGCGCACGACTGGAAGATCCGGGCCGGTTCCCGAGCGGAAGCGATCAGCGCGTAAACTCCCCTCTCGAGCGGCTCGTTGCTCAGGGGAGCAAGGAGAAGACCCCGTCGGCCGGTGATGGCGACGGGGTCTTCTTACGTCCACAATCGACTGACCATTCGCTCGAGGGCCTCGAGCAGCGGCAGCAGCGCACCGAACACCGCGAGCACTGCCACGCCGGCGCCGGCGATCGACAGCGGGAAAATCAGCCGTTTCTCTACCGCCTTGCCGGCCTTGAACCGCAGCGGCGTCGGCGAGCCGGCGGAGAACCAACGCTGCCCTTTGATCACCAGCGGGAAGAACAGCGGCGCCCCGTAGTCGGTGAGTGCGTCGCCAAGAGCGTGCACCCACGCGCCGAGGCCGACGACCAGACCGATCATGATCGGCATCTGGTCGGCGTAGGTGCCGTGCAGCGCGAGGTACGCGGCACCGGTGAGGATGGTCGCGGTGCCGTAGTCGCGACTCGCCTTGTGCTTGGGCGGCAACGCGCGCAGCGCCCACACCAAGAACAACCAGATCACCGCGAGGGTTGCCCAGGTACCTGGTGTCGTGCCCCAAATCCCGGCGACCGCGGGAATGCCGCCGAAGAGCAGGCCGAGGCCTGGCGGTCCGAACGGTGTATGCGTGATGCCGCGGTGCCCGTCGAGGTTCTTGCGATCACGGGCGGTCTTGGTGCGGGCGTACACGCTCGCGGACAGCGTCTGGATTGCCGCTGATCCGACAGCGGAGACGACACCGAGAGAGCGGGACGCGGTGGCGTTGGGGTGGTCGAGGTCGGGCGCGATCGCGGCGCCGGCGCACAGCATGCCGAGGGTGAGCGCGGTCGGGATGTTCATCGGCTGGTCGAGGACGGGGGCGAAGGTGCTCGCGGCAAGGCCGGCGGTCAGTCCGTGCAGGGCGTGCGTCGGTCCCATGACCATGATCGTCATCCTTTGCGGCGTGTCGAGGCGGAGTCCTCTTGTCAGGCTAGTCTAGCCGAGCTACCGTGGTGAGGTTCCGACCCGGCCATCACCCGGAAAGGGCAAGACTCATGTACGGCTATCCCAGCGTTTACAAGGACCAATTCGGCAAGAACTGGATCGCGGACTATTGCGGTGGCACCCGCGAGAACCCCAGTGGCCCGCTCGGGCGCGAGGGTTTCACCAACTTCGGGGCCGCGGTCGAGGCGGCGGACACTTACGCCCGCCGGGAGCGCGGCCTGTATCACGTGCGACTCCAGGAGACCTACGCCGCCGAGCGGGTCGAGGAGGTCCACAAACGGGCCGCCGACAACCGCGGTCGGCGTTTGGTTTCCGCGTGAGCAACCGGCGCACCCTCAAGCTCGAGGCGAAGCCGATCTTGGACTCGCGTGCGTTCATCGGGATGGCCAGTCGGCACGGCCAGTTCGTCTGCACCTGTGGACACCCGGCCGGTCACCTGCACCCCGAGGACGCGATCACCTGCGTGGGCGTCATGGCGGCCGAGCTCACGGTGGACGTCCGCAAGGCCTTGACGCGCCTAGCTAACTCGGCTAGTCTCGCAGGATGACCACCATACCGCTCACCCCCGCCATGTACGCCATGTTGGCGCGCGCCGGCGCCCGGCCGGACGGCAGCATCGAGACCAGGAAGCAGACCGCCGACGCCTTGCGCGTACGCGGCCTGGCCGTGGTCACGCTGCTGTCGTCAGGCCGGGTCGGCGTCACCCTGACCGCCCTCGGTCGGCACCGGCTCAAGGAGGCCGAAGCCGAGGAGGCCGCCGCGCCGCGTCCGCTCGTTACGTGGACATCCGGGCGCTACGGCACGCTCACCGGCACCGTGGGCACTGTCGACGTCTTCTCGATCGCCCGGAGCACCAGCACGAGCAACCCCGGCTTTTACCTCGACAGCCGGCTGTTCGTCACCTCTCGCGAGCTCCACCGCGACGAGACCGCGGCGAAAGACACCGCCGAGGTCAACTTCCGGGCGTGGATCGCCGAACTCGGGCTCCAGCCCATCCCTGGCGGTGCGTGATGCAGGCGATTCCGACACCCGAGGTGCCGGCGGAGCTCGACCCGGTGCTGAATCGGCCCGAGGTCGGCGAGCCCTGCTACGTGATCGGCAGGCCGTCCGTCGACGCGCGACTGGTCGAACTGGCCGGCCCGATGGGCGCCGAGTGGACGCATGGCACCGCGACGCTCACCTGGACCGTTCCGGGCGAGTCCGCGCCGCGTCTGCGATGCTTCCGCGCGAGCCTCGTCACGTCGTCGCTGAAGGTCGCTACGACGCCGGCGCTCGAGCTCCGGCGGTACGGCTGGAACCTCCCCTAAACAGCTGTTGACAAGCCGAGTAAACACGGCTAGTTTCGAAGACGTCGGGCCTCGGACCCTCCCCCCTCGCCGGGGCCCGCGTACGGCGCACTGGTCCAGCGGAACGGACACCCGGTTCTCACCCGGGAGACTCGAGTTCGACTCTCGGGTGCGCTACGCAAGTGATCCCCGGTCAAGCGTGTCGGACTGCAAACTTCGGGGCAGGCCGACTGCGGGATTGGATCACAGGACGGGAGAAATACCGGGCAGAGCTCCCGCCCTTACCCTGGTGCGGTCTGGACCACCGCCTCTAACGACCAGGGCTCGACAGTCAGCGGGAACGGTCCAGGCGAGAAGCCCGGGCGCTGGTGGGTGGACCCACCCCCCTAGTGCGACCGGCGGTTCAATTCCGCACGGCGCCCGGCTTCTCGCCCCACAATTTCGAGTTCCGAGGATGATCACCGCTGACCGGCCTCATCAACCGGAAAGTGCCGGGCGCAAGCCAGGGCAGGGACTCACGTAAACCCCCCGGCGCCCGGCCGGGTTGAGAACGAACCGGGCGCGCCGTGGTGATGAGCCCGGCGCAGGCTGGCAGCATCCCAGGAAACGGGCGTGGTGCCGTCGGCCAGGAACTACATGACCCGGCGTGCGGCATGCACACCGACGCCTCCGACGCCCCGAGACGTCAGCCTCGGCCGCCAGGCCCCGGGTCCGGTTCCGTCCCGCATTGACACGAGGAGGAGATCACGATGTCCGCACCCGACAAGGGGGCCGCCAAGGACGGCAGCTCGCTCGCCGAGACCGTCTCGAAGAACCTCGAGGCGAGGGGCGTGCACGGCGCCACCGGCAACACCCGGACCAACGCCACCGGCACGCGGAACACTGCCGGCAACCCCCGTCGGTAGAACCCAGGACTCCCGGGCGCGGCTATCGGACGGAGCTGCCCCTGCGGCTCTGGCCGGCGTCCCGATCGCCGGCGGGTTGCGACCTTCCAGGGCGGCCCGGGAAACGAAAGCCCCCACGGCGAGCACCGTGGGGGCTTTCTCATGCCGCTGAAATGTCAACGTTGTCGGGAGTGTTCGTTGCCGAGCCACGTCGGTTAGTCTCATCCGGTGAACCACTGGCTACCGTGGTTGCTCGCGATGGGCAACCTTTCGTCGATCTTTCTCACCGGCCGCGGCAAGCTCGCCGGCTTCGTTGTGTTGGTGCCTACGCAGCTCGTGTTCGCGGGCTACGCCGCCTACACAGATCAACTCGGGTTTGTGCTACAGGGAGTAGCAATGGCGTCCATGGCGGGCGTCGGTTGGTATAAATGGGTGAACGATGGCGTCCATCGGGATGGCCGCCAACCCCGTGAAAAAGTATCGCCGGCAACCGAGTAGTTCCGGCTTGACAAACCCCTGGTCATACTGGAGCGGGGACCCCGGCTTGGTGATGGCAGGCCGGGGTTCCCTTATGCGCCGGCCGGGGGCTGGGGCGGTGCTCCAGCGTGATCGTATCGGCGTACGGGTCGTTCAACGAGCAGGCTCACCGAAAGGTGTTGACGCTCCGAGCTAACTCGGCTAGTCTAGGGTTATCCGAATGAGGAGGACCCCATGGCCAGGATCAAGACTCCCGCCGGAAGTCGCCGGGGTAGCCCGCGAGTGGGCGACGTTGTGCTCATCGCTCATCTGGACGGTTCGGGTTACACCCGCACCCTGGTCACCCGCGTCGCCGTGCGACAGGTCAAGATCGGCGATTTCGTCAGCGAGCGCTACGCGATTGACACGGCCGCGTTCGGTTTCGACGGATACCGCTCCCGGGGTGACTTCTACCTCCTTGCGGCATGACCGATCTCCCCTTGCTTCCCACCACGATCACCCGGCTCCACGAAGCGATGGAGCCTGGGTTTGTCCGGGTGCCGGAAATCGCGCCCGGTTGGTTCGTGATCGGTCCGGAACGCGCGGTGGTCCCCGGTTACCCGTGCCGCGTCTACCGCTGGACCACGCACGACTACGTCACGGTCGAACTGGACCGGCTCGTGGCCGCGCGGGTCGTCGAGCACAAACCAGGCAGTCGGTACGGGACCGGTCGGCAACGCTACGTACTCGCCTCGATCAAGATCAGCAAGAAAAGCTGAGAGGAAGATCATCATGGGTTACGACACCAAGATCTACGGCGAGATCACGATCACGCCGCCGCTGCCCTACGGCAAGATCAAAAACTCGCCGTTCCGCTCGATCAGCCGCGAGGACACAACGCTCATGTTCGACGAGGACTCGCATGTCGAGGACACCGAAGAGGGCACGCTGAGCAAGACCAGCGCGGTCGGGATCAAGATCCGTTACGACGAGACCGGCCGGCACTACGGGATCGACACCGAACTGACCAAGATCGTCGACGCCTTCCCGGACCACGAGTTCGAGGGCAGTTTCGTCTCCGTGGGCGCGGACCCCGGCGACATCCGTCGCGTGCGCGTCGAGCGGGTCGCCGGCCCTGGCCGCGGGATGAGCCGCCGCGTGGTCGAGGAGAAGGCAGAGCTGCACTGGCCGGACGGCACCAAGGTCGAGTTCTAGGTCCGTCGTCGACGTTCTAGGCCCCCATGACGTCGCACCCCCCACGGTTGTTCGGGCTACCAGCCAGTATTCACCCGTTTGGGGGGGTGTGGGATTCAGGCTAGACAAGCCGAGTTAACTCGGCTAGACTAGGTTCATGACCGAGACGCAGAAGCCCCTCGCCCAGCAGACGCCCCGCGAGATCGACGAGCAGCTGGCCACCTTGGACGGCGCCTACCTCGCGATGTCCGACAAGCGCAAGGCCAAGATCGAGTTCGCCCACAGCCTCAACGGCGAGCGCGCCCGCTACGTCGGCCGCCGCCGCAAGGAGTGGCCGACCACCACCGACGAGGTGCTAGAGCAGCTGGCCCTCAAGCTGGCCGACGAGAAGATTCCGGCCTACGACGTCGCCAAGGTCACCGAGCTGATCGAGACCGTCGACGGTCTGGCTCGCGAGATGCGCGCCAACCGCGAGGCCTGCGAACCGCTGGACGCCGAGTACGACCGCCGCCACTGGGCCCGGTTCTTCCAGGTCGAGGACGGACACATCCACTCCGGGATGCGTTGCCAGGGCGGTTCGATCCGGGTCACCACTCGCGTGGGGTGGCGGCCCGAGCTGTCCGACAAGGACGTGACCGAGGCCGTCGCCGCCCTTGGGCCGACGCTGTGCACGAAGTGCTTCCCCTCGGCGCCGGTCGAGTACACCCGGGGCCCGGAGAAGAAGCTGACGCCGGGCTACTGCGGCGGCCAGGGCAAGCTGGGCGTCGAGCTCCAGATGCGGTACGCGAGCCCGCGCGGGAAGTGCCCGGACTGCGGGCAGCGCGTCGGCGTGACGAGCCTCGGGAAGGTGCGCCGGCACAAGCTGCCCACCGCGTGACCGACCGCTCAGGATCCCCTCAAATGAGGGGATTCTGAGCTTGCGTAGCCGAGCTAACTCGGCTAGACTCGACTCATGGTCCAGATCAGTGAGTACGGCGAGCACCCGGTCTTCAGCACGAAGTGCATCCCCTGCGGGCGCTCGATCGGGCTGTGTCGGAACGAGGACGGCGAACCGGTGTACGTGGACGACCTCGGTCGCACGCTTTGCCCGGACCCGGAGCAGGACGGCGAACTGTTCATCCACGAGCCGACCAACCACGTGTTCCCCCGCGACTTGGTCTAGACCATGCCTGTTCGAATCCACTGCGCGACCTGCGGGGGCGACCCTCACGCAGGCCCGTGCCGACGCACCGGAGGAGGTGCCCACGATGAAGATCGATTTCGATTGGCTGGAGTTCGCGCTGTGCCGGGGCGCCGACCCGGGGCTGTTCGACGCGCTCGACGGCACGCGCGACCAGGCCCGCGCCCTCGGCATCTGTGCCGAGTGCCCGGTCCGTTCCGAGTGCCTCGGCGCCGCGCTGCTCGAGGGCGACGACACGACCGTGCGTGGCGGCCTCACCCCGGAGCAGCGGCGCATAATCCGCCGGCGCGCCCATGTGCGTGCGGCTTGACCTCGAGCCGGCCGGCCCCGCACCTGGCCGGCTCGAGCTGCTCCCCCCGAGAGAAGGCTTCATGATCAACGTCCGGAGGTTGTTGTTGCGTCCCCGTCTGCCCGAGCCCGAGATCCCTGGTGCGCACTCCGCCACCCCCGACCGACCGGCCGGCTTCCGCTGGCTCGCCGGCATCGCCCTGAAGGGCCAGGATGTCGCCTCGTTCTTCGTGCCTTTCTCGTGGCTGCTGCACCGCTCTGACAACGTGCTGCTTCGCCGGCAGGAGCAGCTTCACCGCGCCACCGCCTACGGCGTTGTGCCGGCGGAGCTCGCTGCTTCGGTGGTCTCTGCTCCGATCGAGTGACAAGCTAGACAAGCCGAGACAGTTCGGCTAGTCTAGCTTTATCACCGAGACGAGGAGCCCGAGATGATCACCGCGACCTACACCACTCCCGAGATCAAGTTCGCCGACTTCGCCGACTACAACCCCGGCCACGGCACCGAGACCGTACGGGAGACCGTCCTCGGTCTGCGGGACGAGTACGCCGCGACCAAGATCAAGACGGTCACTACGCCGGTCGGGCACCAGTTCATCGTCACCGGCCCGATCGTCGACATCGCCCGGCTGGCCGCGCTGTACAACCAGCGCATCGACGGCAGCACGCTCCCCACCGCCGAGCACTACGAGCACATGCGCACCGTCGAGGCCCGGCAGCTCGGCTGCTGGCTCGACGAGGGCATGTACGCCCGGGGCAGTGCGCTGCACGTCGCCGCTATGGACGAGCTGCACCTGCGCGCCCTGGACGAGGACGTCGAGCGTTGCCACGGCTGGGCGCTGGAGGACTACACCGTCGGCAAGAGCGTCTTCCCGGTCCGCTGACCTGGGCAAACGCCAGCCCCGCCCCACCTCCCCGGGGCGGGGCTTGCTCCGTTCGAGTGAAGCCGCCGTGGGGGCTTGTCTAGCCGAGCCTGCTCGGCTAGTCTAGGTACATCACCACGGAGCACCACCCGAGACCCGGAGGCCAGGATGACCACCACGACCACCGCCCAGCACCGTTCCGCCGGCGCCCTCGCCACCGGCCAGATCGCCGACGACATGATCCTGATCCACCACGCGGCCGTCACCTACGGCTACGACGACATGGCGCAGGACTACCTCAACCGGTACGACGACGCGATCGCCTACCTGCACACGGACGCCACCCTCGACGCCCAGATCGCCGGGATCAAGCTCACCCTCGCCGGCCCCGCCGCGGGCCGCTGCCCGAGCCACGGCTACTACCCGCAGGGCCGCTGCGGGATCTGCTGACCACCTCGAGGCCCCGCCCACCGGGCGGGGCCTCGGCCGCTCTTCGAGGAGGACACCGTGAACCTGCGCAAGTGGATCAAGGAATTCCGCGAGGACTGGGCCGCCGCCGGTGAGGCCCTCGACCGGGCGGAGCGCGCCCGTGCGCGGCGTCGCGCGGCCGCGCCCCGGCCGCCCCAGGACGCCACCGCGGCCGCCGCTGGGGGTCTCGCCGCGGCCGCCGGGGCGCAGGCTGCGCAGGCCGCCGCTTGCCCGCCGGACGCGGGTTGCACTGGGGCTTGACGCTCCGAGCTAACTCGGCTAGACTAGGTCTCACACCGAGCAGGGAGGCACCCCGTGGACATCACCGCCGCGATCACCGAGTTCCGCAAGCACAACGCCGCCCTCCGGCGGATCGAGCAGCGCACCGGCACCCGCGTCGCCGCCGGGAACTGGACCGTCAGCCCGCGCACCCGCGCCGCCGTCGCCCGCCACCGCGACGCCATCGACGACGTCCGGACCGCGCTCGACCTCGCCGGGCACCGCTACCTCGTGGCCACGCTGGTGATCGAGGCGCAGGAGCGCAGCAACCTCGCGTGGGCACGCCGCGAGCGCCTCGCGTACGAGGTGGCCCGCCTGACCCCGGCGATCGCGGCCGAGGGCAAGCGCGTCCGGGCCTACGTCCAGAACCACACCCCCGCCGCGGCTTGACGCTCCGAGCTAACTCGGCTAGACTCACCTTACCAGCCGGAACGAGGAGGGCACCGTGACCGAGACCACCGCCACCGCGAAGGTCGTCCACAACTGCAACCCCCGACAGCCGGGCAAGCCGCTCCCCTTCGGGAAGCGCGACCCCAGGGGCGAGTGCCCGCGGTGCGCGGAGCTCGACGCCGGCGCCGAACCGCGCACGCTCGGATGGGTCGAGGCCAAGAGCCGGCAGGCCGAGTTCGACGCGGACCGCTCCCGCGGCATCGAGGCCCACTTCGCTCCCGGCGGCCCGCACGCGCGCGGCGAGTGCGGCCCCGTCTGCACCGCCTACGACTGGTGATCTTCCGGCCGGACCCTCTCCCGCGGGGCCCGGCCGGTTCCCTGCCCACCCCCTACCAGGAGACCAACATGCCTCACGTGATCGAACCCCTCGCGCTGCCCGCCATGCGGCAGCACACCGGGCTGTACCTCGGCCCGCGCCACGCCAAGCCGGTCACCGACGACGTGATTTTGCAGGTCGCGCAGCGCACCACCGGCGGCGGCGCGTCCATCCTGCTCGACGTCGCCGACGTCTCCCGCGCCGTCTGCTGGCTCGTCGCCGCCACCGGACAGGACCCGAAGGTCGAGGGCTACGGCAGCCGTCGCCAGGCGCCGGGGCCGGTGCTGAACCCGTTCGTCGCCGTCGCCCGCTACGGCGACTACGCGGACGTGCTGACCCTGTACGTCGCCGACGGCGAGGTGGTTGCCAGCGTGCAGCACTTCGCGACCGACTTCGGCAACGCGGGCCCGCAGGGCACCACCCGGCTCACCATCGTGCAGTCCGGGCAGCTGCGCGACTGGCTCGCCGCGTGGCACCTGCACGGCTGGCCGGGTGTCCCCCGCGCCGGCGCCGGCGAGCCGGCGGCGGTGACCCGGTGAGCGCCGGCGGTAAGGCCGAGGCGATGTCACGCTTGGTGACGGCCTACGACCGTGTCGGCGGGTACACGGTGTGGGTGGCGAGTGAGCTCACGCCGCCGGCGCGCCCGGTGTTCGGACCGTGGCCGGCGTGGGTCGGCGCGGCCGCCGAGCTCGCCGAGACGGCGATGCGTCTCGCCGCGACGCGCATCGAGATGAGCGAGACGGACCCGGTTCCTACCGAGACGCTCGCGCCCGTCGTGGTGCTTCTCGACGAGACGGCGCCGTGGGGTCGCGTCTCGCTGGTGCGAGACGCGATGGCCCGCGTCGACGTGAACCTGATCATGGTGAACCGAGACGGTACGGTCAGCACGGGCCCGAGTCGCTTCGCGCCGGCCCGAGACGAAAACGAGACGGAGGAGCCGTGACGCTGCCCGCCCGGAGGGACATCCGCCGTGACCTCGCGGCCGCCGTAACGATCTTGATCGGCCTCACCTTCGCTGTCTGGTCATGCGCCTGGGGCGGCCCGCCGATGATCTTCATGTGGGGCGCGTGGATCATGTTCGCGTGCGCCGCCAAGCTCGGCTTGCACGAACCGACGCCGCCCGCGCGCGACCCCGGGCTGGCCGACCCCGAGGACCCGAACGCGATGCATGTCGAGTCCGTGCGCGGGCCTGACACGACGTAGCGCGCACGCGCCTACTCGCGCGTAGGTACGCGCACGAACGCCCCCGCACTCGTGAGTGCGGGGGCGTTTTCCGTGCGGAAAGGGTTGGGAAAGGATCTACAGGTGGGGGCCCATTTTCCGCCGTTCCGCGGGCCTATGGAAGGCGACGGAACAGGCCCGCGGAACGGCGCGGAAAGCTCGTGGAACGGCGGTCAGTTCGAGCTGGCCAGCACCTCGGTGAGCGCCCACGTCCCCTTGCTCGTGCGCCTCACCCGGCCGGCCTCCTCGTGCTCGGACAGCCGCTCGTATACCCACGACTTCTTGCGCGTGGCGGCCTCGCCCAGCTGTTCGTAGTCGAGCCCGGGCGCGCCCGCTTCGCGCAGCGCGGACAGCAGTGCGGCGCGCGCGTCTTCGTCGCTCAACCGCTCCGGCTCGGCCTTCAACGCGGCCGCGGTGGCGGCTCGACGCGCGTCGTCCTCGGCGAGCTCTTCGGGCGACATGTGCGCCCGGGCGGCCGCCTGGATGTCCTCGATCGTCGCGCTACCGTCCTCGACGAACGGCGGGATCGTCTCGGGTCCCGTCTCGCTCGTCTCGCCGTCGGTGACCTGCGCGTCTCCCTCGGCGTCTCGCCCATCTCGTTCGTCGTCTCGCATCTCGGTGACCTCCTGTCGGTTGGCGTATGCCTCGAGCTTCTCGATCCCGTCTCGGATCGAGTCGGCGTCCATCTCGGGTGTCTCGCCGCGCATCACGTCGGCGATTTGCTTCACGGTGTTGCGCGTGCCGTTCGAGCCATCGCCCACGAACACGATCCGCATCGGGATCCGGTCGAGCTTGTCGCCGTCCTGGTGGTAGCACGTACCCGGCCGCTCCGAGTCGATTTCCTCGGCGTGAACGTCACCCACGGTGATGACGAAGCTCTCGCCAGAGCTGCTCTGCATGCGGAAGCAGAACGCCTGGTCCAGCTGCTCACGGATCTGGCTCGACCCGATCGCGTCGAGGGTGGCGTACTGCGTGGCGATGATCAGCGACACTCCGACGGCGCGACCCTTGCGGGCGATCTCTTCGACCCGGAAAAGGGCCTTCGAGTCCATCTTCCCGAGCAGCGACGCAGCTTCGTCGATCGAGATCGCGAGCCACGGGTGCTCAGGTGAGCCCTCCCAGGACTTCCACCCGTACTTCTTCAGCAGCTGTCCGCGGCGCTCCACGATCTGTTCCGCGGCCTCGATCATCCGCATGGCGGACGCGTAGTCGTTGACGATCCAGTCGAATACGCCCTCCCACGGGCCGAGCTCGGCGCCACCCTTGAGGTCGATGCCCCACTGCACGACGTCGTCGCACAGCGACAGCGTGGTCCAGATCAGGTTCAGCAGGCCGGACTTTCCCGACCCCTTGGTGCCGGCGATCAGCAGGTTGCGCGCGCCCCACCCTGCCTTGAAGATCCGCAGGAACTTCTCGGTGCCGTCGGCCCGGATTCCGACCTTGATCGGGTCGCCGCCGTGCAACGTGCGCAGTCGCGGGCCGTCCTCGGTCGGCTCGATCGGCGGCGCCCACATGATCCCCTTGGCGTGGGGGTCGTTGAGGGTGACTTGCAAGATCACCGAGTGGTTCGAGCGGCCGTCGCGTTCGATCTTGAGCGAGTTGTGCGGCAGGTCCAGTGCACCCTCGATCTCGTGCTCGATCTTCTCGACCTTCTTGATCGAGTGCATGCCCGGCTGCCACGACAGCTTGCCGACCCAGCCCACCGCGGTGTGCGTGATTCCGACCAGGCGGGTGTCGCCGAGGCCGATCCGCGCGCCACGTACCGGCCAGTGTCGAATCAGGCCCTCGAGGTTCACGCGGGTGCGCTTGACCTGGTCCATCCAGTGTGGAATTGCCAGCACGATCGTGCCGGAAGCGAGTAGGCCCAGCGCCCACAGCCAGCCCTTGCCGGTGGAGAGTGTTGCGGCCCAGATGATCCAGCCGTTGATCGAGGTCATGATGGCGAGCCAGTGCAGCCGGCGCCATCCCTCGGGCACCCGGGTGACCACCCAGGCGGTCACTCCGAGGGTCCACGAGACCATGCAGATGGCCAGCAGCAACGTCTCGATGGTGATGTTGGCGAGGATGCCCATGATCAGCACGGGCACCGCGAGGTACACCGGCGCGAGGCCGATGCGGTGCATCCGCAGCCACTCGACGAGGCCGTACGATTCGACCTCCTCGACGGCCGGGGCAGAGGTCTTGCGCTTGCCCATGCTCATCTCCTTTACGGGCAGGGCCCGGCCGAGGAGTCCCCGGCCGGGCGCGTCGTGTTTTTCCTGGTCAGCTGCGTGCCGGCGCGATCGCCGGCGCGGTGAGCATGCCGCGCAGGTACGGCCAGTAGTACGTTTCGAAGTCCGCGATCACGGTGGTCAGACCGCGCGCGGTCTGCGCCATGCCTTCGCGAGCCATCCGCATCCCGGGTCGCGTGATCGACATGTCGATGTTGCAACCGCGCTGCGGACCACCCGGTCGATTCAGGGTGCGCTCTGCCGTGTCGAGCGCCTCGGCGCCGACGACGAACGCGCGCTCGAGTCCGACGATCCAGGCGCGGAGTTCGTCGAGGGTCCACGGCTTGTCCGCTCGAGGCTTGAGCTCACCCCACGCGAGCAGCGCCTGTTGCACATTGCGTGCCTCACCGCAGTCGGTCATCGCCTTTTCTCCAATCCTGACGAGCTGGTCACTGTGGGCCTTGATGTAGTCCTCGGCCTTGAACCGGCGCCGGCGGTGGCCGGGGCGGTGTCGCCCGGCCGGCGTGCGCCGGCGGCCGCGGCGTCCGTGCGCCGGCGGCAGGACGCGTACGGTGCCTGCCGTCGCCTTCGTCGTGCCGGGGGCGAGCAGGGCCTGCTCGCCCGAGCCGGTCGCCAGTGACGCCTCGCCTTCGTGCTCGGCGAGCCAATGCGCGTTCAGCGCCTCGGCGTTGGCGTAGGTCTTGTCGCAGCACTGGAACTTCGAGCCCCACCCTGCTGGGCGTCGCTTGCGCGGCGAGGTCGCTGCCTGGGCCGCACGCCGGGCGCGGGCCCGCTTCGCAGCTTTGGCCGCTTTCGTGGCAATGCGCACTGAGCCGGCGGTCGTCGCCCCTGCGCCGACCGCCACCCACGCCACAGCGCGGGTGATCTTCATCTTCTTGGGGATCCGGTGCACGAACTTCTTGCGCGCCTTCCACCGGTCCTTGGTGGTCTTCTGCTTCTTGGTCTTGGGCGTCTTGCCCGGCTTCAACGACGCCGGCAGCTTCGCCGGCTTGGCGCCCACGGTGCCGGTTGCCGTCGCGGCCGCGACCTCCGCCGCCCGGCGTTGGGCCCGGGTCTGCTTGACCTCTCCGGTCTGGGCGAGCATGCGCAGGGCCTCGCGCGCCTGCTCTTCGCGACCAACCTCATGGCGCAAGCTTCGCTTGGCGCCGGTACCCAGATCAGCGTCGGCGGGCCTGTTGGTGTCAGCGTTTCGTCGACGTTGCCGCGCGGTTCGCTCGTCCCTGCGCAGGGTCCCGTCCCCGAGTCGCTCAGGCTGGCTCACTGTGCGATCGCCTCCTTGGTCTCCTGCTGCTGCGCGAGCCACGTCGCGCGCACCTTCCGGCCGAGCGTCGGCCGGGTGCCGAGGTACTGCGCACCGAACCGGTCCAGTTCGGCGCCGGTGGTGTCTCCGTGCTCGTCGAGGTAGCGCAGCATCGCGTCACGGGGGCGGCTACGCAGGTCGTCGGTGAGCCATGCCGGCGCGCCGGCGACAGGCAAGGCCTCGCCTTCGCCGGAGAGGACTCGCAGCGACGTCCCCGTAGCGGGCGCCGCGTCCGGCTCGACCGCTACCGGGGGGGCGGGGACGTCGCTGCTGGGAACCCCCGACGCTGCTGGTGACGGCACAGCAGCGGCGGGGGCGGCCTTGCGAGCGCGCTTGATGCGCGGCTTCACGTCGAGGCGGACCAGCTTCAGGATCAGTTCGTACGCGAACGCGAACGCGGCGGCCGGCCACATGTTGATCACCTGTCCGGCGGCGTCCGCCGCGGGTGCGGAGAAGTTCGCTACCAGGGAAATCGCGAGCGCGACCACGATCGCTACAACGGCGAGCGCGGGGACCTTTTCGCCGTTGCGGCGGGCCTGCACGACCACGATCGAGGCAACCACCATGAGTGCGTCGACGGACAGCGGAGTGAGCCACGAGAGCCACTCGGTTCCGGTGGCCGCGTGGTGGGCAGCGAGCTCCCGCATGTGCACGTAGCTGGCCGTGGCTGCCACGCCGGCGACCAGGCCACCGAAGCCAAGACCGGCGTTCCGGACGCTTGCGCTGGTGCTCGACATGCCCACTCTTCCTGTCGATTTGTCGACTGGTCAGTAGCTACGGTTTGTACGTACCACTATGCAACTGGTGCACCCAGTTGTAAAGTGGTAGCCACCAGTGGATCGGAAGGGAATACGAACTTGACCAAGAAACAGGACGTAGCGGACGCCCTTCTCGAGGCGATCACCGCTGGTCAGCTGCGTCCTGGCCATAGGTTGCCCTCGGAGCGAGAGCTGGCCGACAAGCACAGCGCCAGTCGCGAGGCCGTGCGCGGCGCGCTGCACCTGCTCGCCGAGACCGGCCACGTCTACGCCGAACACGGATCCGGCTGGTATGTCCGCGACCTCGAGCCGCTGCGTTACCCGCTGCACACCATCGACGCCGGCCGAGCCAGCGCCACCGCCGACGTCTGGGACAAGTTCGTGCTCGGACTGGGGCGCACCGCAGGCAGTGAGCTCATCGTCAACCCGAGCGTCATCCCGCCCGAACGCATCCGCGCGAAGCTGGGACTCGAGTACGGCGAACCCGCGGTCGAGCGGCGCCGCGTCCGGCTCGTCGACCGCGAGCCGTGGATGATCTCGACCGGGTGGTGGCCGCGGTGGATCGCCAAGGGCACGGACATCGAGAAGCCGCACCAATGCTCCCCGCTGAAGATCGCCGGACAGCTGGGCCATGGGCAGTTCAAGAGCGAAAACGAGATCGCTTCACGGATGCCGTTCGGCTCCGAAGTCGAGGTGCTCAAGACCGGGCGCGGCGTCCCGGTGATGGACATGCTCACCACCGGATGGGACGAGGGCGGCCGCGCAATCCGCTGCACGTCCGATGTCTTCCCTGCCCACCGGTTCCTGCTGGTTTTCCAACACGACTGGAGCGACGGAAGATGACCGCCACCATGACCAACCCGGCCGCCGAGAAGAGCCTGCATGTCGAGGCTGTCGACAGCGAGATGATCGAATACGCGCTGGGCCCGCTCGACGCCGCTGCGCGCTGGCTCGCCGACTGCGGGATCGAACAGTGGCCCATGTCGTTCACCGAGTCGCCCAAGCGCACCGACTGGCTCAAGGAACAGGCCGACCTCGGCAACGTCCTCGTGTGGTTCGCGCTCGGCACCAATCCGGTCGCCACCCTCACGCTGACCCCGTGGCAGGACCCCGACTTCGCCGCTGGCTGGCCGCAACGGGACGCGTTCGCGCAGTATGTTGCCCGGTTCGCCGTCGCGTCGCTCGGCCGGCGGTTGCTGCCCGGTCTCGGCGCGCGCATGCTCGATCACGCCGCCACGATCGCTGCGCAGCGTGGCGCCCGGGTCTTGCGTCTGGACTGCGCGAAGCGCAACGACCGGCTCCAGCGCTACTACCTGGACCACGGGTTCGAGCACGTCGGCACTGTGGAAGTCCCGGGCCGCAAGTCCGGCGCGCTGTTCGAAAGGGTCATCCCATGAACATCAACTGGAAGTTCTGGATCGGCCTCGCTATCACGGCGCTGATCCTGTACGCGGTGATCAAGTACCCCGAGACATCCGCCGCCAACGTGCACACCGGACTGAACAAGGCCGGTGACGGCGCTGACCACATCGGCACCTTCCTCGGCGGCCTGTTCAAATAGCCCGCTCCACCCGAACGCCGAGGTCCCCCGCGTGGTGACCTCGGCGTTCTGTCGTTCCCGGCTACCCTCGGCACGTGATCGTGACGGAGGTGGCGAAGCGTGGCCAAGCGTGAGTTCCTGCCCGCATTGCGCGGCCTCGCCGCCGCCGTGTGGGGCAGTGGCGCCGTGGAGTCCAAGGACCTCGCGCAGCGGGTGCGCGCATCCTCGGCCGGCTACCAAACCCCTGGTCAGCCCTACGTCGATAACTGGAACGTCCGCCGCGCCACGAAGGAAGCCTACGAGGGAAACCCGCTGGTCTACCGGGCCATCGAGGTCATCTGCCAGCAGGCGATCGCCCAGCGGATCATTATCCGCCGCGGTGACCCGGAGGAAGGCCCGATCGTCCGCCCCGGCAACGACCCAAGTCGCCTGCTCTACGTGCTCAACCGCCGGGCGAACCCGTGGGAAACCGCGCTGATCTTCCGGCATCGGCTGGTCGCGCAGTTCCTGCTCTCTTCGCGCGGCGTCTTCATCGAGGTCATCCGCACGCGCTCGGGCAAGATCGGCATCCTCAACCTCCTCGACCCGGACCTGTGCGCGAACATCCCGGTCGAAAAGCGCGATCCCGTCACCAACGAGGTCCTCGAGTCCGACCCGATTGGCGTGGTGGAAGTCCAGGTCCCCGGAGGCGGGTACGACTACCTGCCCCGGTTCAACCCGCACGCCACCGCTGAGAACCAGCCGGCTTCCGTCCTGTGGATCCGCTCACCGCACCCGCTCGTGCTCTGGCGGGGCATGTCCCCCGTTCAGGCGGCTGGCCTGCCGATCGACCTCGACCGTTACGCCCGGATTTACAACCGCCGGTTCCTCCAGAACGACGGCCGGCCCGGCGGGCTGATCTCGATCAAAGGCACCGTCGACAAGGGCACGATGGAGCGGATCCAAGCCCAGTTCAACGGCGGCCCCGAGTCGGCCGGCCGGACCACCGTCGTCGAGGGTGACTCGGTCAGCTACGCCGACACCTCCGGCAGCCCCCGGGACATGCTGTGGGGTGAGCTGTCGAACGCCACCCGCAAGGACATTGCGATGACCTTCGGTACGCCCGAGTCGGTGCTGGGAGACGCGTCCGGGCGCACGTTCGACAACGCGGATGCCGAGTGGGAGATCTTTTGGGAGGGGCGAATGAAGCCCCTGCTGGGCACGTTGGACGATCAACTCGACGTGCTTACTGGCGGGTACGACGACGACTTCTACCTGCGTCACGACCTGTCCAAAGTGTACGTTTTGGGTCGTCACCAGCGCGCCGAAGAAGATCGCGCCGTTGCCGACTACGACAAGGGCATCCGCACCATCGACGAAGTTCGGGACGTCAAGAGGCTGAGGACGTACGACATCCCCGCTACCCGTGTGCTCTGGCTCGCCGGCGGCAAAATCCCCGTCGGGCAGGACGAGGCCGACACCGAAGCGGCCGCCGCGCTCCAGACTGCCGGCATCGGACAACCGGCCAACGCCGGCGCCGAAGCGCAGGCCGGCGCCGCGGTTGGGTCGGCGCTCGGCGCTCGGATCTCTGCCAACGACAACGACGCCCGCGTCCTGCGCGTGCAGTCTTCGCGCGCGGACCTCGAGCCGGCCCTGGGCACCAAGGCGCTGCCCGCGGAGGATCCGGAGGGTGAGCAGAGCCGCGCGCGAGCCGTACGCACCCCTGAGTGGCGATGACCTGCCGGTCTACGACCCGGCCAATGTCACCATTCGGGAGGCCGCGCCGACGCCGGCGCCCGGTCCGAGGCGCGACGTCCTTGTGGCCATGTCCGAGCAGCAGGCCCAGCGCGCCGAGGACCAGATGCTCGGCGTGCTCAACGACTGGCTCGAGCGCTTCCAGGCGAAGGTCACTGCGACCTTGAACGGTCCACGCGCCCGCAGGGGCACGAAATGGTGGGCACCCTCCGGTGCGATCGAACACAAGCTCATGCCGGTGCACGTCGAGACGAAGACGCGCGCGCTGGACGCGCCCTACATCGTGCCCGAAAAGTTGGTGGACGAAGCCGCCACCGCGGTCCGCCCGGTTGCCCTGCGAATCGCCCTCGACGCCGGCGCGGACACCGCCGGCCGGCTCGGCATCCTGCCCGAGGACCGTCGCGGCGACGGCATGTTCGCCGTTGATCAGCTCGCCCTCGAGGATGCAGTGGACCAGGCCGTGAGCCGCATCCTGAGCACCATCGAGGCGCACGTGATCGAGGTTCGCAAGGAGATCCTCAAGGCCGATTCCTCTGCCGAATCGCTGGACGAAGTGCTCGACCTGATCGAGGCCGCGCACCAGCGCGGCGGAAACTGGATCCGCATGACCGGTCGAACACTGTCCAACGCCTTGCGCAACGAGGCCGCCTTGCGCACCGCGCAGGCCCTCGGCGTCACGCACATGCAATGGCTGTCCCGGCGGGACGGCCGCGTCCGGTTGACCCACGTCCGGGCCGATGGCCAGGTGCGCCGGATCGACGACGAGTTCGACGTGGGCGCCTGGCGGCTGCGTTTCCCCGGCGACCCGAAAGACCTCCCGGCCAGCTGGGCGGAGGTGGCGGGGTGCCGCTGCTCGCCGCTGTTCCGGGCCCCGGACGCCAAGGTGACCGAGGCCGTGCGGCTGCTCAACGACCAGGCGGCCGGCGGCGATCCCAAGGCTGTTCGCCGGCTGCTCGCGGCGGCTGCCTCTGCGCCCGAAGTGCCGGTGCCGGCCGACGCACCGCCGGCGCCGTGGGCCTCGCAGGTCGTGCTCGCTGAGCCGATCGTGGCCTACCGGGCGCTCGAATCTGTCATCGACGCCGTGCCCGGGCAGTGGCTCGCGTTCGCCGGTGCGCTGTCGCTCGGCCTGGCCGCGCCGGCGGCGTTCAGCGCCGCATCCCCGATGCTGGCCGTTGCGCTGCCCGCGGGCGCGATCGTGGTCGTGGTCGGTGGATCGGTGGTGCTTCCCGAGGGGACAGCGATCGAGGTGGTCGGCACGACGCCGGAGGCGACCCTGACCCGGTTGGCCTGAAACGCCGACCGGCCCCGTCCATCTCGGGGGAGTGGACAGGGCCGGTCAGGCGTCAGTACAAAATCGAACGGCTGGACGCTACCGCAGCGCCCCCCATGGTCACAATCCCTCGCGCGCCTCCCCGGCCGCGGCGTTCCCGCCTGCGACGATGTCGCCCATGGCAGAAGAGCAGACCGGCGGCATGATCGCCCTCATCCCGCGCGCGCAGGATGCCGCCGCGCTGGTCGTTCCGGGCGGGGAAACCGCTGACGAGATGCACCTGACGTTGACCTTCCTCGGGGATGACATCAGCGGGTGGGACGCCGGCCAGATCGCGGCAGCCGCCGGCGCCGCCGGCTCGGCCGCGGCGCAGCTTGCCGCCATCACCGCACGCGTCATGGGGCATGCGGTGTTCAACCCCGACGGTCACGCCGATCGCGAGCCGTGTGCGGTGTACCTGGTCGGGGACTCGAACGTTCTCGCGCCGCTGCGCAACGCGCTGGTGCCCTACGCCGACCACGAGCAGCATGAGCCGTACCTGCCGCACATCACCGCCGGCTTCGGCGTGCCGGTCGGCAAGCTGACCTTCACCGGCCCTGTCGTGTTCGATCGCGTGCGGGTGGCGATCGGTCCGCAGGTCCTGGACTTCCCACTCGGCGACGCGGAGGAGATCAAGCGGATCATGGCCGAATTCGAGACCGAGACCAAGGGCAATATGCCACCCCAGTTCGCGGCCAACGCGGCGAAGAAGAAGGGCGCCGGGAAGTCCGACGACAAGGGCGGTACCGACGATAAGGGCATCAACAACATCGGTGACCTCGCAGCCGCGGTGAAGCGATACAAGGCAGCCAAGCCCGAGGCGCAGGCCGAGCTGTGGCCGAAGCTGAGCGCGGCTGCGAAGAAGCTCAAGGCCACCAAGATGATCGCCGGTCTCGCGCCCAAGGGCGGCGCCGGGAAGTCCGACAACAGCGACGAAAAAGCCTTGTTCGAGGCTGTCGCGCTCGAGTTCAAAGTCACCAGCGAAGACCCTCGCGCGATCAAGATGCGCCGGTGGTGGGCGATGTCGGCCAAGGCGCGCGCGATGTGGAAGCCCGGCGTTCCGGGCGACTTCAAGCGTCTGGTGCGGGCGCTCAAGGAGCACACGAGCATGCCTACTCGGATGATCAAGGGCTTCGCCGCGAACGTGCATCACCTCGCTCTCGGCGCATGGCCAGGACGCGAAGGACGCAAGGAGGCTTTCGACTGGCTCGACATGATCGAAACCAAGGCCGCGCACGAAGGGGAAATGGTGGACGGTCGCGCATTGCTGGAGCAGTACAAGGCGATTCGGTCCCAGCTGGACGCGGCCATCGATGATGACGAGGACGGCGACACCGAGGCATCCGGTGACATCGCCGATGTGGGGGCGGGCGATGACGGAGTTTCGCCCGAAGAGGTCTATGACGAGGCGATGGACCTGGACATCGACTGGGCGCTGGAGGGCGATGGCAGCTTGTCGGGCGGCCCGGACGAGGAGCTTGACTCTCCGAGTGAACCCGGAGAGAATAGCGAGGCCGACGAGGATGACGACGCCGAGCTGGAGGAGCTCGAAAGCCTCTTCAACGCCGGCGCGTCCAGGTAGCGCCACCTTCGTTCGACCATACGATCAACGCCGCCAGGCAGCAGAGAGGGACGCCCGTCATGACCGTGCCCGCAGGGCTGGAGTACAAGACCGCCGGCACGCTCACGCCGGAGATCCCGCCGGCGCTCGCGGGGCCGAAGCACGAGGGCATCGTCACCGCCATCGTCGCGGTTACCGGCGTCAAGGACGATGTCGACGACGTCATCATTCCCGGCGCGTTCAAGCGGACTCTTGCCGAGCGACGACCCAAGGTCTGCCTCGGACATGACTGGAATCGTCCCATCGGCAAGACCCTGGACATCAAGGAGCTGATGCCGGGCGACCCTGACCTGCCGAAGACCACGGGGGAGGGGCAGCCGTGGCCGGTCGAGGCCGGTGCCGTCATCGCGCGTTCGCAGTACAACATGGACACCGAGGACGGCCGGAAAGCCTTCCAGGATGCCATGTTCTACGGCGAGCAGGAGTGCTATCAGTCCATCGGGTACCGTGTCCCGCCGGAAGGTAAGAAGTTCAAGGGCGGCGTGCGCTATATCCATGACCTCGACCTCTTCGAGTACGGGCCTGTACTGCACCCGGCGAACCGGCTCGCCACGATCCAGTCCACGAAGGACGACGGCGGAGCTCGCGAGGACAACGCCGTCAAGCCAGCCGAGATCAAGGCGCGAAAGTACGTCAAGGATTCCGCGTACTGGGGCTTGCCCGTCGGAACTTTGATCACGCCCGGCATGAAGCCGCGCGGTCGGACTGCGCTCGCCGAACGACGAGCAGGCAAGACTCCCGACCGCAACGCCGGTGTTGCTACCGAGCCGCTCAAGCCTTCGCCCGCGACCGGGAAGCCGCGGTCGGTGCCGCACAAGCCCGAGAAGGCGAAGGAAGAGCGCGACTCGGCCGGCCTCTTCCCCGAGCCGGACGCGCCCGAGGGTGCACGGGTCAAGCCGTCCGACCCGCAGGGCCTCGACGCCGAGCACGTGCAGGATCTCGTCGAGAACGAAGCCGGCGAGCAGGACCACGTCGCGCGCGATCACGCGTTCAACGGCCTGATCGATGAGGGCATCACCCCGGCCGAGCTCGAAGAGGACTTGCGCGCCTCCGAGCACTGGCCTGACGAGATGCCCGAAGAGGACCGGCAGGCCCGGATCGACGACGTCGTCAACGACTATCGCCGGCAGTACCGCCGTGAAGCTGCGCGCCAGGCCAGCAACCCCGAACCGCGCGAGCAGCACCCCGATGACGACAACCTCGCCGTCGAGAAGGAAGAGGCCGAAGGAACCGCGAAGCCCGAACTCGAGCCGGATGCCAAGCGCGACATCACTACGCTGACGCCCGAGGAGCTCGACAAATACATGGAGGTGGCCCGAAAGGGTTCGCTGTCCAACGTCGGGGACAAGCAGCGTCGGTACCAGGACGTGTACGCCAAGGCGCAAGCGGAAAAGCTGCGCCGCGCTGACGTCGAGCGCCGGTCCGTGCCTGCGCATCCGCTTGACCCCAAGGCGTACGCCGAAGCCACCCGCGCCGTCGAGGCGCGACGCGGCCGCGTCGCCGACGTGCAGCGACGCAACCAGGAAATCAGCAAGACCAACGCGCAGATTGACGCGTCCGAAGAGGTTGCGACGAACGCGCCCGAGACGATGAAGAAGCTTCCGGCTGGTGCCGGGAAGAAGGTGTCGAAGGCAGGCAACGGCCGAGTCGCTTTCCGTGGGAAGGGCACAGCGAACTGGGCCATCGTGTCCGCCGATGGCCGAGCCATCGTGTCGCCGCTGAACTTCGAGAGTGAGGGACGCGGGAACGTCAAGCTGTCCGGCCCGCAGCTGGATGAACTTGCCGATCGGATCGTCGGCATCACCAACTCGAAGGGCGACCGCGCACCGTTCACTGACCCCGACTCTGAGAAGTGGGTGCCCGGCTTCCGCGACTCCGATGGGCGCAGCCTCGAGCAAGCAGTGTCCAAAGTGGTCGCCGACTACGCGAACGAGCGCGGCCTGAAGTCGGGCACGCGCACGCGCATCGGTGCGGACTCCGTCCCATGGGGCCACAAACAGGGTGAACACGGCGTGGTCAACGCCGAAGGGTTCCACCCGCAGGAGCGGATTCAAGACGTCGGTATCGGCGACCAGGTGAAGCTCCGCAACGGTGATGTCAAGACGATCGCGAAGAAGGAGGAAGCCACCGGCTCGCAGCGGGACCGCTACGGTGTCGACGTTTTCACGCTCACGTTCGACGACGGTACGACCGAGAAGTTCAGCACCGGCCAACGGTTCGACACCAAGTACAGCGACGAGAACAACCCCGACGCCGAAGGCCGACTCAACGACCCGGGCATGGGGTACACCAGCGACTCGAACCTGGGCAGCAAGCGGGACAAGCTGCGTCCGACGTTCAAGGGCGACGGCGACGTGCCCGCGGGGACCCGGTTCATCTACACCCCGGATCGCGCCGACGGCGACAACCGCCCCCGTGTCGGCACCGTCACCGACCGCGTGATGAACGCCAACGGGCACGAATTTCAGGTCGTCGAGTACGACGATGGAACTTTCGATGGCGTCAACGTCTCGAAGCTCGCGGCCGACGGCAAGATCAAACTCAAGCCGACGCCCGAAGACGAGGCCGATGCCCGAGCGCAGTGGGGTGTCGGTGACGGTGCAACAGAAACCGGTTCCGACTTGGGAGAAGGCGAGTCGGACACCGAGGATGTTGGAGCGTCCGAGGGCGACGGCACGCCACCCGAGGGTGAGCCGGCCGACGACACCGCGCCCGAGGGCGATCAGCCACCCGCGGCCGATGACGACGAAGCCGCCCGGGTCGCCAAGCTCGGCGCCGAAGACAATCCTGACCGCACCCCGATCGCCGGCCTGGCGAACCAACTCACCGGCCAGGCGAAGCCGGACGTCTCCGACGTCAGCACCGAGGACCTGAACGCGCTGGACCAGGAGTTCGCCCGGCGCGCCGACCTGCTCGGCAAGCCCGGCGCCGTCACCCGTGCACACCAGGCGGTCAAGGACGAACTGACCACTCGGACCGACACCGGTGCCGAACCGGCCCCAGAGCCGGACGGTGGGCTCGGCGCCGACGAAGCGGTGATCAGCCGCGCTGAAGTCGATGACGCCCAGCGCATCGCCGACGAAATCCTGGGTGTCACCGAGGGGCCCGACGGCGAGCTGGAAGCCGACCCCGACGTAGCCGACCGGCAGGATCGCGTGGAAGCCCTGCTCGATCAGGCCGAATCCGGCGCACTCGACCTCGAGTCCGCCAGTGACGATGTCGTGACCGGACAGCGGCGGGACCTGGTCGAGGAGCTGCGGTTCCAGAACGCTGTCGCTCGGCGTGACAGCCGACAGCGGCAGATCACCCGGGCCGATGAAGGCGGCCGACAGCCCCGCGCCGAAGGCGACACTGAGCCGGATGCCGGCACGGAGGCGGAGGGCACCGGACCCGCGCCTGAGTCGAAGGCGCGTCCGGGCGTCGCCGGCGCGGCCGAGGACCTCGCCGATGCGCTCGATGACAACGACCAGCAGGCCGCCGCCGCCGCGGTCGCTCGGCTCGAGTCCTCGGTGCGTCGTTCCCGTTCCGATTCCGAGCACCTCGCTCCCCTGCGCGAAGCTCTCGCCGGCGACGGCGGGATCCAGGCCGCGCTCGACGCCGGCACGATCACTCCCGCAACGCTGCGCGACTTCGCGAAGAACCTGCGCGACGAACGCCGGCAACAGGCCAACACTCGAGCCCGCGCCCGACGCACGGTCAAGCGGCTCGAGCGTGAGCGGTTGCGCGGCCTGATCGGCGCCTACGACACCGAGCTGCGCCGGCGCAACCTCGAGCCCGAGAACTTCGGCGGCCTGGTGCCTGCCATCGACGAGGGCGCCGGCCGGCCCGAGGTGACCGGGGATGCCGACCTGCCGGAGGGCACTGAAGCCGGCGAGCTGGATGTCAGCAATGCTGAGACCGGCCCGAGCGGCGAGCGAGCCTCCCGGCTGGTCGCCGAGCCGTGGCGGGTCGTCAACTCGGACGATGCCGCGATGAACGGCGGCGACGCCACCTCGGCGGCCACCCGGAAGGCCGCCGCCGCCGCGTTCGCCGAGGTGGCCGACAAGTATGCGCCGGTCCTGCGAGAGGCCACGCCCGAGCAGCTCGCCGCCGCCGAGGCGAAGCTGGACAAGCGGGGCGCCGACGTCCGCAGTGAAGCGATGGTGATCGCCCTGCTGCTGCCCCGCGGGACGCAGCGAGACGCCTTCATGGCCGACATGCGTACCGCAATGGGCAACTACCAGACCAATCTCGCAGCCCTACAGGCTCGCGCCGACCGCGGCGAAGTCAGCCTCGACCCGGCGCCCGAGCTGGGTTCGATCGCGCCCGGGCGCGTCGGGTGGGGCGGCCGGCTCAATGCGCTGGCACCTCGCCAGCGAGCAGACCGGCCGGCCGGTACGCCGCCGTTCAGCACGGTCTCGCAGGTCAAGAGCAACCTCAAGTCGCTGACCGCGCCCGCCGGATCGAGCGACTTCGAGCAGAAGACGTTCACCGAGGGCCGTGACCAGTTGATTCGCGAGATCGACGCCGCCGGCAACGACGTCTTCCTCTCCCCTGGTGGTGGGCTGCTCGCTTTCCGGGCCACCACCCGCGACGGCAAGCGCTGGTTCTTGATCCATACCCAGAGCGGGCAGTCCATCCCGTCGCTGTTCAACTTCGACGGTCGACAGACCGCCCTCACTCCGGCCACCGGACGCGGTGTGGAAGCTCAACGCTACGACCTCGACGGGCCGGCCATGCGTCGACTGATGACCGCGTTCGAGACCATGCAGGATCCGCGCGGCCGGCAAGTCGACTTCACCGAGTCGGATCCGGATCGGTTCGCGCAGAACTTGGTCGGGTGGCGAGACTTCTCCGCTGACGGAACCGTGCGCCCGGCCTTTGTGGATGGACGCCCTCGCTACAACGATTCGATGGAAGGGGCCGCCATTCTCGAGGCGGTCCGCGATGACATGCGCCGCTACGGCACCACCTCCGCAGTGCACCGTGCGACACAGATGGTGGCAGGCGGCACCGAGTACACCGGCGTCAACGGACGCAGCCCGCAGCAGTACCGGCAACTGATGAACGAGCAGTTTCCGTTCGCGTTGCAGGACTTTAACTACGGGCGCAAGCGAGTGCGCGGCATCGGCCCATCCGAAGACCGCACGCCGGGGGAGCTGAAGAGCGACAAGGACACCGCCGCCGCGATCGATCAGGCACGCGCACTGATCCAGACCGGTAACCCCGTCGAGGCAGTGTCGGTGTTACGTGCCCGCGCGGCTGAGCTCAAGGACACCGACGGCGAGCGCGGTGGTCGGTTCGGCTCGCAGCGGCTCGAGGGCCTGGCCAACCAGACCGCCGACCTGTTCTCGCCGGCGCAGTCCGATATGGACCGTCTGATCGGCGCGCAACAGAATGACGTCATCGCGGTGGCCAGCACCGACGACGAGCCTCCGATGTTGTTCCGGCTCACCGTCGAACCGCGGCTCGTGCTCACCCGCAATGACGGCACCCGGCTTTACCAGGCCAGCGTCACCAGCGACCGCATGGGTGACCAGGACGTCACCATCGACACCGCCGATCAGTACGGCGTGCGCATTGGCGATCGGTCCGCCACCCGCGAGCAGACCAACCTCGGTCAGTCCGGAATCAACCAGTGGGCGGTGTACCGCGCCGAGGAAGGGCAGGGCGCGCCGGTGGACAACACGCAGATCTTGCGCGATTCGAAGCGCACCCTGCGCGAGTTCGACCGGTCGGCCGGGTTCGGCGACGGTGAAGACGAGGGCGATCAGGGTGGTGGCGGGGGAGGGCCAGACCAGGGGCCCGACGGCGGCCCCGATGAGACCGGCGGTGAACGACCGGTGGCCGCCGAGGGAAAAGCGATCACCGTCGACCAGGCCAAGATCGGCGACCTGGTCGCCATCCCGTCCGGACAGGATGAGCCGCCGTTCGTCGGGCACGTCATGGGCAAGAACGTCCTCGAGGACACCCGGGCGCTGCTCGTGCTGGGCCCGCAGGGCGATGTCCGCACCTACCCGCTGGACGCCAGCGGGGTCATTCACCGGATCGAGCTCACCGACCAGGACGTCCTCGACCGGTTGCCCGACTTCGAGAACTCGCCACGCATCACCGTCGGGGAGGCCTACCAGGTTTTCCCTTCGCTGGCCGATGGCACTCCGGTGCGCATCACGACCGGCATCGGAGAGGACTACCGCGCGCTGGCCGCGGGGGTGATCACTATCGGACCCGACGGCCCGATGTTGCGCACCGGCGACGGCCGGCTGCTCTCGGCGAACGCCCTGATCGACGATGCCAAGGTGCACGCCGCACGTGTCGAGATGGTCGCCGATCCAGGCGACTTCACCGGTGAAGAAGACCGCTACATCAACGGCGAAAAGTCCGTGCAGGTAGCGGCCGGCGATCGAGTTCAGGCGTTCATCGAGATGGAGGACCCCAGCGCCGACGGGGGCGTGCGCACCCGGTGGGCCAACGGATGGGTCGAGCAGGTGGATCAGAGCGGCAGCGGGGAGACTCTCGGCGCGCTGGTGCGCCTGCCCTCGGGTGCGGCGGTTCGAGTGCAGTTCACTGACGGCAAAACCAGTCGTCTACGTCGCAAGGGCGGCCCGACGAAGCGGACCCTGGCCGCGGTCAATGCGGCCAGTCCGACCGCGCGGGGGATCCAGAAGCCCGACCCGCAGCTGAGCGGTGGCGTGCAAGCGGTGTCGATGTCCACGATGCTGCTCGGATTGAACGCTTTGGACGGCACTGATCACCTGTTGGACAACGAGGCCGCACCATCGGAACGGCTGCGTGAACTCGCCGACCTTCTCGAGCACGATCAGCCTGATCTCTCGCCGAACGGCGGGGCGACGCTCTATCACAACGAGGTCCCCGTCTCGCCGCGCCTGATCCGGTTCTTCGCCGGCCGGCCGCCGACTTCCGGGGACGAGGAATTGCCTCCCGAGGCACGCGACGCCGCGGTGGCGTTCTCGCGCGCGTTCGCCGTTCGGTCGTTGCGCGCGGCCGCCGACTCGATTGCCCAGTTCGAGCAGATCGAGGAGCCGGACCCGGAGCGTCGGAAGGAACGGCTCGAGAACGTCCTGCGCACGACAATGACCAGTCGTTCACTGGCCAACCGTGCCGTCACCGAGATCAACGCCGCCTACGGAGAAGCGATCGCCAAGGCCGGCGAAACGAACGCCGTCGACGACAACGCGCCTGCCGAGGGCCTGCGCCGGCGCGTCACCGACGGCGCCGCGCGCGCCGCGCAGACGACGTTCGACAACACCGTTTTGGCCATGGTCAACTCCGGACAGACGGACCTGAGTCCGGTTCAGATTCGCGCCGTGGTCGAGCGGACGATGGACGACCCCAAGGTGGGCGGTCACCTGGCCGGATTCAACGACGCGACCGCCGGCGACACCGAGGCCTCGAGCAAACTGCGTTCGACGATCGCCGAGGCCGTCGCAAAGGACGTCCTCGAGGCGCAGCAGGGTGGCAAGCTCAAGAGCGAGTGGGACGCGATCATCCAAGAGCGCTCCACCGGCGACGTCGCACCGGCCCCGCAGGCTCACGCCGCGGTGGCGAGCGTCGTCGCGGCCGAGCTCGAGCGGGCCGACGTGCTTTCGAAGGTCGATCCGAGCCAGCCCTACACCGAGCGGATCGCCGCACTACGAGCTCAGTTGCCCGCCAAGGGGCAGGTCGGGAAGCGGGGCTCGACGGTCTACCGGCTCACTGGCGACGTGCTCGACGGCAAGCTGGAGCTCGTTGCCGAGCAGGCCTACCTCGACGACATTGCGCCCGACGGGGGGCCCGGTCGCGAAGCAATGCGACACCTGGCCGTCCTGCGGGCCCTCGGCCAGGAAATCCAGGCCGAGTCCCGCCGGCGACTCGACGAGAAGATCGCCGGCGACTCGGACACGCAATTCCGGCGCAGGCGGCTCGAGGAGATCCGGACGGAGCTGGCCGGCATGCCCACCGAAGCGGAGCTCAAGGCCCGCATCGACGCGGCGCTACAGGCCGAAGCGAGCCAGGAAGACGGCTCGCTCACCGCAAGCCAGATCGGGGCGATGCGTGTCGCCCTCATCCGCGGGTTCGGTGCGGTGGAGAAGTTCGCCGGCGACCGTAGCTACGGCCGCGCCGGCGCGAAGATGACGGCGGTGGCCCAGCGGGTCCAGGAGAAACTCGGCTCGGACATCGCGGCCGCTCGCAAGGTCCGTGACCAGCGGGAAGAGCTGCTCGATTCTCGGCGCCGGATCAAGGCCGCGCAGGACAAGTTCGAGGCGCCGCTACTGGCTCAGACTCGCCGTGAAGCCCTCGCCGGTGTGCGCGATCTGGGCAAGCCGGGCGACGCGCGGTTCGAGCTCGGCGAGACCGGCACGATGACGGCGGAAAAGACGAAGGGGTACATGGACTGGGTGGCCCAGCACTACCCGGCCGAGTGGCTCCCCCACGCCGGCGAGGTCACGATCACGCAGCAGACTGGCCGCGGGTTCTACAGTGACTTCAACGATCGCATCGAAGTGTCGAACGTCTACGACCAGCCTCGGTTCGCCAACGCCGTCGGCGGGCCGTACGGCCAGGTGTTCATCCACGAGTACGGGCACCGGATGGAGAAGAAGATCCCCGGTCTACTGCACGCCGAGTGGCTGTTCCACTGGGACCGGACCAGCACCGGCGCGGTCGGCTCGCGCGAACGCGAAGGCACCCAATGGGTGGGCGACCTCGTGCCCGGCGGTGGGTACGGCCAGGATGAGTTCACGATGCCGGACGACTTCGTCCACGCCTACTCGGGGAAGGTGTACGGCAATGCCGACCTGAATACCCCTGCGTGGGAGGTCTTCACGATGGGGATGGAGTCGCTGTTCGCCGGCTCGACACACCTGGACAATGACTACGAAAACTGGATGCTGGGCGTCCTGGCGGGAGTTTGATCATGATCTGGGTCATGGGCACCGACAGCGATGGCGTCGCTTACGAAGTGGCCATCGGTCGCGACGGCGGGGGCACCCTGGTCGACAACATCACCGGCGAGCACCTGCCGGCGGACATGTACCCCGCGGTCTACGGCGGGGGCGTGGCAGGAACAGAGATCATCTGCTCGGACCTGACGGCCGCCGACGGGGAGGCGGTGCTGCTCACCCCCACCGGCCCCACGGTTCCGCTGTCGGCTGACGACCCTCGTTCGGTGGTGCTGTGGCTCATGGCGAACACGACCGTGAGCACGATCGCCGGCGACCTGAGTCCGATCCAGGTGACGCCGGAAGTGGTCGGCGACCGGACACCGGACGCCGTGTTCTGATCCTCTTCGGCGCGTCGCCACGGCGACAAGTCGACAAATCATTAGCCTCTCGCGTGAGAGACGCTTGGTACTGACCGGCGCCCCTCGTGCGCGCTTGGTGCTGACCGGCGCGAAGTAGTCAGCCCGTGATCAAGCACGCACAGAGGAGAGGGCCAATGCCCGGTATCGCTACCCGGATCGAAGAGCTTCAGAAGGAAGGCGCCGCGCTCAAGACCAAGATGGACGAGGTCTTCGAGAACGGTTACAAGTCGACCGACGACGGCGCGGTCCTCGACCCGAAGATGGTCAAGGAGTTCCGCGCGATGAACGAGCGCGCGACCGCCATCGTCAAGGAGATCAACGAGTACAAGGGCGGGTACAACGCCCTGGCCGCGCTCGCCGGCAAGAACGCCGGTGACGGTGACGACGAACTCGCCGCCCTCCCGCTGGCCGCCCGCGGTCTGCTGCTGCCCCCGGGTGCCGGCCAGTTCAAGAGCGTGGGCACGCGCTTCCTCGAGTCCAAGGAGTTCAAGAACCGCCAGCCGAACGGCAACACCGCGAGCTTCGAGCTCGAGCACGACATCGTCGGCGGCGGCGTCGAGCGCAAGGATCTCTACAGCGCGACCGGCGGCACCCTGACGCACCTGGCGTTCGGCCACGTCGACCGCGAGCCGCTGGTGCAGCGGCCCTACCGCAGCGGTCGTGTGCGCGACCTGTTCCCGGTGGCCAACACCACCGCGAACCTGATCGAGTATCTGCGGGTCCTGGGCTACCTCAACGGTGCGAACAACGCCGGCATGGTGCCGGAGCGGACCAGCGACAACTCGAACTTCGGCCTCAAGCCCCACACCGAGCTCCAGTTCCAGCCGGCGCAGGCACCGATCCGCACGATCGCCCACTGGGAAGTCGCGCACCGCAACACCCTCGACGACGAACCCCAGCTCCAGTCCATCATCGACACCGAGCTGCTCTACGGCCTCCGGCTGATGGAAGACGCGCAGCTGCTCAACGGTGACGGCAACGGCGAGAACATCCTGGGCATCCTGCGCACCCCCGGCATCCAGGAGTACCCGGGCGCCGGCCTGGGCTACGGCCAGACCGGTACGCCGGTGCAGGCGAAGGACACCCGGATCGACGCGGTGCGTCGCGCTGCGACCCGGATCATGCTCGCCTACTACGAGCCGACCGGTGTCGTCTGCCACCCGTTCGACTGGGAAGCGATGGAGCTGACCAAGGACGCGAACGGCAACTACATCGTCACGTCCAACGTCCAGATCGGCGCCGAGCAGCGGATCTGGCGGATGCCCGTCGTCGCCACCCCGGCGATCGACGAGGGTACGGCGCTGACCGGCGCGTTCGGTCTCGGCGCGAAGGTCTACGACCGGCAGCGCTCGAACATCCGGATCGCCGAGCAGCACGGCGACCTGTTCGTTCGCAACGCCGTGGTCGTGCTGGCCGAAGAGCGCGTCGGCCTCACCGTGAGCCGGCCGGAGTCCTTCATCAAGATCGACTTCGACTCGGCTGTGGCGACCCCGGCGGCCCCGGCGGTCTGATCGGAGAACCCGCGTACGGGCCCCGTGGCGCTTGCCACGGGGCCCCCGCGTGGCTCCCCGGCCCCCTGACCGGGCGGACTTAGGGTGATCGCATGACCGAGACCACCGAGGGCGACGGCGTCGCCCACCTCAAGAACCGACGCAAGAATCCGCCGCCCGCGCAACGCCGGCGACCGGCCGTACTGGTCGCCGCCGGCAAGGCCACCTCGACCGGCTCGCCGATCGCCGACGCGATGTCCCGGCGCGAGACGCTGCTGTTCGACCCGGGCGAGATTCAGCCCGTCGTGCCCGGCTCGGTGCTGGGCACCGGCGCCAAGCTGGACGACCTCTACGACGTCGCCGAGTGCGACTTCACCGAGCTGATCGTGCCCGACGGTTGCCGCACCGCGACGGCGATCAAGCGCTGGAACAAGAGCGACTTGGTACGCAAAGACATCTACGCCGCGTGGCGGAAGGCCTACGGATCCGAGGCCGGAGACGGGAAGACCGGGACGGAATGACGGAACCGGGCTGGGACGACGAAGAAGAGATCAACAGCATCGTCACACCGGCGAGGCTGAACCGCTTCATGTCCAGCCCGCGGTGGACGGACGAGCAGTGGCTGGCCAGCGTCGACGTGCTCGAGGGCCTCGAAAGCCAGCTGGCCGGCAAGCTCAACACCTACATCAAGCCCGTGCCCTACGCCGAGACGGTGACCATCCTCGGCTCCGGCCAGCTGAACACCTCCCATCCGGTCGCCGAGGCGACGAAGATCGACACCACGGTGGTGGTCGGCGGCGTGCTTCCGAGCGGATGGACGCTGCGCGAACACCGGCTCTACAGCCCGCCGCCGTCTCCGCTGCTCGGCCAGCCGTTCAGCCTCTCGCAGTGGAGCACCGGCTACGGCGAGACGGCTCGAGTCGCGGGCGTCGGCACAGCCACCGTCGAGTACCTGGCCGGGTGGGGCAACGTGCCCGCCCTGCGCCTGGCGCTGCTGAAGAAAGCTCGGATCGTCTTCCGCAACCAGCACGACGACAGCGTGCGCGTGTCCGATCTGGACGCCGAGAACCTGCCGGAACCCGGCGAGGAGGAGTGGACCGAGGCCGAACTGAAGGACCTCGAGCGCTTCCGCAACCTCGTCGCGTGGCGGTGAGCCATGAAGGTCACTTTCACCGCGCGCGGGTTCGACAAGGCTCGCCACGATCTGCATGCGATGCGGGAACGGGTGCAGGATGTCCGGCCGGCCTGGGATGTGGTGCTGACCTGGTGGGCCGAGCGAAACGTGACGAATTTTCGTAACGCCGGGAAGCGGTGGCGTGCAGCGTGGAAACCGCTCGCGCCGGCCACGCTGGGGGAGAAGCTCCGGCTCGGTTACCCGCCGGACATCCTGGTGCGCTCCGGCGACCTGCGCAAAAGCCTCACGATCCGTCCGCTGGGCGTCGAGATGCTGCGTCCGCACGACGTCGAGGCCGGCACGGATGTCGACTACGCCGGCTTTCACCAGCGCGGGACGAAACGGATGCCACGGCGTCTGCTGGTCAACGCCCGGGCAGTCCAGCAGGAAGGCGTGGTCACCGCCGCTTTGATCAACTGGATCGTCTCCGGCAAGCAGAGCACCCGCAGTCGCAAGATCGAGAGGGTGAACTGACCGTGAAAGGTGCCGACGGCGTCCGCGACCAGATCGCCGCGCTGCTCCAGTTCGAAGTCGCCCGGAAGGTCCCGCTGCTGCGCACCGCGTGGGACCTGACCGCTACCTCGATGCCCGAGATCGAACAGCTCGTGTCCGGTGAGCCACCGGACAGCGTGCTCGATTCCAGCGGCAATACGTGGGTCAACGTGATCAACCCGCGCTTCCTGAAGACGCAGCGGGTCGATATCCAGCGCGGACTCCCGGTCTACCTCACCCGTTACTCGTGCCGCATCTACGTCTGGGCCAAGGCCGACAGCTGGGCCGACGTCCGTGCTGCGCGCGACCATCTCGCCGCGGCCTGCCGGCTCGCGCTCTTCGAATATCCGAACCTCACCCCGGGCGCCCGCGGGGACACCGGGTACCGACTGCACGAGAACACCTACACCGAGGAGTTCGGCGAGCCGTTCCGGGTGCGCAACTCGAAGGGCAACCGGGCGTGGGCCGGCGCGGTGCTCGCCATCGACGCCGATGTGCAGGAAACCCTCGAGGACGGATCGACCCGGCCACCGATCGGGGAGCTGGAGAACCCGCAGAACACGATCACCGTGACCGCCGCGGCCGCCGGCCCCGGCCAACCACTGCCAGGAGAGGACTGATTGATCATGCCCGGAACCCAGCGCAAGAAGACCGACACCGTCGCCCCCGAGCCGGACCCGGAGGAAAGCAGCTCGGCCCCGCAGGTCAAGCCGGAGGCCGACACCGCCTCGAAGTCGGACGAATCGGCCAAGCACACCCTCCTCAACCCGGGTAACACGACGATCACCTACACCGAGGATGGCCAGCAGCTCGACCCGGGCAAGACCGTCAACGTCGACGAACTCGACGACGTCGCCAAGGCCGCGATCGAGCGCGGCTACCTGATCGAGAAGTAGGCCGATCCCGGCGCGCCGACCCGGTCGGACGCGGGCTCGGTGACATCATTCGCACTGGTAGCGCGCGGCGCGCGACACCCGATGAGGAGAGGACCAGCACATGCCCGGAGTGTCCGTCACCACCGGCACGATCTCGGGCCCGAGCGCGCCAGCTCGTGCCCCGTCCAGCACATACTTCGCGGCCGGCCTCACCGAGCGGGGGCCCATCACCCCGCCGACCGTGCGCAACGCCATCTACAGCTTCAACCAGTTCGTCGCCACCTACGGCGCCCGGCCCTCCTTCGGCACCGCGTGGGACGACATCAAGACGTTCTTCGAGGAGGGCGGCACCCGGCTGTACTTCCAGCGGATCGTCGGCCCCGCGGCCGCCGCCGGAACTCTCGGCTCGGCGCTCGCCGACCGGGCCACCACTCCGGACGACACGCTGACCGTGGCCGCGGCAAGCCCTGGGGCCTGGTCCTCGCGCGTCAGCTTGAACGTGGTCGACGGTCCGACGGCCGCGACCTACCGGATCCAGGTGATGCTCGACGGGGCGGTGGTCGAGGACTTCACGAACCTCTCCAGCCCGCAGAACGGCATCTCGAAGATCAACGCGACATCGCAGTTCATCCGGCTGGCCGACGCCGGCTCGACCACCGCGGCGCCGAACAACAACCCGAAGGCCACCACGACGCCGGTCACGATCGCCGCCGGCACCGACGACCGGGCCTCGATCAACACCGCGAGCTACATCGCCGCGCTGGACAAGTTCAGCGACGGCCTCGGCGACGGAATCGTGGCACTGCCCGGCATCGGCCCCTCCGTGCACACCGCGCTGATCGCTCACGCTGACGCCCACAACCGAGTCGCCGCGCTGGCCGGTGCCCGGGGTGACGACAAGGCGACGATGGCCAGTTACGCGGCCTCGATCGACGCCAAGCGGGCCGGCTACTTCGCGCCGTGGGTGCAGATCCAGGACGGGTTCGGCGGTGTGCGGGCCATCTCGCCCGAGGGCTTCGTGGCTGCCTGCCGAGCTCGAGCGCACGAACGGGTCGGCCCCTGGAAGGCCGCCGCCGGCGAGACCGGCAAGGCCCGGTTCCTGGTCGGCCCCGATCAGGTGTTCACCCCGGCGGAGGCGAACGACCTCGACGGCTCGAAGGTCAACATCATCCGGATCCTCGCCGGAGCGACCCGGCTCTACGGGTGGCGATCGCTCGCGGCCGACGTCGACAACTGGGGCATGCTCACCGGCGCGGACGTGATCAACCGGATCGTCGTCGAGGCGGCCGCGCAGATGGAGCCGTACGTGTTCGACGTGATCGACTCTTCCGGGCACCTGCTCGCCTCGGTCACCGGCACGTTGACCGGCATCGTGCAGCCCATGGCCTCCGCCGGCGGGCTGTTCGCCGGCCGCGACCCCGCCGGGGACATCGTGGACCCCGGCTACAAGGTCACCGCCGACGACACGAACAACCCCGTGCAGTCGTTGGCGCTCAACCAGATTCTCGGTGCGGTCGGCGTGCGTGTCTCGCCGACCGCGGCGATGGTGTTCATCCAGGTGTCCAAGGCCGGCGTCACGGCCTCGCTGTAAGAAAGGAGGTGCGCACCAAATGACCGTTTCCGCACAGCGGCAGGCGTTGATCAAGGTCGACGGCATCGACGGGTTCTTCGCGCAGAAGACCGGCGGTGAGGTCGGATCCGACACGAACAAGGCCTGGAACGGCGGCGAACGCAAGCCGCAGGTCGTGGCCGCGCCACCGGAGACCGGCGACGTCGTGGTCACCCGGCCCTACGACGCCGAGCTGCACCAGGACCTGATCGAGCGGCTCGCGAAGATGGTGGGCATGTGGGAGACCACACTGTCGATCACCCCGACGCACACCGACCTGACGGCGGTGAAGGCGACCCCGACGGTGCACCCGAACGCGCTGCTGACCAACCTCCGTCGGCCGGAGTGGGACGCGTCCTCGGGCGACGTCTCCGACTGGGAGCTGACGTTCGCCGTCCCTGAATAGACCCCTGCCGGGCGCGGCGGAGCGGTCATGGAGCTTCCCTCCCACGGGTGTGCTCCGTGGCCGCCCCGCCGCGCCCGGCCCGTACAACACCCGTGGGAAGGAACACCCTCATGACCGAATTCGATGGGTCCACCGCCGGCGCAGGCACGCTGCCCGGCTACCCAACCGGGACGCCCCCGTACGTGTCGACCGGCCCGCAGCACGAGCTCGAGGAGGAACCGGCCGCGCCGGTGTCCTCGTTGGACATGCTCGTCAAGGCCGTCGCCGAGCGGGACGCGGCACAGGACACCGGCCACGTGCGCATCCCCATTCCGGGGCTGGACGGTGTGCGCATGGTGTGCCGCATCGACTTCCCGTATCCGGAGTGGGAGAAGTGGCAGACGCTCGCCATTCCGAAGGAGAAGCGGCGCAAGCCCGAACCGATGGACATGCGGCAGAACGTCCTCATGACATTGGCGCTGAACAACACCTGCGAGTACCTCGAGTTCAAAACCGGGGAGACATGGGCGCCCATCACCGGGTCGAACGGCGCGCCGATGGAGTACGCCGGCGATGAGATGCTGCGCAAGTTCAACGTGATGGACAAGGTGTCGCTCCTGCGGGCGCTGTTCGGTGGCAAGGACGGGCACATCCTGCGGGCCGGCCGGCGAGTCGTCGCGGCGGCCGGCTACAGCGACGAGGCCGAGGAACGCGAGGCGCTCGCCGAGGACGAGGCCGAGTCGGACCCTTTGGGCTGAACGCGCTCTCCGGCGCTCCACCGCGGTCGACGCGGGCCGAGCGGTTCGCCGAGCGGATCGAGTGGCTCTCGCACCACCGCACGGTGGTGACGATCGCCCGGGTGGCGAAGATGTTCGGGATGGACCCGGTGGCCGTGCTGCAAGACGGCGGCGACGAGACCATCCTGCACATCAGGCTCGCGGCCTACGCGGTTGCGGCTCGAGATGAGGAAGAGCAAGCCCGGAAGATGAAGTCGAAAGGGAAGTCGTGAGCGCTATCGAATGGTGCTTTGCCATCGCGCTGGGCCTGGTGATCGTTTACTGCATCACGCCATGGGACAAGTACGGCGCCTTGCGGATCACGCTCGCCGTCCTGGCTGCGGTCGCGCTGCTGATCGGAGTGCTGATCGGCACCGGGGTCATCCCGACGGCGAGGTAAGCTGTCGGCAATGGCTCGCCAGGGTCCATGATCACAACGAAGCCCCCAGGTCTCCCCTGGGGGCTTCGTTGTATCACCGATGGAACCTTCCCCGCGTCCCGCAGGACGACAGTACGAGCATAGCCGACGTGAGCCGGCTTGTCTAGCCGAGCTATCGACAAGTCGACCCGGCCGCCCGCGCGCCTCCCGGCCGGCCGCACACCAGCCCGCGATGATCGCTGTGACCTGCGTACCCATGAGGAGGTGAGCGGTGCCCGACGGCAGCGAGGAAGCGCGGATCAAGGCCTCCGTCGACGACGATATGTCGGCGGCTCTGGCCCGGATCGAACAGCGCATCCGCAGTGTCGAGGACGCCGTGGACGACCTCGGGCACGCCGGCGAGAAGGCCGGCGCCGAGGGTGGCGCCGGGTTTGACCAGCTCGGCGACAAGGTCGCCGGCGCCGGCCGGAAAGCGACCAAAGCCAAGAGGCCGATCGGCGAAGCCGGTGACGAGGCCGTCAAATCCGGGCTCAAGGCCGAGGTCGCCTCGAAGCAGTTCGACGACCTCGGCAAGAAGTTCCGGAAGGTCGGGAAGGAGGGCGGCGGCCTCTCCACGATCTTCAAGGTGTTCAAGCTCGCCGGCATCATCACCGGGGCATTCGCCCTCGCCGGCGGCCTGTCGGCCATCGGCGCCGGCGGAGCGATCGCCGTCGGCGGGCTCGCGCCGGTCGTGGGTGTCGTCGCCGGTGCGCTTCCGATCTTCGCCGCGGCGAAGCTATCGATGCTGCTGTTCAAGCTCGCAGCCGACCAGCTCGAGCCATCGCTGACCCGGATCAAGAACCAGTTCACCGAGCTGGGCCCGGTCATCGCCCGCGGCGGCCTACAGTCCGGGCTGGACTACTTCGCGAACTCGCTGGAGAAGCTCGCCAAAGTCACCGGGCGCGGGCTCGCCGGCCTCGGCGGGGAACTCGGCCTGGCCGCCCGCAATGCCGGTGACATCGCGAAGTCCTCGCCGTTCCTGGCTCAGGTGTCGCGGATCTTCGAGGGCCTGCGCCCCATCCTGCGGTTCGTGCTCGCCGGCCTGCTCTCGATCGCACAGGCGGTGCTCAACGTCACCGAGGCAGCGATACCGGCCGCGCAGGACATGGCGAAGATGTTCGCCAACATCGCCGAGGACCTGCGCAAGTGGACCGCCGAGCAACTCGCCAACGGCAAGATGACGCAGTTCATCACGAACGCGTGGACGCTGTTCGTGCGGATCATCGGTGTGGTCGTTGACGTCGTGGTCGGGCTCTACAACATCTTCCGCGTCGCGGCCGGCTTCTCCGGCGAGTTCGGCCAGTCCATCCATGATCTTGCGTGGGAGTTCCGCCTGTGGACCGCGTCAGCAGAGGGACAAGCGCGGATTACGAAGTACTTCCAGGACTCGCTCCCCGCGCTGCGCGAGATGGGCAAGCTGATCGGCTTCGTTGTCGGAGGACTCGCCGGCCTGGGGGCCAACCAGAACGTCGCACCGCTGCTGGCACAGATCAACTCCGAGTTGTTGCCCGCCTTGGCTTTGCTGGTGAACAAGCTCGCCGGCGCGGGTGGCCTCGGCCCGACACTGATCGATGTAGCCACGCAGCTTGCGACCCTCTTCGCCGGACTGGACTTCTCCGGGCTCGGCGCGTTCGTGATGGCCATCAACGGGCTCCTGCACGCCCTGGTGTGGCTTCAGCAGAACGTGCCCGGCGCCAACTTCGTGATCTCCTCGCTGCTGTTCACCATGCTGGGGTTCAAGCTGATGGGCCCGGTGTTCGACACGATCGGCCGGGGGGCGCAGGCGTTCGGCTGGATGAAGGCTGCGCTCACCGCGACCGAGGGCCTGTCGGTCGGGCAGAAGATTTTCGGTGGCGCACTGAAGTGGGTGGGCGGGCTACTCTCCAGCCTCGGCAGCGTCGTGATGAACGTCGTGGTGCCCGCCCTGCGCATGATCGCTATCGCCGGCGTCGGGGCCCTGCGCACGCTCTCAACGGCGCTGTTCACCACCCCCGTCGGCTGGATCATCTTGGCGATCATCGCCATCGTCGCGGCCATCTATCTACTGTGGACCAAGTGCGCGTGGTTCCGCGATGCCGTGAAGGCCGTGTGGGAAGCGATCAAGACGGCGGCGATGGCGGTATGGAACGCGATCAAGATCGCCATCACAGCCGTGGTCGACGCCGTCGTGGCAGCGTGGAACTGGGCCGGCAACCTCGTGATGACAGTGTGGAATGCACTGAAAACCGCGTGGCAGGCGACCGTCGATTTCGTCGTCATGGTAGCAATGTGGATCTGGGATCACGGCCTTAAGCAAGTGCTTAGCGTCATCGCTACCGGCTTCAATATCGCATTCTCGATCGTCAAGTTCATCGTGCAGACGGTGATCTTCTTCATTGCATTGCAGATCAAGCTCATCGCAACGGCCGCGGAATTTGTCTGGAGCATCATCGTCGCCGTGTTCAAGTGGGGCGTCGGAATTGCCATGACGGTGTTTCAGGCAATGACAGACGCCCTCGCGGCTGCCTGGAACTGGCTATGGACAACGATCATCAAGCCGGTGATCGACCTTTTCGTGACCGCCTGGAACAACACGGTCACGACGCTGACGCAGGCCTGGAATTTGCTCACCGGCATCATTGCAGCCGGTTGGAATTGGCTCTGGACGACGATCATCAAGCCGGTCATCGACTTCTTCGTGTGGGCTTGGAATACCGCGGTCACCGGAATTCAGACCGCGGCTAGTTGGTTGTGGGATGGGATCACCGCGCGCGTCCAGGCATTCTGGAATTGGATTTCTCCATTCTTCACTTGGATCGGAAATGTCGGCTCGGCCGCGTGGCGGATAATTTCGGACACCGCGTCGACGATCTGGGATGCCGTCAGCGGCGTGTGGAACAAGGTAACCGGCTTCCTTGGCGGCGTGTTCGACAGACTCAAGAGCGCCGGCACCGGCGTGTGGGACGCGATCAAGAGCGCTGCGAGCGCCGTCGGTGATGCGATCCAAGGCGTCTGGAACGGCATCGTCAGCACCGTCAAGGGCGTCTGGAACTTCATCGCCCGCGGCTGGAACTCGATACCCGGCGTGACGATCCCCGACTGGGTCCCGATGATCGGCGGCAAAACTTTCTCACTTCCGAAGCTGCCCATGCTGTGGCGTGGTGGTGACGTCGCCGGCGGTGGGCCGGCGATCGTCGGCGAGCACGGACCCGAACCGCTGGTGGTCAACGGTCGCTACGCCGGCATGGTCGGCCAGGGTGGACCCGAGGTGGCCAACATCCCCAAGGGTGGGTACGTCGTGCCCAACCTGAGTACCCTGTCCGCGCTGCCCGGCTTGGCCAAGACCATTCCATCCGGCGTCGCCCGTGCGGTGGCGGCCAGTGTGCCCGGCTACGCTGCCCCCTCCGGCGGTGGCGCTTCCACTGCCGCGCTCGCTCGCGAGGTACGTCACCTTGCCGCCGCCATCGCCGAACGCACCCCGCCCATCGTGGCGAACAGCTCCGACACCGCGGCCGAGGTCCTCGCCGCACTCAAGCAACGTGACCGCGAGAAGGAACTCAGCGGCAAGTACCACTATGGGAGTAACTGATGGCCAGCTACGGGAGTCTCGGCGTCATCCGGGACCGCGTGTCCGGCCTGAACTTCGGCGGCCGTGTCGGCGAACGCATGTACCTGGTCACCGAAGACGGCAGGGTCAGCTACTCGTTTCACCTTGCTCCGCGCGAGATCGACTACGGCGGGTTCAATCAGGACTGGGTCGAGACCGACCGGTCCGGGAACACGCCGCTGCTGCTGCGCAAGGGCGACAACCTCGACACCATGGCGTTCACGTTCATGATGGTCGAGACGCGCAACCGCGACTTCGTCGAGATGACCGAGTCGATCCTTGCGCTCAAAGCTGTAGCGAAGTCCAGGCTTCGCGTGCTGGTGTCGTATTCCCGGCTCGAGGCCGGCCTGTGGCGCATCACCGACGCCTCGGCATCGTCGGTTCTGCGTCATCCCGATCCGGAGAACAACGAGCCGATCCAGGCCACCGCAACGGTCAAGTTGACCCGCGCTTCCGATCCGGCAGTGGCGATCGGCCCGGTGTCAGGTGGGACACAGCCGGCGCCCTCCGCTCCGAAGCCGGCGCCCCCGCGCACCTACACCGTCCGCAAGGGCGATTGCCTGTGGAACATTGCGCAGCGGTACTACGGGAAGGGCACTTTGTGGCCGCGGATCTTCGATGCGAATCGCTCGAAGATCAAGGATCCACATTGGATTTACCCGGGGCAGGTGTTCGTCATCCCATGAGCGACAACGAAAACCCGACCGAAGACCGCCGAGTGGACCTCGGTCACGGCGTCTTCTACTCGAAGTGCATGTGGCACGGCTCGTGGGTGGCCATCCACGAGTGGCACAGGTGCGCCTCCCGCGTCGTGCCTGGAATCTACGGTGATGGCACGACGGCCGGCTGGATCCCGTTCAACATCGCCGCCGCTGACGAGGTCACGACCGGGATCGGACCGCGCTGGGAGGTCGTTCAGTTCGAGCCGCTCACCCTGTCGCCGTCGCTGCAATGCCGGCTGTGCCCGCATCACGGGTTCATCCGGGAAGACCGCTGGGTTCCGGCATGACGACACTGTCCGCCGCGCAGGTTGCTGCCCTCGTCAAACAGGCCGGATTCCCGCAGAACGTGTGGGTGACCATGGTGGCCGTCTGCCGCCAGGAGTCCGGGTTCGTTGTCGAGGCGAAGAACCCGTCCTCGGCCTCCGGGCTGTTCCAGATTCTCTGGTCCGTGCACAAGCAGTACGACCAACGCAAGCTGCTCTCGGACGCCGCCTACAACACCAAGGCTGCGTATGACATCTACAAGTCTCAGGGGCTCAACGCGTGGGTCGCCTACAGCTCCGGGGCGTACAAGAAGTACCTCAACTTGGCCGAGCAGGGCGTGGCACAAGCCGCAAGCGTCAACGGAAACGCCAGCGTACCCACCGCCGACAGCTCCAGTGGCTCGGGTAGCACGAGTCAGCCGGCGATCACCTACGGGCCGAACGGCCCGCAGATCACCGCGGCCGGTACAGGCGTGGCCCAACGGTCCGACGAAGACATCTCCGGGCCACTGCGAAATTTCTGGATCAGAGGAACGCAGGTACAGGGCGACTTTGCGGATACGATCATCGGCGAGCCGTCGTTCGAGGCCGGAATGGACACCGCGCCGCATGTCGTGTTTACCATCGCCGATCCCGAGGGAAACCTGCTCTATACCCTCGACCAACAGGGCTGGTTCTGGACTCGCGGTGGCCGCGTCCAGTACGAAGACCTGAACCTACGGATGGATGAGATCAAGTTCGAGCCTGGCTCGCACATGACCGGACAGCTGACCGTGACCGCTGTCGATGACATCGTGTTCGGCCTGATGAGCCTGCAAGGGCCGCGCGCGGCTTCGAACATCTCGGCCACCGAATGGATTGCCCAGGAGCTCGCCTTGGCCGGCTTCGATCCAGACAGAGTGTTCCTCGGCGAGTCGGTGCCGAGCCAGTCCACGATCGCCCGCGATGAGGAGGACCAGTCCGGCAATAACACCTCGGGCGACGTTCCCTCGGCCTGGACAACCGTTGTGCGCCTGGCAAAAGAGCTGGGTAAGCGAGTATTCATCTCCGGCGGCCGACTGGTGTTCGGGTCGGCGGCGTTCGCGATGCAGTGGGCAGCGGCCGGCACGATGCGCTTGTCCTACCACGGCTACGAGGAGGGGGAGCGATTCCTATCCCTGCCGGCCGCCACGCGGGTGTCGGTTGGCTCGAAGAGCGGCGTCTTGCAAATCGTGGGCAAGATTCCGCTTAACCGAGCCAAGTTCTTCCGCCCCGGGGTCCGGGTATCCATCATCGCCATCCCGAGCGTGGTCGGCTCGAATGAGAAGATGATGATGGTCTCGCATGTGGCGCACTCGATCGGCACCGACACCGACGGAGCCGAGGTTACCCTGCTCGAGCCGATCGACCCGCCCGCGCAGCCGCCGACGTCGCCGACATCCGGCGGAGCGAACAACTCGTCGACCGCGGCCGGCAGCATTTCGGGCAGCGGTGGCGATGGTCAGATCGACCGCTTCGTCTCCCTCGCCCTCCAGCAGGCCGGCAAGACCTACCGGTTCGGCGCTGAAGCCTCACCGAGCGATCCGAACCCCAGGGCGTTCGACTGCTCCGAGTTGGTCGAGTGGTGCGCCGCGCGCGTCGGCATCTCGCCCAAGGTGCCCGACGGCTCGGCCGCGCAGAAAGCCCATTGCAAACCGATCAGTGTGCAGCAAGCCATCAACACGAAGGGGGCCCTGCTGTTCCTGCCCGGACACGTGGCGATCAGCCTGGGCAACGGAAAGACCATCGAAGCGATGAACCCGACCAACGGTGTACGACAGGGGAACGCGGCCGGTCGCTTCAGCTCGGCGGGCCTCATCCCCGGAGCGCAGGGGTACCGCTGATGCCCGACTACGGCTATCTACACCTGGGGAAGGTGGTCAGTCAGGACCCCATCACCGGGGCCTACTACCTCGAGTCGGTGAGCTTGGCCCGTACCCAGAAGTGGGGACCCACGGCATCGTGCGTACCGAACCTGGTCAAGGGGGATCGGGTGATCCTTGGGGCGACTGGCACCAGCCGGGATACCTTGACGATCATCGGGAAGGTGGGAGCCGGGCCGGTCACCATCGACCAGGTTCCGGGACTTCTCGCTGCGCTGCATGACAAAGCCAGCGCGGCCGCGGTCGAGGACCTGGCCGCGCAAGTCGTGGCTCTCGGTTCCGCTGATGACACGTTGACCGGTCGGCTCGATGCCGTCGAGGACCGAGCAACCGCGCTGGAGGGTCGTGTCTCCGTGCTGGAAGACGTGGCCGTATCCGGCGGTGCTTGGTACATCGGCCCGGACGACTACGAGTGCCCGGGCACCGCCTTGCAGGAGTGCGACCGGATGCCCTTCCCCAACCAGCTGTGGAAGGTCGGGAACGACCTCACGCTGGGGTCGGACAGCAAGCACTGGATCTTCAACCGTACCGGGATCTGGCGGCCCAGCTTCCAGCCGCGCTGGACTATCCCGACCCCGGCCGGGGTTGCCGGCGAGGGCACTGATCGGTCGTTCCACATCGGAGTGACCAGCCGGGAGTTCGGGCCGAGTAACTGCGCCTTCGAGACCGGAGTGGCCAACTGGACCCTTTCGCCTGCCGAGGGCGCGATCGCCCCGTCGGCAACGCAGAAACACAGCGGTGCGCAGTCGATGCGGGTCACCCCGACCGGAACTTCGGCCACCGTGGGACCGGTCTCGGACAAGATCGCGGTGGTACCCGGCGAGAAGGTCACCGCCACCACTTGGGTATGGGTCACCGCCGCTGTGACGGGGGACTACTCCTCGGCGGTGAATTGGTACAACGCAAGTGGCACCTACCTGAGCACCAGTTCCACTGCGGTGTCGGTGCCGGCGACCACGTGGACGCCAGTGCTTCAGACCTACGTCGCGCCCGCCGGCGCGGCCTTCGCTGCCCTCGTGCCGCTGCTCAGCGGAACGCCGGCGGCCTCCCAGGTCTTCTACGTCGACGACGTCTCGATCGGCCCGAGCATCCTCGACAGCGCGATGTTCCTGTTCGAGGAGTCCTGGAACGAGGCCAATGCCGGCAACCAGCACAACCAGACGAAGAAGCTCGGCTCCGATCTGCTGCTCGCCGCGGGGGACAGGATGTGCCTTTACCCGTACTGGGGCGGAGCGGGCACCGACCGGCTCGTGTTCCCGGCCAGCTCGAACCGCATGTCGATAACCTACGTCGGCCCACTCCCCTGATCCGCGCGCCTGCCCAGGTGAGAGGCCCTGTCATGACACCATGCCCCCATGCCCCGACTGATCAGCTTCCCGTTCGCGATCGACGCCACCGGCGCGGTCGCCACGGTCGAGCAGAACAGCGACGCCGAGGTGGAACAGCAGCTCGCCGTCGCCATGCTGACCCGCCCGGGCGAGCGCATCGTGGTGCCGAGCTTCGGGGTGGCCGACCCCGCTTTCGACGGCTTCCTGGTCGGCGCGCTCCAGCGACACTGCCTCGACTTCGGGCCGGCTGTTTCGGTGCGCTCGGTCAGCACGGAGGTGCTCGACGACGTCCGACAACGCGACATCATCCAATGGTCTCGAAACGATGACACGGTGGGGGCGAACGGCCAGTGACCAGCCCGAGCATCCAGCCCTCCCCGGACCTGTCCGGGTACGTCGACCTGCGAGTTTTCGACCTGAGTGATCAGGACATCGTCGCCGGCGCCATCGCCGCGCTCCAGCTGAACATGCCCGGCTGGATCCCGCGGGAAGGCAACACCGAGATTCTGATCTTGGAATCTCTCGCGCTGGAGATCGCCGAAGGAATCGTGGCGATCAACCGCCTGCCCGGCGCCGTCGTGCAAGCGTTGCTTCTGCTGGCCGGGGTCGACAAGGACTTCGGCGCGGCGCCGGTCGCGTCGGCGACGTTCACCCTCGGCGACGCCAACGGCTACACCATCCCGGCCGGAACCCGGCTTTACTTGCCGCTCGAAGACGGCTCGACGGTGGCGTTCCTGGTGCAGGTCCCTGGCCTCGAGATCCCCGCCGGTGACGTCACCGGCACATGCGCGATCATCGCCGACACCTTCACCGGCCGCGCCAATGGGACGCCGATCGGCAGTCCGTTGATCATGGCGAGCCCCGTTCCGTTCGTCGAGTCCGTCCAGCTCGCGACCGCGATCGCCGACGGTGCCGACCCCGAAACCGATGACCAGTGGCGCGACCGCGGCGTGGCCCGGTTGTCTCGGCTGTCCGACGCCCTCGTGGTGCCCCGTCACTTCGAGGCCGCCGCGCTCGAGCTGCCCGAGGTCACGCGCGCCGTCGGCATCGACCTGTGGGACCCGCTCGGTGGCGGTGTGCCGGGTGACGACCCCGGGCATATGACGGTGGCCGTCCTCGGCGAGAACGGCGCCGCGCTGTCCACTGAAGCCAAGGACGCCATCGAGCAGAGCATGGAGGCTCGCGCGGTCGCGGTGCTCGACGTGCACGTCATTGACGTCTCGATCACCACCGTGGCGCTCACCGCCAGCGTGACCGTGCTCGACGGCTACGACGTCGCGACCACCCTCACCGCGGTGCACGACGCGCTCGTGACCTACGTCGACCCGCTCACCTGGGCCTGGGGCGGCGTCATCCGTCGCAACGAGGTCATCTCGCTGGTCGACCGGGTGCCCGGCGTCGACTACGTCGTGGACATCTCGATCGCCGGCGCGCCCGGGGACTACACGATCGTCGGCCCCGCGGCGCTGCCCAAGGCCGGCGCCGTGACCGTCACGGAGGGGCCGTGACGGATCCCCTCACCTCCGAGCCGATGCCCGGTGACGGCCAGGTGCCGTACCTGACGTTGTTGGTGCAGCGGCTGTGGGGCCGCCTGCCCGAGACCTACCGCACTTTCGACGCGGTGAACCGGACCTGGCCGTTCAAGCGCTACCTCGGCGCGGCCATGGAGCAGGCCGGCGTCATCGACGACACCGTCACCGCGATCGCCGGCGAGAACCCGGTGGGACCGGCGACGCCCGAGCCGTGGTCGCTCGACGGTGACCAGCTCGAGCAGTGGCGGGCGGCCCGGCGCTTTCGGCCCTCGGCCCTCGGTGACCCGGACCAAGCCGATGCGAAGTGGCTGACGTGGCTGGCTCAGCTGGTCGGTGCTCGACTGGACCCGGCGGCGACGGAAGCGGAGAAGCGGAACACGATCAAGTTCGCGACGTCAGGATGGCGGGCCGGCACCCGGCAGGCGATCGCCGACGCCGCGAGGACGGCGCTCACCGGCTCGAAATACGCCGTGGTGATGCCGCACAAGATCCCCGCGGTCGGCGGGGGCGTGACCGACGGGACGATCTGGGACGTCACGATCGTGACGCAGACCGCGGAGACGCCGGACTCGGCCGCGGTGCTCGCCGCGGTGCTGCGCGCCGGGGTGAAGCCGGCCGGCGTGGTGCTGCACGTGGCCGACTACGGCTCGACGTGGGACTTGATCGAGGCCTACTACCCGACGTGGGACGACCTCGAGCTGGCTACCTGGGACGAGATCGAGCAGATCGGACGGGAGTACGCGACCGTGCCCGGCAACATCCTGGTCAACCCCAGCTTCGAGGCCGATCTGACGCACTGGAGCGCCCAGGGCGGGAACTCGACAATCGGGCGGATCGCCGGCGGCCTCGACGGCGTCGCGATGTGCCGGGTCACCACGACCGGGGCCGGCACCGGCGGTATCCAGCACGACGGCGCCGTGTCCTCGGCCGTCACGCCGGGGCCCTACCTGTTCGTGCTGTCGGTGCGCCCGGATCTCGCCCGCAACGCGCAGGTGGTGGCGAACTACTTCGCCGGCGCGACGCCGCTGGGCACGCAGACAGTGGGCCCCTACGCGCTGGTCGCCGACGAGTGGAACCGGGTTGGCGGTTCGTTCACCGCGCCGGCCACCTGTAACAAGATCGTCTTCTACGTGCAGGTCCTCGGCATGGGGTCGGGCGAGCTGTTCGACGTCGA